TTATTTGGAGGATTATAATTCCTCCGCAGATATGGTGAAATTAGTATAATGGTTAGTACGCGAGTTTGTGGCACTCGATGTAGGAGTTCAATTCTCTTATTTCACCCCATATTGCCGTGTGTCCGGGTGGCTGAGGGAGCGGTCTTGAAAACCGTTGGTCGGGTAACTGACTTGTAGGTTCGAATCCTATGCACGGCGCCATTATTTTATTGGAGGTGTGATTATGAAACCGCATCCTTTTATAGAAAAAGAGTTCAAGTATAGAAGAAAGGCTGCTGCAGCTCATTTTATGGGGCATAAAGTCAGAGCTTGGCTATATGATAAGATAGCAGATTACTATGAACAAAGATTTTATATCAAATTTATGTCCTCATAGCTCAGCTGGATAGAGCACTGGTCTACGGAACCAGGTGTCGAGAGTTCAAATCTTTCTGGGGACGCCATTATTTTTATGGGTAATCGGCGAAGATGGCGAGTCGCGGCAGACTGTAAATTTGTTACCTATGGTTGAGGAGGTTCGAATCCTCTGTTACCCACCATATGCCCCTATGATGGAATTGGTAGACATAATAGTCTTAGAAACTATTGTCCATTGGGCGTGTAGGTTCAAGTCCTACTGGGGGCACCATTTTATTATGTCCTGTCAGCTAATTGTAGCCGAACCAATAATAAGGTGATGAAATATATGAAAAATAAGAACGATGCTTTCCCCTCCCGTTTGAGGGAGTTTATAAAGGGAAATCATAAGAAAATTATTGTTTCTATTATTACGGTAATATTTTTTATAGTTTTATTATTCGGTGCAATTCCTGCAACAAGTAGTAAAGAAACAAACTCTCAGCAAACATGGGAGAATGTAGAAGCTAATATTATTGATAATCATAAACAGGAGTTATCAGCGAAAGGTTATGAGAATGTAACTGCTGAACTTAAGTTTGTCATTAAGTTTGAGAGAGAAAATCATATGACTCCTAGAAGAAGGTCTTTAAAAATGGGGGAAACCCTAGAAGATATTATAATAGATTATTATGATTATTACGCAGACTATTATTCTGTTACAATAGATAATACGAGCTATCTATTTAAAACTAAGGCTGAAGCTGACAACTTCTTAGCCAATATAAAAAAATATGATAAGACTACTTATCAAATAAAAACTATCAAGAAATTGGTTGAAAGCGAAAGCAAACAAGAAGATATTGATAAAGCAATATCCACCAAAAAGGCTGCATATGAAAAAGCTCAGGCAGAAGCAGCAGCTAGAGCCAGAGCAAAAGTCGCACAACACAGCTCCTCTTCGGGGTCTACTAATTATAGCGTGGCGGAACTAAAAGCATATGCACATGACTTAGTTATAAATACATATGGCTGGTCAGAGTATGACTTCGATTGTCTAGTTAAATTATGGAATAGAGAATCGGGTTGGAATCCAAATGCCCATAATAAATCGTCTGGGGCTCATGGTATTCCTCAATCATTGCCGGCTAGTAAAATGGCTAGCGAAGGTAGTGATTACTATACAAATGGTCATACTCAAATTAGATGGGGGTTAAAATATATAAAAGGTAGATACGGAACACCATCACAGGCGTGGGCTCATTCGCAAAGAACCGGCTGGTACTAATATGTCCTGCTAGCTCAATTGGATAGAGCAATGCCCTTCTAAGGCATCGGTTCGGGGTTCGATTCCCTGGCAGGACACCATATTTATGAGGAGGCGTATTATGACACCAGAAGATTTAAAAACAACTCCAACTTATCAACTTATAAATATGCTAAATCAAGCCGCTCAAGCAAAAGCACAAGATTTAGTAAATATCGTAGCTTGGGAGTTGGCTGGAAGAATCTGGGTACCAAATGATGAAATAACATTAGAGCAAATGGCAACTGATTTTGGTTATATAAAACCAGAGGAACCTAAACAAAGAAAATTAAAATTATAATAGATAGGGTTTTGAGCAAATGTTACCCCCTGCTGGAGAGTTGATTACTTATGGAACCCAGCGTATAGGTAAAGCCGAAAAAAATATGCAGAGCGGAGAGCTACTTTATTCTCTCGCACACACGCCTGTCGTCTAACGGTTAGGGCGCACGGCTTATATCCGTGTTATCGGGGTTCGAATCCCTGCGGGCGTACCAAGAAATTGTGGTGATTTTATGAATATAGTATTTTTAGATTTTGATGGCGTGGTTGAGACCATCTATTGGGAGAAGTCAGAAGATGGAACCTGGTCATATAATGTCCACAAATATGGACACGAAGAACTGAATAATAAGCAAGCTATTGGATGGCTAAATGAACTATATAATAAAATACCTTATCAAGTTGTTGTTACTAGCACTTGGAGATATAATATGACAGTGAAGCAGCTCCAAGAACTTTTAACTAAGTCTGGTTTTAACCCAGCAATAAAAGTAATAGGTAAAACTCCAAAATTATTTCAACAAAGAGGGCTAGAAATACAACAATGGATAGATGAGAATGGATTTAAGGGTAAGTTTGTTATCATTGATGATGATAGCGATATGTGCCACTTACTGCCATTCTTGGTTAGATGTGACTGTCAACTAGGTTTTACCATCTACGATTATCAAAAAGCATTAAAACTATTAGGAGGTTGATTGTTATGTTGGAAATAAATTATGTTAATTTTTTACAAGATAGAATAGAAATTGGATGGTTAGCTGATATAGGATTTGGTGTTTTAACTATCAATAAAGTAGATAATCATTTTGAGGTTGAAACAGAATGCCTAGGCTCTAACTTTTACAACAAAGTCTTAGAGAAGTTTAAGGAATACTTGCAAGATTTTGGAAAAATAGTAGAATAAAATCTTGAAAATACCCACCTTTTTATATTATAATTATTATAGAAAAAGAAAGAAGTGTGAGTATTATGAAAAGATTAGAACCATTTGAATTACCAGTAGTAAAATTAAGTTATAAACAAAAAGTAATACTTGCAGCTCTTCAAGATGAGTTTCACGGGCATGCTTTTGGTCCACAGATGTTAGAAGAAACAGAGAACGAAACTCTTAAACAATTTTCTATTAGCGAAGTAACATGGCATATGTTGCGTTTGCGTGAATCTGCTTTGGTTACAAGTGAAAAGAAAAATTATCAAGGAAGAGTTCTAAACGAGTATTTTATTAGCGATTACATAAAATTTGGTGTAATAGATATAAAATGACTTGATTTTAGGCTAAAAAATATAGTATAATAGATTTATCAATTAAGAAAAATACTATTTAGTAAGTGCCCTCGGAGGTTTTCGGACCGACCGTGAAAGCTCGACCACCGCGTAGCGACAGTGAGAAAGGCGTTGAACTAAGATTATAACTCTCGCGTAGCTTTGAAATAAGGAAGACGCACGGGGGCCCGAACCCTCCACTCTGATTAAGTTCGGGGTGTGCCAGAGACTGTGGTCAAAATTGGGGGAGTTATATGTAGATGGAATATATCGGGAATGCGAACGGCGAGAAAGTGATACTTTGCTCGTGATATATTCTGGGGTTCGTGATTAACACGGCAGAGGGTTCGCTGCGTAAGCAGACTCATAAGGCTGACCCGTAATAGATTTATTCTATAAAAAGGCACGAGTAGAGAACGTGGCTCTACAGTTTACATGCCGGGTGATTTGCGGTTACATCGCCGTACCGGCTCCAATATTTGCCTGAATAGCACAACGGCTAGTGCAATCGCCTTGTAAGCGATAGGTTCCCCGTTCGAATCGAGGTTCAGGCACCATTTGTGGGAATAGCTCAATTGGTAGAGTCTCTGCCTTCCAAGCAGACTGTTGCGGGTTCAAGTCCCGTTTCCCACTCCAAATTGCCAGATGGTGAAATGGTAACACATCGGACTTTGACTCCGACATTTGTTGGTTCGAACCCAGCTCTGGCAGCCATTATCGGAGAGTAGCGCAACTTGGTAACGCACTTGGTTTGGGACCAAGGGATTGCAGGTTCAAATCCTGTCTCTCCGACCATAGGGGTATAGTTCAAAGGTAGAATAACGGTCTCCAAAACCGCTGATATGAGTTCGAGTCTTATTGCCCCTGCCATTTAAAATAAACGGCACGTCATTCCGGTGAGGTAACTCGGTTTAGCTAACTACTGAAACAGTCCGGAGCGTATATTTAGATAGTTTGAAGTGTATACTAAGTGGTAATCAAGGCGTATGTAGGGAAACCACATAACTGAATTTTGAAGCGAAAGCGCAGCTCTGGTAACGGACTGTAATTCACGGAGAAAGTCTCCTTGACCTAAGATACAAGATTACTAAATAAATAGCCGTTTCTTATATATCTCCTCGCTTAGCTCAGTTGGTTAGAGCACTTGCCTTACAAGCAAGGGGTCCAAGGTTCGAGTCCTTGAGCGAGGACCATGCACTATTATCTCAGTTGGTTAGAGAGCTCGTCTGATACGCGAGAGGTCCTAAGTTCGAGTCTTAGATGGTGCACCATTATGGTTCCATGGTCCAATGGTTATGACACTAGACTGTCACTCTAGAGATAGGAGTTCAATTCTCCTTGGAACCGCCATGGTTCGGTAGCTCAGTTGGTAGAGCAATAATTCTTATCTTAATAATGGCTCTGTAGCTCAGTTGGTAGAGCGTTGGTCTGAAGAACCAAGCGTCCGGAGTTCAATTCTCTGCGGAGCCACCATTAAGAGTGAAAATAGATTTTTTAGTTCAGTCCTACACTAAATAATAGGAGGGATATTATGAAAATCTGTTCTAAATGTGGTAAAGAATTACCACTAGATAAATTTAGTTGGAAAAATAAAGCTAAAGGTATTTATCAAAGTCGTTGTAAGGATTGTCAAAGTAAAATAGATAGGGAGTATTATTTATCTAGTCTAAACCGTAGACAATCTATTAGAGAACGAGCAAAAAAAGATAGAGCAATATGCCGAGATTATATTAAAGAATATAAAGAGCATCATTGCTGTGAAAAATGTGGAGAAGATAGGTATTATCTATTAGATTTTCACCACATAGATAATAATAAAGAAAAAGAGCTAAGCCAAGTAAAGACTTGGGGGATAGCAAGAATACAAAAAGAGATAAATAAATGTGCCGTTTTATGTGCTAACTGTCATAGAGATTTTCATTGGCAAGAAGCAAATAACAGTATTACTTTCCAACAATATATAGATAAGAATTAAGTCGGTGGTTCAATCCCACCCCGGACCACCATTTTAAAGAAAGTTGGTGAACAATATGGGTAAAAGACCTTATTATATATTATTTTATACTACTGAATATGACGGCTATAATACAGAGGTCGTATATGTAGGTTATAATCAAAAGGCAGCTAAAGAAAGATATAAGGCTTTGTATGATTATATATATGAAAGAGATTTTATACAACAAGGTGTAGAGCCAGACCGCATTGAAGGAGAGTTTAGACCAGCTCCTGACAACATGGTTCCAGGTCAACATATTGCCAGTTGGCTTAATGACCAAAACGAAACATATGATGCTGTCCATATTTTATGCTTAAATACAGGGGCATTCAGTGGCGGAGACCATATGCTTCATTTAGAAGAAATGTATAAAATGAACCACCCAAATGCAAAATTTTAAGTTGACTTTTGGAGGGTTTTTATAATATAATATTATTAGTTAAAGAAATAATATAAATAAAAATTAAGGAGGATGCTTAAGATGGCAAAAAGAAAATCAAGTAGTGGAAAAGGTGAAGCACAATTCACTATAACACAATATAACTTAGATAAGAAAGGGAAAACTAACAAGAAATTAAAAAGTAATCCAATGGCATCTAAGTATTTGACTGCTAGAGGAAAAGAACTTAAGGAGGCAGCAGCAGAATATGCTAAAGCACACCCAAAAGGTTCAGGTAAGAAGTATAGAAAACCAGAAGTAATCGCCTCATAATAGGAGGTGAGAGCTATGGCTCTAAATAAAGCAATTAAGTCAGGTAAAGAACATAGGGTTGAATATGGAACAAAAGGTCAACCTTATGCCAAAGCAGTAGACATTCATTGTAGAAATCACGGGGGTCGTAGACACCAATGGCAATGTGAATGGTGCTTAGGTAATAGGACTTATAAAAATAAAGCAAAGGATAAAATTGCTAAAGAAGAAATAAGAAAGTTTAAGATGAAGGGAGAATAACTATGGCTAATATTAACTGGACAGAAGATAGTTTAGAAGAACTATTAGAAAAATCTATTGGAGATATTCGTGAGACGCTAGCTCATGAAGACGCTGATATTGATTTCAAAACATTTTTGGTAGAAAATGGTTGGATTGAATCCGAAGACGAAGACGATGAAGATTACGAGGATGAAGAAGACGACAACTATGATGAAGACGAAGATGATGATTGGGACGACGATGAGGAAGAAGATGAAGAAGATACTCCCAGCGACCTATCATACGAAGAAGAAGAAATCGCTCGTAATATCGCTAGTGATATTGATAATGGTAATTATACTCTTGATACTGTTAGGGCATTTTATGATTACAAAATAATTGATAGAGTAGAAGAACTATTAGACTAGTTAGCAAAATATCGGGGAAGAATTTGGGTTTAATACTTGAATTCTTCCCCTTTTTTATTTTATAATATTTATAGAAAAAAAGAAAAAGTGTTAAATATTTTTCAGGCTTCTTCTACCATAAGGCGGTAGCCAACCTAGGTGATATGAGAGTAATTAACTCATTAAAGGTAGAGGCGGGCTGAAAGGTATTTAGCACAAAAGATTGGAGGGATAGAGATGAGAAAGATAGAGAGAATAGATACTTTCTGTGCAGAGTTGGCTAAAATATGGAAGGAAAATTGTCCTGACTGGAGATTTGGTCAGCTAATGGTTAATGTTTTAAATAGTATGCCAAAAGACCCATTCTTCCCTGAGGAAGATGAAATGTTAGAATATTTCAAAAATTATTTTGCACCAAAGAAAGAAGATAAAGAGTAGTATATTTAATATACTGCTATTAGTAAATTAAGTTCCTCGTGCTCGGGGCCGTTGAGTAGGAATGATTATCCTCAGTAACCGCAAGAAGCTAAAGAGGAAGGTGATAGAGAGAGGACCTTCCCTTAATTTGCTAATAGGAGTATATTAGAAAGGATAAGTGATAAATATGAGTAAAAGTTTATATGATAGAAAGGTTAACCAAAATGTTAAGAAGCTAAATAGACAGCTCCTAAACGATGTTTTTGGGGACAGATTCTGGGCCAGACAAGTTCAAAAGTCTAGAGCTGATGGAATAGAATATTATTTATATGAACTATGCGATAGAGAACAACCTGAAAGGAATACACTAATCCGCGGATGGTTGAACTATTGGGAGATATGCAGCTCTCATAAAATATGGAAAGAAATGAACGACTTCATAATAACTTCTGACTTCTGGTCAAAGTATTGGAAAGCAAAGGAAAAATCTGGTGAATAATTACTTGAATTTATCTCAAATTCTTTGATATAATATATTTGTAAAGAAAGAAGGGGTATAAATGAAATCAAAGTTAATCAAAAGATTACACGAAATTATGCTAGAAATAATCAAGGCTGATGACGCAGAGCTAACTAAGATAGCTATTGAGTTAGCAGACATTGAAAAGAAATTATTAGCATACCAACCTGGAAAGCACTTTACAAACGGCAACTAATAAGTTGTGGCCGTGGTCGCACCCGGCTGATGAGTGGGAAGTCTGTTAGCCACTTAAAGAACAATAAAAAACCGGGCCATAAATTTGGTATAAACACTTGAAATTTGGGTGTTTTATATATTATAATTATATTGTAATAAATGAGAGAAATGATTTATTCTCGTGGTAAGAGTATGTGGGCTCGGCCCAAAGAAAACCCTGAGGAAGAACGGTGCGGGGAGATAACTGGAGCAGCAGCTGGCGAAGGGGAAGGAAACGCACGTGGTAGTGATGGTCGAAAATATCTACCTCCCAAGATTGGGAAGCAAAGGTTGATTGCCAGATTTTATTACAATATACATACATCGCGGAGTAGAGCAGTTTGGTCAGCTCGTTAGGCTCATAACCTAAAGGTCATGGGTTCAAATCCCATCTCCGCAACCATTTGGGGGATTAGTTCAGTTGGGAGAACGCTACACTTGCAATGTAGAGGTCAGGAGTTCGACTCTCCTATCCTCCACCATTTGAATATTATGGAGAAGTGGTTCGCCATTTAAAAGGAACGCAGAGCTTGATGTAGAGCCGTGGCAGCTGACAAGGTACGTTAAGTTGTGTATAGTGCGTCGTAACTTAAGAGCGACTAGGTCTAGGAAACAGAAGAAGCTATGCCCTAGAAGTAGAGCCTGAATGGAAGAGTTCAGGCGCCATGGCGGGTTGGTGAAATGGTTAACACACGTGCCTTTCACGCACGCATTCACGGGTTCGAATCCCGTACTCGTCACCATAAGGGGACGTAACTCAGTAGGTAGAGTACAAAACTTTTAATTTTGGAGTCCAGGGTTCAAATCCCTGCGTCCCCACCATTTGCCTTAGGAGCTCGTTTGGTAGAGCGGGCGGCTGTTAACCGCAAGGTTACAGGTTCGAGTCCTGTCTAAGGCGCCAGTTATGCCTGGGTGGCGGAATTGGTAGACGCAACGGACTTAAAATCCGTTATCTTTCAACAGGTGTGAGGGTTCAAGTCCCTCTCCAGGTACCATTTTATTTGGATAACAGGTAACAAGGAACAAAGTAAAGGTTGATTACCACACTAGATAACAGGCAACAAGCAACCAAATAAAATTTATGTTTCAAAAAACTTGAAATTAAGTAGCATTTAATATTATAATTAAAATGTAATAAATAAAAAAGAAAAAAAATATTTTAAGCCGAGGGCTTGGGAGCATTAACTTCTTTTATCTCAAATGAGAGATTTTCTTCAGGGGGTGATTACCCTATACGGACCATGTCTGTATGTAAGAAAAGGGGAACGACACAATGGCTGTAAGTCAGTGGGAAGTGTCCATGGCTCTGTTAGATAAACGGCTTAACCTTTCGTAATTATTTGGAGGCTGTAGCAATTCTATATGTAGCTACACAGTAGTCCGTCTAGATGGTCCGGGTCTACACTAGAGAACATTAAGTATTGCTATTAGGAAATAAGTATTGGATACCGGCAGAAGTGGGGCTAATAGCTTGCCGTAGCTCCCCAAAGTCAGGCGTATTTCCTAATAGGAGTATTTAATGCTCTATATACGGTATAGGTGATATTGTATCCGTCAGTCGGAGAGAACGCTTGCGGGGTGATTTCCTTACATAGGTTAGACCGTAATTCGTTGTATCATTATTATCTATTATTTTGTATATCATATAATAATATCACAACCTGACTTTATTATATAACTTTGGTTGGGGGAGTAATCCCTCGACCACCTAATTAAAAAAATTAAAAAAATACTTCACAAGAGGTATTAAAATATATTATAATTTATTTGTAAATGAAAAAGAAAAAGATTAAATGGTTTTACAGGTGATTGTAAATTAAATGTGTATCCGTTATCGTGCAGCCATTATCTATCTTTGAAAGGAATAAATAAGTTCTTTGTATACCATCCTTTCTTATTTGTTCCTTTGAGAGATAGATACCGGGAAAGCGAGCCTGTTATACCCGAAGTAAGCTACGCTGAAATCAGGGCAGAAAGAATGCACCATAGTTTTTTATAGGATTTTGATAAATATGGTTTACAAAAAATCTTATATGAACAACCGAACGAAATTTAAGTAGTCAAATTAAAGTTTTAAACTTGATTTGAGGGAGTTCAATATAATATAATTATTTTAGAAAGAAAGAAAAATAGTTTATGAAACTTACTTAGCTGAGCTAAGTGACGAGGCTACCGTTTCTACACCTGACATAAAGGGCGCTACTGTCTTTACGGGAATTCCTGATTAGTCGGTTTCTGGTAAATGCGAAAGAGTTTCAAATCTAATTTGTAAGGATATGGCAATGAGTGCTTTATAAGTGATATATTAGTCTATACAACCAGCAATCGAGGTGACGGCTAGTAAAAGGTAAAAGCTAATCAGTGGCTTTCCTCGATGGAACTCTGATGCCCGAGCATTTATAAAACATTCATTGGCATATCCCTACCTGAAAACACACGGCGAGCGAAGCGTCTATAATATAAAGAAGCAACGATACCGTGACGGGAGCAATATGTCCCAGGCGAAAGGAGTTCGTAGGTCTAAAGAACTCTGTGTAAACCCACAAAAACCTACATAAATATGATTAGTAACCGGGTCCAGATGGGAAGATGACCTTGTGCTCGCGGCTACTGGATTGGGAGTAAGTTTTGACTTTCTCTTTCCAAAGTAACAACACGCAGAGGATAGGACTGAACTGGCGGTATAGAAATTGGGAGCTCAGCTCCAATGGGTATCATCGAGCAAGTACCAGGTTAGGCTTGCAAGGCATTAGCCTTTAACATTAAACTAAAAAATTGATTAAAAATACTTCACAAGAGCTGTGAAAATATTATATAATTAAATTGTAAAAGAAAGAAATAGATGTTTTGGAAAGTGAGCCAAGTTGCTATCTAAGTCTTGTGTCAAGCATTAGCAATAAAAAGAATACTCCATAGATTTTATAAGGTTTTTGATAGATATGGGTTATAAAAAAACCTAAAAATTAAAAATTATACTTGAAATTACCTAGTAATATCAATTATAATTATATTGTAAATGAAAGAAAAAAATAGTTTGAGTAATCTACCAACCGAGTTGGTGACGAGGCAACCATCTTTCAACCTATAAGTCCTATAAAAAGCCTTCGGGTGGCAAGGAAAGTTTGGTAAAGCGAAAAGATTACAACCTTATTGAAAAATTATTTCATAAATAGTTGATTTAAGGATGCTATCAATGATATAATATATATAGAAAAGAAAGAAATGTGAACCCGAATACGAAACACGAAACAAAGGGCAGATGTGTGTAGTCCTAGTTACGATTACTAAAGTAGCGAACCTTGTGTGAAGAGTATCAGTGTTGTAAAGCTCATCTTTCTTATAAGGCGGCTCACTGCTAGCGTAAGTGTGAGTATCCGTTGACTACGGCGAAAGGTGCAGATACTTAAGCTACTCACTAATTAGAAACAGTCCTTACCTCCCTCTAGTAGAATGAGGGACTGGATAACATATCCTTCATTCTACTTTTATATATACTGATTAGGGGGTTTTGGTTAATATATCAAAACCTTGTAATGAGTATATATAAGGTATATTCAAAATATGGCAACATGGGACATAGCGGACCGTCCCTTCAGGTTGATGAGCGGGCCATCCCGTGCGAAGGCAGTTAGATGATTTCTAACCAGAACCCGCCGGGGTCGATAACTAACGAAAGTTGCCATCTTAAATTTTGGTTAAAACACTTGAAAATCTCATATTGATAGTGTTATAATAAATATATAGAAAGGAAGAACAATAACAAAGTTCTAAGGGTGAAAAATAATGAACGAAGTTAAAGAAATCAAAGTAACAGGTAAAATGGAACTTGCTACAAAAGCTGTTAAGGAATTAGGAGGTAAAGCAAATGCTCATCAAGTATTAGAATACTTAGATGAAAAATATGCTGACAGAACTGACCTTAAAACTTTCAATGCTGTAAATGCTACATTAGCATATGTTGCTAAAGCAGGAATGGCTAGCAAAGCAAAAGTTCAATATGGCGACAAGCTATTAACTCAATACACTGTTAGTGAATAATAATTAGAGGTTAGATTAAGTTCTAACCTCTTTTTATTTTTTTAATTTTATAATTTGGTTAAAATGGTTTTTAAAAGCAAAATAAACTGGCGTATACAGCTTTTATAATAATTCTAAATAATTTATATTATAAAGGGGTAATTATCGTTATACACTAGTGGAATTTGCTTTTTTATTTTTTTTAAATTAGGACAAAATATACTTGAAACTCGCTTCTAAAATATGATATAATATTTATAGAAAAGGAGATGAAGTATATGATAGAAATGAGATATGTAAGCGAACCTATGCAAGATGTTCAACCATACGGTGTTGATGCCACATTTAAAATAAGTGATGAAGCAACAGCAACAGAAATGGTGCAAACTTTCGTAGAGGTTATGAAGGTAACATCTATGGGGGATTATAATATTGCTAGAGCATTAAAGCAAGTATATAATGACTTCATCTATGAAAAAGAACTAAATGACGAGGATATTAAGATAGAAGAATAATAATGATGGGTGCCGAAAGATAAACGGACGCAAGAAAATAGAGGCTCCGGAGTATGATTGGCTCAAAGAGGACATCAGGGTTGTTACCCCTGGGCAGGGTTAGTCCCTGCTTCAAATTAAAAAAGGCTGTGCAACCTCAAAAGGAGTGTTGGAGAAGTGAAAGGCTTCCCCCCATCATTTTACTAAAATTAGAAAAAAATACTTGAACAGAGCTACCAAAATGATTTATAATTATTATAGAAATGAAAGGAAAGTGATAGTTATGTGGAAGGTATATAGATATGCAGAAAAAGATGTAGTAAGTGAATACGGGGATATTATATATCCAGCAGGAACTTGGTATTCAATCGGTAGTTATGATGATTTGTTCGCTGTAACAAATATTATCAACCACGAAATATACTTATATAACTGCACTTGCAAAGATGGCGACCCAAATCCTAAGTTCAAAATTTTAAGCAATTTTGAATAAAAAAGACTTGAACAAAGCCACCATTTCATATTATAATATATATGTAATAAAGAAAAGAGAAAAAACAAAATCGTATCCGAACCGAACTTGATTAGTTCCTAATAGTATGCGAAGGTTGCAAAATCCTTTCTCCTTTATTGCAAAAGGTTTGGCAACTACCTAATGAAAAAATAAGTTGTGAAAAATGAAAAAACACTTGAACAAAGGTTCCAAAAAGTGTTATAATGAATATGTAATAAAAAAGAAAAAGAAAAAAGAAAGGCACGGCAGAAATGCTGTGAGGGTGAACGAAATGGCTAAGAGAAAAGTAACAGTAAACAAAGTTGTAGTAGACAAGAACGCTGCACAATTTATGAGAACTGCAGCAAACCTTGCTAGAAAAGGCAAGACTAATAAGAAACTACACGGCAGAAACGCTAATCCAAAAGCAGCAAAGTATGCTATCTAGTGTGAATTGGGCGACTTGGTAATCTTTCAAGGTGGGTATCCCAAGTATCGCCCCCAGTTCTTATTTAATAAGGGCTGGTGCGTAGTCATAAAATGCGAATGAACCTTGCAATTATTTAGGTTTAAACCTGTCCAGGGTGATTCCCTGCTATATACCAATGACTTGTTGAGGGATAAGATACAAGCCGACCAATCGCTGGGTCGTGTGGACAGCGTTCCCACCTACGAGGGCGATGCGTAGGCCTGGCAAACAAGGTAGAGTTGAGTCTTCGGCACTAGTCTGGACTTTAAGAAGAGGGTGCCGTGTCATAAGCCCGACCCGTGAAGAGTGGCTACTGTATAATGCAGGATATAGTGTAGTTGCAAATGCACTTATCGGGATAGGGTTCTAATACCCTGCTAAGAATTCCCTATAATATAGGGGGTTGCTAGGAGTGTATTAGAGAACAGGTCCTAGGGGATTCGGTGGGCAGAAGAATATGCTGTCAATGCCTTCCCAGACACAGTCCAGTGCTGGGCGCAGCGGCTCCCAAGGTCGCAGTGGTACAGGGATACCCCTCGAGCGAAAGCAAGAGAACAAGGCTAGGAGCGCGCACCCGTGCTCGTCACACTCGCATAAAGAATGGAGGTATTATTATGTTAAGTAGAAATGAGGAAAAAATTGTTCGTATGTTGACACAAAGTATGGCAACACCAAAACAACTTGCTGAGGCATTAGGAAAGGGCTACACAGAGTTCAAGGCTCAATCAATGGTGCTAACACTTGCACGCAAAGGTGCAATAGATAAGACTAAGGCAGCTCTAATACTACACGGCACAGAAATGCTTAAATTCTTAAATGTTCCATTAGGGGGAGGCCTAAAAGGTGGCGTACCTGCTCAAAGACTTCGCTAGTGCGAACGCACTTTTTAGATTTTTAGCGACGCAACTCTACTAATAGGTGTAATAAATAAAGGGGTATTAAATATATATACCTATATATATACTTATATTATATAAGTAGTAATATATATAGTAGTATATATATAGTAATAATAATAGTAGTAGTATATATATGTATATAATATATATAAGTATAAGTAATATATATACTACCATAATAATAATATATATAATAATAGGTATAGTAATATATAGTATAAGTATAAGTATATGTATAAGTAATAATATGTGTATATATACTCTATGTATTATTATACCTATTTTTTTGTGTATGTGCTACGCAGTGGGGAATAGTGGGGGATGAGGTACCTCCACAGAGGTGGCTCCTGTCAACTATTTTGTGAAATTTCTATTTTAAGCCACTTTAGAACGATGAAACGCTCTTTATAATATATTTATATTACTTTTATTAAAAAAGCGGCGTACGGTACCTTAAATCGCTTTTAAACGGTATATTTAACTTTAATTATTTTTTATATTTTAGGGGAATGCAAAATTCCTCTTTTATTTTTTTCAAAAATACTAGACAAACGCTTCCATTTTGGTGTATAATTATATTAGAATGGGAGAGTATTATTATTATATATATCTATTCTTGGACGGAGCTTGGCAGCTCCTATTGCCTCATTAGACCAGTCAATTGCTCCATACAGCTCCTTTGTGGTGCAGATACTCGCTAGCTCGTTGCGCAGCTCCTTTGCGAACATTTGTTCGGGGGTGGCCCCCCTAGGAATTTTATACAGGGATGCAGCTCCTTTGGGCGCCAGCAGAATATAGAGGGCAGCTCCCCAGCTCCTTTTAGGGGGCGGGAGCGGAGCATGTTGCGCTAGGAAAAATATGCCGCCAGTAACTCGGAAAAATATGCGGGCGATATTTCGCATAAAATTTTAAAAAAACAGTTGACAATTGCTACGCAAATGGTGTATAATTATATTATAATGAGGAGTGTTTTTTATAAAAAAAAAAAATAAACATAAAAAAAGATGCTATTCAGCATCTTCTTCTTCAGGAGTTTCGATTGCTTTAACACCTGCTTCAGTGATAGTGTATTTAGTTAACATTTTAGCACCTTCACCTTCACCGAATACTGCTTTTACTTTAGTGCAGAAACCTTTTCCAGCAGCTGCTGCTAATGTAGCGTTAACTCCGTTGAATGTTTTGCCTTCAACTTTTGCTAATACTTCTCTAGCGAATGCTCCTTTTTCGAAGTCTTTTAATACTCCTAATACTTCTACCATATTTTTAGTTAATTTAGCCATTTTACTCACCCTAACATATACCTGACTATCGTATATGCCCTTTCCTTATTTATTTTTGACTTTTTTCATTGTCATATATATTATATCACAATCTTAAGTGAAAGTCAACACTTTTTGAAAAGATTTTTGCTGAAGTTTTTTGACTTCTTTTCTTTTCTTTATATATATATTATATCATATCTTGGAGAAGAAGTCAACTATTTTTTTTTATTTTTTTGCTTTCAACTTTTTTTGTCTTTTCTCATCTTTTCTAATATAATTATATCACATTTAGAACCGAATTGCAACACTTTTTGAAGAATTTTTTTTAATTTTTTTTCTTAAAAAGTCTTGACAAGACGCAGCTCCTTATGATATAATATAAGTTTGGGGGGTTGGGGGGGCAAAAGCCCACGCCCAACACTACTAGATGAACTTGTTTCTCTTTTTTCATCTTTCATAATTCTATTATACCACAAACGGGTTCGAAAGTCAAGAAAAATCGCTCAAATTTTTTTAAAAAATTTTCTAAAAAAATCTTGACAATCGGGACCGAAATATGGTATAATAAAAGGGGAAGTATTTTTTTTTTTTTTTTTTTTATTTACGCGGGGTTTACGCCCACGCTTTACAGCTGCTATGCAGCTCCTTTACATGTAAATTGACATGTCAAGCCCGCTTGCGGGGCAGCGCTACCGCAGCTCCCCTCGCAGCTCCTTGGGCCCGACCTAATAGGTTGGTATCCGGTACCTAACCTTTACCTTTGGTTACCCCTACCTATTAACAGATACAAAAAAAGCCGAACATTTGTTCGGTTCCCTCAATGATTTAAGCAATAAAAAAAAAAAAAATAGGGGTATAAGATGCCCTATTTTATAATCAATTGATAAGTGTAAAAGGTTGTGTAAAATACACTTATCTTAAAATGAAAAGTATTTGCTTTCAAAAAGGGGTTCTCTCTTTAAAAGCATTTATATTATACCACAATTTTTTAATTTGTCAATACCTTTTTACAACTTTTTTACAAAAAAAATTAAGGGGCAATTTTATGCCCCATGGTTGCAACCCTAATCTATAATTAAAAGGTTGTGAAATATGCCTTTGAAAATATGCTTGTTATATCTAAATCAAACTAACCCCCTTAGTCTTCAATTAAACTTAATTGTTTTTTTGTTGTTTTAGTCTTTTTAGTATTGACTAACTTAATTATCTTATTGAATGTTTGCCAGTTACCATAGGTATTAACTTCAACTTTGATTTCTCTTTTTCTTCTAGATAGAGAAATTGCCGCTTGTAAGATAACACCCTCACAATCAATGTCTTCTAGTGCAATATGACTTTCCGCCCAACAATAACTATCGGGAACGTCCATTTGCATTTTTTCATTGTTGTTTGTTAGGTATCTATAAAGAGTTTCGGCTTTGCACTCATAGTTGCCTTTTTGACTTATAGCACCATGATTATCAGCCCACTTTTTAAAGTCCCTTTGCTTTGCAAATATTTCAACAATTTTCATGATGTCTAGGGTATCTAATTCCCATAGACCTTTACAATAGTTTTTGTATGGTATCAATTGACTTGTGCAATAAATTGCTTGTCTATCAAACTTAGCATTGTAAGCACTAAATATTGTAATATTGTAGTCCTTAATGTCCTTTGCTAATTGTTGCATGATAGCACCCCAAGACCTTATTTCTAGGTTGCCCTTTTCTATTTGGTCTTTCCAATAGTCAATTTTATTTATTGCAAAGTTTTGACTTTCAACTATTTGCCCTTTACTCATAGCGTAATTGCTAGATAGTAAATAGTCTTGATTTTCCCAAAACTCTTTTACAATAAAACCCTTTCTAGTGCCTAGTATTTCCACACCATCGCAATTAAGAACTTTCCAAGATATTTCTATTATGTCCTTAATTTCCTTTACATTATCATTTTCAACTATTCCACTATGGATAGTTTCAGTGTCTAGGTCTAGATACCTATTGTTAGTATCATTTAGACTTATTTTTCTTATACTTTTCATTTTATACCTTCCTTTTCTTAATTTAGTTTTAAAACCCCCTAAATTATCTTTAAGAAGATATAAACAAGCATATTTTTCAAAGAACTTTGAAGCAACTTTTAATTTGCTTCTTTGAATACCTAACCTTTTATAGTTAGATACTCAAAGAAGAAAATTACTTTTCTTCTTCTTTGTTAAGGTTTGCAAGTCCTTTTTCAGTGATTACATAGTAAGTAACTAACTTATCTTTGTAAACTCTTTTTTCTTTGTTTACAAGTCCTTTACTTGCTAAACTTGCAAATGTAGCATTTATTGAATTGATTTTTTGTGTGTCAATGCTATTATTTTTTAATTGTGTAGCATATTTTTCAATAGCAACATAAGCATTGATACCTTTCTCTTCTAGTGCTACTAGTCCTAGTGCAAAGATTTGTTTTTGTGTCATTTTTTCCATAATATCACAACCTTTCTTTTTTATTCTAATGAATAAAATAACACTTGATTAGTTGTATTAACTAATCTTTAAATCATTAAATCATTAACTTAATAACTTAAAGATTAGTATATTATGTTTGACTTTTTCAAAGAACTTTTTGTAATAACTTTATCTTTATTACATTATTAGTATAACATTTTTTTTAATTAAAGTCAAGTCTTTTTTAAACTTTTTTTAATTTTTTTTATACCTTTTATGTAATACCCTTATCTTTATTACACTTTTATTATATCATATACTTTTTAATAAGTCAAGTATTTTTTATAACTTTTTTAAAAAGTTTTTAAATACTATTTTCTTATTACATATATAGTATAACATATAACTTATAACAAGTCAAGTATTATTATTAACTTTTTTTAATTAGTTTTTATTCTCTTAACTTATTACATTATAATTATATCATTATTAACTTATTAAGTCAATAACTTTTTTAAATCTTTTTTAAAAATGTAAATGTAAACTTTTTTTAATTTTTTTTAAAAAAACTATTGACTTTTATTTTATTAAGTGTTATACTATATATGTAAGATAAAGAAAGGTTGTGATTTTAATGAAAAAGTTAAGAAAGGTAAAATGGGAAAATATAACATTTATTTTAATGAGTATATTAGGAATAGTAAGCATTATACATCATATCAAATTAAATGGTTTATATTTTAACTTAATATTTGAAGTAATTATTTACTTAATGTTTGCTTTTACATTTAGATACATTGTAAAAGATATTAGAAAAAATCCTAGTAACTGGACACTATAAAAAAGACTTGTAAAAGTCTTTTTTTGTATGGGTGGGGGTGGGTTTAGTAAAATACCGAACAAATGTTTTGTATAACAACCGAGCACCTACCCGAATTTACAAAGTTTGGACTGGTGCGCCGACCTTGCACAAAGGCATGGGGCACATACACGCATCATAAAATCTTTTAAGCGACTCATATTGACGGGCGCTAATTTTCATACCCATATCAATATAATGACTAATACTAATCCATTTATCAAGTTCATTCCAAAACTTGAATAGTTGATAATTGGTTAGATTATTTATAAGTGTTTTGGTTCTTTCCTCTACTGTCATATTTTTCCCACTCCTTACATGCTACTGCAGAGCGTTTGGCTGGGCAGTAATGTTTCTTGCAAAAATAACTAGGTAGCGTACTGTTCGTACGCCTATTGCGCACGCAATATTTACAATCCCCACACTTAGGTTGCCATGTTGGCGTAGCAGGCGCCACAGCGATAGCCACGGGAGGTAAATCTCTTTCCTTACTGAACTTAAGTTGGTCGCACAGTTCACGTTCTGTGAGTTCAATGTGTTCCACTTCTATTAAATAGTCTTTGCATTTACGAAGCATAGCATTTGCTTCACTTATTTGCGCAGCACCAATTGGGTTATCCAGTATAGCATGACAATGCACGCATCCAAGTACGCCATTGCGGCGCTCTCCTTTGCCACCATGCGCCCTGTTCACAAATATGTGCATAATTTGGAGCGCACCTTTGGCCCCGCATAGGTAGCACTGCTCCTTGTCGCGCTTCTTAATATATTTGCGCTCATCTTTATCAAATTCGGTCCATTGGCTTCTTTTACTACTCATAGTGTAACAACGCTCCTCCTATTCCCATTTCCTCTGCTTCTGACATGATGCCATCTATGAACACAGTCATCTCATACGAGTCGTACTCGCTGGAACCGCGGTATATAATGTACTGGCCATCGCTTAGCTTTTCGTAATATTTAAAGTAGGCACCAAGCAGGTCTTCGTCCAACTCAGTAGCCACTATAAAGGATTGGCCATAGCGTTTGAGCATTTCAAAGTAGACATCAAACTTGTTGCGTCGTAAGCAGTTAGCAATCTCAGTTATGTATGCCCATGCGAGAGCATTTTGCTCCGCACTGCGCTTATCGCGATGCTGCGTAAGCTTGCAGTCGTACACTAAATCATCTTTCAACTCATTTCTAATATAGTCTATTATCTCTTGTTTTTTACTTGTAATTAACACTAGCGGCCTCCTTGTGATTAAAAATAAAGGGGAATGTGCCACACAAGGGTGAAAGAGTGTAGCACGTCCCCCTAGATTTCCAACAGACAAGCATACTCATCAAATACCTGTTCTGCTGTCCCGTTATTAAAATGTACCAGTATTACTGGGCATTTATGATTATCATAAACGCCGTACCCCAGTAACTGAGTAGATGAGATGTCGTTTTTATCTTGCCAGATTGTTACCAGGTGGCCAGGGTGAAAGGGGTCATCAGTAACATATCTTACATATTCGACTTTTTGTTCATTCTCGCAAGTTGCGCTCTTCGGCGTTCCTTGTCCGCTTCTGTCGGAAGTTTTTCCTCCGGAATCCTCATAAATAATTTTTCCACTTTCATCGTCATTGCTTGTGTAAAAATTTTTTTTTGCTTTTCTGCTAATTTCTTATGACGAATTTCGTCGTTTTTAATTCTTTGTTGTTGATTATTCTTCAGTGCCTTCACTGGGAATTTCATCTAGCTCGATTTGATAATTTTCATCTCCGCCGATGCAAGCACACATTGGAAATTCTTCGATATCAGTTGAGTTAGCTTCTGCGATAAGTTTTACCTTAACATCACAATGTTCAGCGTCATCTAATAACACTTCTTCAACTTCACGGTAAAATAATTTACCACAGTTTTCACATTCATAAACTACATATTTTGGTTCCATAAATTCCTCCTTAGCGTAAAAAATAATTTTTCTTTTTTTATTTTTTACAATTATATTATAATATTTTTTTGAACCTTTTGTAAACATTTTAGGCAGATTTTACCCTATAAAATTTATATAGGTACGCCAAAAATTGATTACAGACATTACTTGCCCTTGATATTCTTTATCATCGGTTTGGTCAATCAAATCTTCCAAATATTCTATTGTCTTACTGATTATTTTTTTGTCTAGCATTTTGTTGTTTCTTTTTTCTCTTTTCTTTCAAATACTCCGCTTTGTCTCTTTCATTTTTCCAAGCGATGTACCTGTCAAAAAGAATTAAAAGTCCAATTGTGGAAAATCCTAGACCAACTCCGAATACGAGTCCATCAACTAAATGTTGTATGATATTCATTTAATTTCACTCCTCCGTAAAAATATTCTATTTTTTCTTTTTACGATTTAATTATATCATTATTTTTTACCATCTGTCAACTGTTTGATGATTTTTTCGCTGTTTTCAAATTGGAGAACCGACATCCACTCAAAGTCTTCTGTAAAAAAATTATAAATATAAAGATTAAAAAGTCCATGCCATTCGCGCCATTTGACCGCTTTGTACTCATATCCCGTTTTGCGAGATTTAACTTTAATAAGGCAATCGTGTGTGAATCGGTCCATATACGCATCCCAGATTGCTTTACTAATGACAATGACTAGTGCCACTAGCATTAGAATACCAATTATTTGTAATGTATCATCTTTCATATTATTCGCCTCTTTTTTAATTTCAAGACAATTATAATTCAATTGGGCGGCGTTTGTTAAGTGTTTTGTGAAAAACTTTTTTCTTATAAGGAAGGGGGATACTTTTATTACGAACGAAGTGAGTAATAAAATGTATTCGGGAATAGTTAATTCTTTTTTTTCTCTTATATATATTTATATATATAATATTATATATACCAAAAGAAAGAAAAAATGAAAAAAGAAAGAAAAGGTATTGACAGATTCGGAATTCTATGATATAATGTGAGTATGATTGGAAAGGTTAGAAGGAGAAGAATATGGTAAAGATAGCGAATTATTTAGACTTTAACCTTCAGGCTTACCAAGAAAGGGTTGGACTGGTGAACTTTCTAGATGAGCAAGGAATTCTTCGTCAATGTAGTCCTTCAGAATTGGATAAGGTTGCAAACTATCTACTATATTCTGAAGATGTTGATGCTGAAGTAGAGTTAAAGGAAGGAAGTAAAAAGAAAGTTAGTTATGAAGAATTGATAGAATCAACTTTGGGAGAGAATTTAGTGCAATATCATGATATGGCATCAATATATAAAATTCCTCGCCCAACTATAGATAGAGAAAAGGATGCAGACATACCTTTTATGAAAGATTTATGGGAAGCAATAGATTGGGTTACAGAAAAATATCAATATTGTAAAGATGTACTAGAAGGTAAAAGAGACTTAGACCCAAATAGAACTCTCATTCCGACTTATCAAACAAAATACTTTTTAAGAGAGTGGATGATAGATATGCGTCGCGAGCAATTCTTATTAAAGGATTCATTCCGATTAGCTTGCGGAAGTAGTCCTGGTTTTAAAACATTTGCTGCTAAGCAACATGTCCTAGGTATGAAAATTGGGCCTCATGTAATTGTAGACAATTATTATATGGTTGATTATGGAAACTGGCAACATATTTACAATTTACTTAAATACTATAATGGTATGGTTAGTAAAATAAACGGAGACCCAATGAGTGATTGGTATGATATCTATGGTTTCTTAGATGAACTAATTGATAGAGTTAGATGGACTCCAGAACAAGAAATTATTTTAAAGCGTAAAATAGACAAAGTGCCTAACGAGGATATTGTTAGAGAACTTGAAAGTCTAGGGTATAAATCATATAGCGTAAACTATATAAGTACAATCTTTAAGCAACATATTTCAAAACGAATTGTTAAAATGGCTTACTTATGGTGGAATGAACATGAATACAAACCAGATGGTACTTTAAGAACTTTAACTAAATGGAGAATATGTGATAAATGTGGACGTCAATTATTTGCGGATGAAATAAACTTTGGAAAATATATTGATGGGTCATGGAAAGAAGTATGTAAGGATTGTGTATATCAAGAAAAATTAGAAAAAGAAAAAAGAAGAAAGGAGAAAAAAAATGCTAACTAATTTATTACGCAGTGGCGTAGAAATTGATGAAAGTCTCTTATCTAAAATTATTATTGTTAGGAAAAACGGGGAAAAACTAGATATTCAAACTTATTTGAAGTCTTTACTAATAGAGACATTAGAAAATGTTTTAGGAGGAGATAAGGATGAACGAAACTCTTAGAATTTGTGCGGAGTGCGGCAAGAAACAACCTTTAGATTATTTTTTGCCTACTTCAAATAAAAGTTTATATAATAAAAATGGGTCCTCATATATTTGCGTTGAATGTATAGCAAAAAAGATAGATAAAACTGACTTATCTTCAATAGATAAAATGTGTCAATTTTTAGACTTACCTTTTGATGCAAATAAATGGATAGAGATGTCTAAAACATATGAGAAACTTGGGCCATTACTTATTGATTACTGTCAAGAATTAAACAATGATAGATATGCAGAAAGTGATTGGTATCAATATAATCAAATGTGGGAAAAATGCAGAGAATATAATTCCGTTATAGATAAACTTACAGCGATACACGATGATTTACTTGTTTATCTTATGAAAAAATGGGGGAAAGTTGAAAACTTTACTCTGGATGAATATCTTAGAATGGAAGAATATGAACGCCATACTTTAAGCCATTACCCATTTAAAGATGAGGCTCGTCGTGATATGGTTCGTAAATTAGCAAAACTTAGTGCGATAGCTGACCACTGTATGATGAGCGGAGATAATAAAGAGGCAACAACAGTTCTTCAAAGTTATAACACTTTAATGAAGGAGCTTGGTATTAGTACAGAGACTTCTAATGAAGCTGATAGTATTGATACTTTATCTGAACTTGTAGCTTATTTAGAAAAGACAGGTTTCTTATTAAATTATAAGATTAGTGAAAACAGAGATATTGTTGATAAGACTATTACAAATTATGAACAATATGTTAAAAGATTATTTATGGACAGTAATGAAACTGTTCAGGAAATGTATAATTCCGCTAAGTTACAAGAAGAAGGAGGAACAGAGATTACTGATGATGACATCGATAACCTATATCAATTAGAAGCCGAAGAAGCAGATATTGATTTAGGTGCACCAATGGATGAAAAAGATTTGGAAACAATGTTCTCTCAATTAGAAAATGAATACAAATAATTTAGACCAAATATTAGATGAGTATTATGATGTTATTCTGGAGCGTAACGATTTAAACAAAATTGTTATTACCCCAGAGTATGTTGATACTCATCGACAAGAGATGGAAGATATGGTGCGTCTATTCACTCTTTATCCAGATTATTTGATAGATGTAATTACACCAAAGGATTCGTTCTTTAAATTATTCTTCTATCAAAGAGTATTTCTTAGAGTTGGTATGAGATATCAAGAAGTATCTGGAACTTTCCCTCGTGCCTATTCTAAATCTTTCCTTGATTTTATTTTAAATACTATCAAGGGAATAGTATTACCCGGTGCAAAAGGGTTTGTTTGTGCAGATACTAAAAAGCAAGCCGCAATGATTGTAGAAGAAAAGATGAACGAAGTTTTTAGAATGTTCCCTTTCTTTGTAAATGAACTAAAAATTAGTGATGCGGATAAGGCAAAAAAGAAATATGGAAATGTTGGTTCAGATTATGCTGAAATGAAATTCCGTAATGGTAGCCAAATGGATATAGTAAATACAGGAAATGCTGGACGTGGTGGACGTAGACACTTGGGTAATCTAGAAGAGTTTGCGTTTATGGATGGAGACAATGTTAACGAAGTTGTTATACCATTATTAAATGTTGACCGTAGAACTGTAGCAGGAATATTAAATCCGACGGAACCACATGCACAACAAATTATGATTACTACAGCCGGGTATAAAGGAACTTATGCTCATGACCGTGTATTAGAGTGTTTAGTTAAAATGGTTACAGAGCCAGGAAGAACATTCTGTTTTGGTGGGGATTATAGAATTCCAGTAATGCACGGTTTATTAACTCTTGACAAAGTTAAAGATAAAATACATAATAGTTCTTATAAGCTAGAATCATTCCTTCGTGAATATTGTTCAGTATGGACAGGAGGAAGTGAAGATAGTTATTATTCTTATACACAAATTAGTAAATGCAGAAATTTAGTTAAACCTGAATTCCATAGGACAAGTTCTCCAAATTTCCAAGGTTTCTATGTATGTGCGGTCGACGTTGCGAGATTTGAAGGCGACCAAACTGTAGCAGAAGTATTTAAGGTATACACTACTGGAGAACGATATAAGATTGATTTAGTTAATTTACATTTATTAAATGGCACTCACTTTAGAGACCAGGCAGTAATGTTAAAGCAAATGGATTTGGCTTTTAACTTTAAAGCAATCGTAATGGATATTAACGGTAATGGTGCCGGACTTGCCGATTATATGATAGACGAGCAAGAATTAGATGGAACTTATTATCAACCATATGGTTTTTTAAACAAAACTAAGTATTCTGCGACAGAAAAGCGTGGAAATTTAAGAAAATTGTTCGGAATTGAAGCAAATCGAGGATTAAATAGCGAAATTTATTCAAATGCACACATTATTTTAAGTTTGAGACGTGTTTCACTACTATTAAATGAGAGACAAGCACGTAGATATTTTAGTCAGTATAAAACTTGGAATAAAATGAGCATAGAAAAACAGGCTAATAAGTTAATTCCTTATGTTCAAACTACTAAATTACAAGACCAATTGGCAAATTTAAAAGCTAAATTAGATACAAGCGGGACAATAGTGCTTGAAAGAATAAACTCACATGTACGAAAGGACTTAGTTTCTTCATTCTGTTATGGACTTTATTATATAAGTCAGGTTGAGGAAGAGGAAAAGAAAAAGAAAAATCGTGGATGGAGCAGGTCTCAATTCAGTTTTTTAAATTAGGAGGTGAGAACATATTATGGAAGAAAAAGAAAGATTTGCGAATTATACAACTGCCAAATTAAACGAATTTAGAAAAAGCATCGGAAAAATGGGTACAGATGTTCCTAATGGTACAATTATCCTAGATAACGATGGTAAAGTAAGATTTGGTAGAGCAATTGATTCTACAACTTTAAAGCTAGAAGATATTATTAAAACACCAATGAGCGATGAAAAAACTTGGCGTAAGTTTTCTAGAATATTCTATCAAGATTCTATGTATAGAAGAATATTAGATTATTTAGCAAGTATTTTCTATAATGAATATTTTATTAGTCCGTTAACAGTTGATAGTAAATTTGGTAACCGTAAAAAGCTAATAAAAGATTATAATATCGCATTAAAAACTTTAGATGAAGATATGCAAGTTGAAAAATTTACTGGTGAAGTTTTATTAAACTTACTTAAAGAAGGACAAGCATATTATTATATTGAAAGTTATAAGAAAGGTAAAGAAGAATGTTTTAAGGCAATTCAAATGCCAACTGATTATTGTAAAATAATTGGTACAGCAGGAAGTCCTGCAGTAAACATTTATGCAATTAACTTACTGTTCATAGATGAACAAATGACCAAATATGTTGATAAGAACATTTTAACTGAAGACGAAGTATTAAGACAATACCCTAAAGCAATTCGTCAAGCATACGAAAAATTCAGAAAGGGTAAACAAGATAAAAGAGGCACTAATCCAGAATGGTTTATTGTTCCAGTAACTAATGGTGCAGCTTTTACAACTAGTGATGGACTACCTCCATTAGCATATATATTAGAACTATTGGCTCGTATTAAAAAATTAGAACCAATGAGAGATGATTATATTGCAACTAATATGACTAAGTTATTAGTACAACTTATTGATATTGATAAAGAAGGTAATCCAGAAATAGATTTAGAGTTAGCTGCCGATTTCCATAAAAACCTAAAAGGAGTTGCTGCTAAGAAACATGAAATGGTTGACGCATTAACTACATTAGCTAAAGATGTTAAAGTATTAACTCTTGGAGAAACTGGAGATGCTACAGATAACTACGAATTCTTAAAGACTTATTTCGACCAAGCATACACAGAAGCAGGGGTATCATCTGAATTATTTAATTCTACTACATCTGGTTCATTAGCTGAATCTATCGCAAAGGATGAGAAATTCATGCACGATTTAAGAATACAAATTGAAGTATGGTTTAATTTCTTTTTAAGAGCAATTTGTAAAAATTCTATTATAAAAAATACCGATTTTGTATTTTCTTATTTGGACACATCCTATAAGAATAGAGAGAAAATGATAGGAAGCTACATCCAAGGTGCTCAATATGGTTTTTCCAAAATAGTACCACAAGTAGCTTTGGGAGTGAAACAACGTTATATTGAATCTCTAAATATGTTTGAGAATGATGTGTTGGATTTAGATGCGAAACTTGTTCCCCTACAAAGTTCACATACTATGTCTGGTAAACAACAAACCGATAGCAAATCAGGCAATGGTCAACAAACTGTCACTGAAGATAAAGAAGCCCAAAACAACAGTGATAAACAAAACGGCCGTCCTACACAAAATGAAGAAGATAAAAAAGATTCTACTATAACTAAGGACGCGAGTTTATAGGAGGGAGCTACAATGAATGAGTTACATAAGTATGCTACCTTTTCAATTGATATGTTAGGTACTCCTAGCAAAATCAATAGTATGTTCTCTATGGGCAGAGCGAGAGTCTTTTACAGAGGACTTAACCGCAATCGTTCAATCATTGATGACGACGTAGCTGAGAAATTGGCTAAGACAATTCCTGGTACACCTGTCATAGGTAACTATGATGAAGAAAGTGGCGATTTCGGTGAGCACGGAGGAAAACAAAGTGCTTACGGTTTTGTTCCTTTAAATCCAAATTATGCTTGGGTTGAAGAAAATGGTCATGAGTATCTCGAAGTAGACGTAGTCATTTGGGACGGACGTTTTGAAGAAGCTAAGTCTATCTTAGAAGATAACAAATCATTATCTATGGAACTTAATCCTAAGACAATCAAAGGTGTTTTCGAAAAAAGAGACGATATGACTTGCTACAGAATTACTTCTGCAGAGTTCGCTGGAATTACTGTTTTAGGTGATGACTATGAACCTTGTTTTGAAGACGCAGGTTTCTATAGTGCTTATAGCGCTATGGTAAACGCATACGCTTTATACATAGAGGATGCACAAAAAAATGTAAAGGGAGGAAACGACGTTATGGAAAACGAAAACTTAATTGTAGAACCAGAAGTTACTACTGAAGAGGTTACTGCTGAAGAAGTTGCTGAAGAAACAGCTGAAGTTGAAACAGAAGTAGTTGAAACACCAGTAGAAGAAACTACTGAAGAAACTACAGAAGTTGAAGAAGAAGCTGCTGAAGAAAGTGAAACTGAAACTGTAGAAACTGTCGAAGAAGCCGAAGCAGACTTCAAAAAAGATGATGAAGTTTGCCCTGAATGTGGAGAAAATCCATGTGTATGTGAAGAAGAATCCGAAGACGACTCTGATGACAAATCAGAACACTCTTGTAAAGAAGAAGACTATGCTGCTTTAGAAGCAAAATATTCTGCTTTAGAAGAAAAGTATAATGAAGCTTTAAATTCATTAAACCAATATACAAAGAAAGAAAAATTAGAGATTATATCTAAATTCTCTACTAAATTAGAGAACGAAGAGTTAATCACAGAATTAACAAACAATGTTGATAACTTAACTATTGAAGAAGTTAAAAGTGAATTAGGAAATGCTTTAGTAGAACAAATCGCAGCTGAAGAATCAACTGAAGAAGATACTACTGAAGATAGTAATTTCAGTTTAAACATCAATGTCAATGATAATACAATTTCTAATTCTGCTTGGGATTTAGTTAAAAGTTATAAAAATAATAAGTAGGAGGGAAATTATATGGCAAAATACGCAACTGCTGAGTTAAATAAAGTAGCTAGTAGAAAAACTGGTGAAATTGAAGCTCAATGCAAATTAGACTCTAGTATTGACGCATTAGAAAATGGTGCTATCATGTTCGTTCAAGCTGAAGATAACACTATCGTAGCTGATTATGATGCTGATAAATGTGTTGATGCTATGTATTTACACTTCTCAAATCCACGTAGATATGAAGACGGTCATACTGGAATGGAAAATTACGTATATGAAAATAATGAAGGATATTTACCAAGACTTTACAAATTAACTACAGGAGATATATTTACAACTAACTTCGATTATGAAAACGAAGGTGGAATCGTTACTGAAGCTCCAGCTGTTGGAACTACATTCACTTTTGGAAATCACAAAATCGTAGTTATTGAAAGTAGCGCTAATGAAACTGTACCAAGCATGCAAGTTGGAGCTACTTACAGAGTTATTAAATAATTAGGAGGGATAAAGTATGGAATTAAGTAAATTAGTTGAACTTGGTATAGCTGCTGCAACAAATAGTAATATTCCAGCAGAATATACTTTAGAAGACGTTAACGACACATTAAGAAATGAACTTAAAGCATTCAATGATTACTCTTATTACAGAGCTAATAAAAATACTTTATTCAGCTTAATTGAACAAGTAGCTAACGTTGTTATTCCACGTAAAGTTAAAGAACAATTTGGTAAATTCGCAGAAATTCAAAGCGTAAATTGGGGAGACAAAATCGTTTTCAAACAAAGAACTGGTAAAGCTAGAGGCAAAAACTTCGTAACTAGAGCTGCTGAATTCGGTACTTACCGTACATTCATTTTAGACTCTAAAGACATCACTATGAGTCCAAGAGTTTATGCTGGTGCTGCTATTCTTGAATTAGGAGACTTCTTATGTGGCCGTGTTGATATGGCTGAACTTATGGATATCATCCTTGAAGGATTATCTGACAGTGTATTTGATGAAGTACAAGCTGCTTTAATCGCAACTTTCAACGATGCTGAAATGCCTGCTGCTAACAAAGGTAAAGGAGCTGGATTCGTTCCTGCAACTTTCGATGCAATCTTAGCAACAGTTGAAGCTTATGGTGATTCAGTAACTATTTATTGTACTAAACCATTCGCATCAAAATTATATAATGTTCCAGGATTCGCACCTGATACAAATCCTACATCTGCATTAAAAGATTATGACGATGTTAGAGAATCAGGATACGTTGGACGTTATAAAGGAAATGATGTAGTATTATTAAAACAATCATTCAAAGACGAAACTAACAATGAAAAAGTTGTTGAAGAAGGATATGTTTACATCATGCCAGCTGGAAAAGAAAAACCAGTTAAAATCGGTTTCGAAGGTGGTACTCTTATCGACGAACAAAGATTACAAGATGGTTCAATCGAAGTACAAGCACAACATATGTTCGACGTAGCAGTAGTTGGTAAAAATTACTGGGGTATCTACAAAGATACAGAATTATCTGGCGACACTACTATCTAATCTTAGATATAGTTTATAAATTGAGATTGGTCTTTTTTAAAAGACCTTTCTCTTCATTTTTTTTACAATTTTTGGAGGAGGAAATATTATTATGAATAATGATAGAATTATTACCCTTGAAAACAGAAGTGATTATGTATTAGGATTAAAAGACACACAAGGCAGAACTTATATTTTACACAAAGGTGGTAAACAAAGAATAAGCTCAATTAGTCTACAAGATATTTTAGACTACCCAGCAAGTAAAAGAATCTTTTTAGAAGGAGATGCTATGGTAGATAACATCAGTGCTGATGAATTATTTAAAATGGGCTTAACAGAAAAAGAAATTAGACTTATAGCTCCTAATGCTACAATTGAAGAAATAGAAGAAGAAGTTGAGGAAGAAATTCCTGAAGAAAAAGTTGAAGAAGAAGTTGTTGAAGAAGAAGTAAAAGAAGAAAAAGTTGTTAAAAAAGCTACACCAGCTAAAAAACCAGCTGCTAAAAAAACTACAGCTAAGAAAACAACTAAAAAGTAATATATGAAAATAACTCAGTATCAAGATATTTATACTGCGTTCCTTTCACAAGTTGATGATGAACTTTTAGCCAATTCAACTGATGAGCAAATCAATGCTCAACTCTATCCTGTGCTTTTAGCTGCTATTAACGATTTTGCTAGAATTAGTGAGCATAATTTAAGGAAGAGAGATGAAAGAAACAAAGTATTCTATGAAACATTATCGGAAGATGAAATAGAAGTTTTAGCCATTTGTATGAAAGCTGCTTGGCTTGAAAGATATATCAATTCTAGTAGAAAAATTGAGCAACAATATTATGATGCAGGTATTAAAACTTATTCACCTAACGAGAACTTAAGAAATTTAACAACTTTATATCAACAATATTTAGCGGACGCTAGAAAAGCAAAAACTGAATATACTTATAAAAGAGTAAGCGTTGTCGGTAACTTTGGTGGATTAGGAAAAACAGAAAAAGCTTACGATAAACCAAAAAGAACAATTCATAATGGCGACGAAGAAGACCCACTAAACTAGGAATCATAGGAGGGAAATTATGGATAAGAAAGCAATTTATAACCAAATAGTGAATAGATTATTCAAAATGCTATGCTGGAATGACGAAGGTAAAAACTGGTTAAAGTTATATGATGAGTTTTTACAAGACATATCTCTAAGCGAATATTTAGAAGAAGAAGTAAAAAGCTACTTAGTCTTACGAGTAGTTTGTCTTAAGTACGTAAACAAAAAAGTTTTTAGGGACACAATATTTGAGGTAATAAATTATGTCGAGTCCTTACCAAGCGTATAGAGATAGAGTTCAATATAAAGGTAAGACAAAAAGAGAGTATGTTAAAACAAAAGTTAGTGAGAGCATAGATTCCTTAATAAATGATAGCCAATATGGATTTACAATAAAAATAAACGGAGAGGAAAAGGATGTAGCAATCCTTTCTACAAAAACTACTCAAGAGTATGAGGCCGCAAATGTTATTGCGCCTTTAGAAGTGGGATTAGAAAAAGGTGTTATCTTTGATTGGGATAATACCGATGATACTGTTGGTGATGAACATTGGATAGTTTTAAAGAAAATGTTTCGTCCAGACCAACCTGGTTTTAATGGTATAGCATATCGTTGTACTGGAGATTTAAAATGGATTGATGAAAAAGGACAATTGCAAGTACAACATGCTTACATTCGTTCAGGACGTATTACTAATGCTTTGGGGGTTACTCCTGACGTAAACAGAGTATTTGATAATATAGTAATGCACGATAGCGACTGGAATATGATGGCTGCAACTCCAATGAACTTAAATTTAAAAAGAGAAATGCGTTTCATAATTAAAGGCCAAGCTTATCGTGTATCTAATATAGATAATGTTTCTATTGATAATGTATCTATTCTATCTTTTGAAGATGATAGAATTTTAGATACAGACGATATAGAAAATGGAATTGCTTATACAGATGTATATGATTACACATTTAAACTTAATGCTGAAGAGCCTATTAAACTTTATGGTGGCGATGTTAAGAAAATGCCTATTAGTGTTTTAAATAAAGGTAATGTTGTTGAAGAAGAAATTATTTTAACTTCATTAACTCCTGATATTATTGAGGTTGAAGAAGATAGAATAATTGGTAGAGGAATAGGTGAAGGTTTAGTTAGATGTGCTTTAAGCAAAAATGAAACAAAATATAAAGATATAAAAGTAATAGTAGAAGAAGGTCATGAAGAAGATATAGAAGAAATATATATAGTAGGTAATGATTATATCGCATGGAATACTTCAGAAACTTATTCGTTATCAAATAATAAGGATGCTGCCTTTGCTGTAGAATTTAAGTCAAAAATTAAGCATTCTCAGCCTATATTTAATAATAATAGTATAACTATATCAATTAAAGATAAATACAGCGGTACGGTTATTATTTCGGCTGAATATGAAGGTAAATTGATTACGAAAGAAGTTTATATAAAAACACTATAGGAGGGAAATAAAATGATAGTTAATAAAAATAATGTTGAGACAGATTGCTTTCTAGATGTCAATAATGACATTTATAGACTTATCACCCTTTTCAATAGTGATGAGGCATTAAAAAGATTTTTAATTTATACTGATAGGAGACCTTTAGAAGACTATGAGGTTGTTAATAGAAAAAGCCTAGAAGAATATGGCGTTAAATCTATTGCAGACTTAGATTTAAGAGATAAACAAATTTGTAGAGTTCCAGTTCTTCCAGCTAATGAAGAAGATGGAAGTCTAATAGTTGTAACTCTTATATCAGGAGAAAAATTATTTGAAGCAAATTCGGTTGTACCAACAATAGCTGTAGATGTATTTACTCCTGCAAATCAATGGGTAATAAATGAAGGCATTAGGCCTTTGCAAATAGCGCACGTAATTAACAACTTAGTGCAAAATCAATTATCGCAAACAGGCGGAGTTAAATATCGTTTAACCGGGTTCGTCAACGCACAGCTATCTGATGTTCTTCTAGGTTATCGATTACTATTCGATAGTGTTGTAGATGATTAAGATTAAATTAGAAAGATTACTCAGTAATACTCCAATACCGTTAATAAATGGCTTACATATATACCAACCAACTGTGCAAGAAATTATAGATATGGGAGAAGTAATGTATTGGAGTTTACTTAAAATATGGTGTTTGAATAGGGAAGAACTGGTTCCGCAAGAAACTCCGGAAACCTCACAATTAAGTGATTATCAGATATGGTGTTTATATATGCTTAAATCTAGAGAAATGCAAGTTAGATGTATACAATCGGTTGATTTGTTTTTACATACTAAAATCGAGTTTCTTTCAGTTTCAAATACTATAGTTATAGGGGAGAACGAATCTTCTACGATTATTGACGAAAATTTTTACAATATGATGAAAGATATTTGTACTGCACTTTTTAACGTTGGCTCAGAAGAAAAAGAGGAACAGTATAAAGAAACTCCTAATATGTCCGAAAGAGAACGAGAAATGATTCGCAAAATGAAGGCTAGAGAGGAAAAACTTAATCAAATAAGAAATGTCGATGGAAAATCAGAAGACCGTTTTGCAAAACAAATTGTGTCATTAGTCGCTATCGGGGGATATACTTTTGATGAAGTATATAATATGACTTTGGTACAAATGATGTATTTGCTAAAAAAATATGTAGCGATTCAACGCTATGAATTATATACTGGGCTTAGTCCTTATATGGACTCTAAAAAGTCTCAACCACCTGAGCATTGGTTAGACGTTTAATACAATTAGGAGGTATGTAATATGTTAGATATTCAAGGTAGAAAATATGCTGCTGTTACTGTTTGTGACGTTACATTATATGACCTAGTTACTAAATATCCAGTTATGTATTTCGATACATTAACAGTTACTAACCTAGAAGGTAGTGCTGAAACAACTGATATCCAAGGTGGACAAGGTAACGCTACTTTAGCTTCTATTTCACATAGTAAATCTGTTAGCTTAGAATTTGACGACGCTATCATGACTATGAGTTCTTTAGCTGTATTAGCAGGTGGAGAATTAAGAGAAGGAACTGATGATAATAAAATCGTTATGCCTAATACTGAATTAGTTAAAGTTGCTGAAGGAGCTACTTCTATCACATTATCTAGAAAAGCTCGTAAAGGTTCTTATGTTTATATTGCTGAGTTAATTGATGGTATTTTATCAACAGCTACTAGAACAACTGACCCATTAGCAGAAGAAACAGAAGTAATCGATATTAGTTTATTCTATAATTATAAAGATAGAAGCGATGTTAAAGACGCTACATTTAGAGTATTCTATGAATATGAATTCGGATACCCAACTAAAGCTGAAGAATTAACTGAATTAACAGTATTAGCTGACAAATTCGCAGGAACTTACAGATTCGTAGGAGATACATTATTATTCAACCAATTTACTGGTGTTAATGATATTTTCCAAATTGAAATTCCTAAATTAAAATTAGACGGAGCATTCTCAATCAATCTAAATGCAGCTACTGAAGCAGTAGTATTTGCTTTCAATGGTAAAGCATTAAGAGACGATGAAGGTAGAATGGTAGTCTTCCGTCAATTACGTCAAGAAGGTAAATCTGGAGACGAAACTTACGGACAATATGATGGTTCATTCAAACGTGTACCAGCTAAAGAAGTTACAGTTGACTCTGTTGATGGACACTTAACTCCAACAGGAAGAGTATATCCATTAGACGAAAACTATAATCCAGTTTCATCTATCTAATAGAAAACATTTTGAGAGAAGAGAAATCTTCTCTCTTATTTTTTTTGCTTTTTTACTTGACAGATTTACTATCATATGATATAATGTAGAGGAATAGTGGAAAAAACCTTAAGTTTCTCTACTATAAAATAGAGGAGGAGATGTCTAATGCTAGAACAACTAACAATGCAAGAGGTATCTCAGATTATACTAAGTGTGCCAGAAGGCGTAGAAATACCTGGCAAAAGAACTTATTATACTGGGGAGCCAATTATGATAATCAACAAACCAGGGTTGTCTAATCTTAGTTTTGTTGCAAAACCGGTAAAAACGGAGGATGGCAGAGGTTTTATAGGACAAGCTGGTTTAACAAATGAAGTTAAATTTATTATCAATGAAGGCTCTATATTATATGGTTTATGGTCATATATATATGGAGAAGAGCAGAATACATCTGCTCAAGTCTTACAAGGAGTAGAATATATAACTCCTAAAGACGGAAAATTATATTTGGGAACATTACCTAAAACTTTATTTTTATATGAAATAAAAGATAATGAAACAATTACTATTGACCCAGATGATTACGAGGTGCAATACGAGGATGAGACTAATAGATACTATATTGACTATCAAGATGTGAAGGAAACCTCTAACTATATGGCTAGTTACACATATCAGGCTGTTCCTGATTATATTACGAAAATGAAGCAAATTCATAATAATATATTTGCAGCGATGGATATATATATTGATGCAGTAGATAAAAAGAATGATGATAAATATATCGTTTATATTCATTGCGATAAAGTTCAAGTAGACACCGATTTAATAATTTCTGTAAACAATAGCCAAAAGGCATCATTTACGCCAATCTATATTAATTCTGTCCCTATACAAGATAACAAAGGTAGCGTTAATAAAGATATAGCAACTGTGATGGTAATTAAGAATGGCTAATAATTTAGCAGGATATAACGAACTTTTGAAAAACGGTGTTAAACAAAGATACTTAGGTAAAAATGGTATTATGTATGAATATATTTTACATTATGGAGCAAATCCTTCGAAGTTTTATGAAGAAGCTGTGGATGTACGTTCTATAAAATGGGGAAGGGCTAGACCTTCTACAAAGAATGGTAATATTTATAGAAGAGGTACTTATCAACCAGTGGGAAGTAAAAAATATTTCACTTTTTATAATTTAAAACACGACATAGAGGCTCCAACCGTTGACGAAATAGTTATAGATACAAGGTAATATGAATAATAATATAGAAGCCCAAAAACTTAATTGGGGAAAGGGAAGAGGTAGCTACGATTGGTTTAGTAGATATTCTTCTATTAGATGGAATTTGAATGGTTTAATTGAAGCTGCTAGGAATACAGAAAACAGAGTCAAAGATAAACTAATTTCACTTAGTAGCAAGCCAGGAGAGCTACGAGGTAAAACACTTGCACAAATATTAACATTACCTGAAGAGGTGCAATATAATATTGATAAAAATAAGGATATAGATTTAATAGAGACGGAAGTTATAAATTTATTGATAGATACTGGTTACGCTACGCAAGCCGCTATAGATATACTGGTTTCGCAAGAGGGATATAAAAGTTTAAAAGCCGGTATTAAACAGGGGGATAAATATTCTACTAAATCCGAATTGGTTAAAGGATTACAAGACTTAGCCCTAGCAAAAAAGCTTGGATTTGCAGAAGTCAATGTATCATTTCAAGGAGGAGAAAGAATAGATAGAGATATAACTTTAGAGTTTATACAACGAGGTCCTCGTGGAGGAGTATCTGGTTCTGCTAAAGTTATGGATGAAGTAAAAAGTAATATGGGCAATTTTTATTTAGGAGGAAGTACAGAAGGAGTCGATATATTAATGAGGCTCTTAAAAAGTAAAGGTACTACCTACGAAAAAGTTGTTACAAGAGAAGGCAAGATAAGATGCTTTTTCCATATTACAAATAAAGAATTAGAACAAGCTGTAAGTTATGTTATATATCATAAATATAATGCTATGGAACGACCAGGTGGTAAAGATTTTACTTCAAATGTAGTCTTTACAAGTCCAAACGGGGATGTTAGATTGTTAAGTGATATGTTAATAGAATTACAGCAAGATATAAGTAAAGGAAAAAATTCTACAATAATGAAACTAATTTGGGAAAAACTAGAGTCCGGTAAAGCTAGAGTAAGTTTGGGCTATGGTTTTAATAGATAGGAGGGAAAAAGATATGGAAATTACTATTAAAAAGGATGTTAATACTAAATCATTAGTATTAAGACATCAAATGTTAGAACAAGCAGTTGTTCTTTTAGGAGAAAGGGAAGAAGCATTACAAACAGAAAAAGACCTTTATATTATGCTAAGTATGATAGATTTGTTAGCAGAGGAAGATATTATTAAGTATTGTAATGAAAGTGAAGAAAATTTAATAGATATCCTAGAAAGGGAAGTAGAACCAACTTTCTTAAAATTATTAGAGCAAGAAGATTATAAAGAATTATACGAATTTTTAAGAGAGGAATTAGATGTTTATTGTTATTACCAATATGAAAGTAATCATAATATTATAAAAATGATTACAACAGTAGCTTCTATATTTGCGGATATGACTTCTGAAGATAAAGCTAAAGCATTAGAAAAAACAGCAGAAATTGCTAAAGAAACAGAAATCGCTAAAGAAGAAATTAAAGCAGAAAAGACAGAAAAGATAAATGCAAAATTAGAAGCTTTAGTAGAACAATATCAAAAAAAGAGTGTAGAAGAAAATAAAAAACCAGAAGAAAACAGTGCCGAATAAGCACTGTTTTTTATTTGGAATAAAGGAGGGAGAAGATGAAAAATAAGAAGTTTCAAGCTAGCATGGAGATAGATGTTAGTTTCGTTGGAAAGACAGCCGAACTTGTTAAAAGTTTAGAGGCTGACGTTAGCAAAGTTGATTTAAGTTCTAAACTTCTTAAAGGGACAGAGCAAAGCGTTAAGAGAGCTTTTAAAGAAATATATACAGACCTTGACAAGATGTCAAGTGCTATAGGCAAAAAGGGGCTTAATACTAAACAATATACCCAAATCTTTGACACTCTTAATACTAGAATTAAACAAAACTTAGGTGAAATAGGTAACCTTGGTTCAGCTCTAAAAAATGCTTTTAATAGCGATGCTAATAAGCAAGCAATAAAAGATTTAAAAACATATAAGAAACAATTAGAAGAAATAAATAAACTTATGTCTGCTCAGAAAGGAGCTGAGACAAGAGCTAATACGGCTAAAACAAAAATTAAGACCGAAACAGGATTAGATGTTGATTCTAAGACAACATCAAAAATGTTGAGTGAGATTCAAGATAGATTATCTAATAGCTTACAACCTACTAAGACTCAACAAACTTGGCTAGAAAAAAATGGCTTAGATGAGAAAACATTAAAAAGAGTTTATGATTTATTAGGACAAGTTGCAGCACAACAAGAAAAGATTTCTCAAGGTAGAGAGGCCGGTAAGAAGATTACTGGTGAAAATACATTAGAAGCCAGTCAATCTAAATTATTAGGGAATATAGCAAGTGCAGAAGACGTAGCTATCATAGAAGATATGTCTAAAGAGACAGAAAACTTTAGTAACGCTGTAAAAATTGCGGAACAAAATGAAGAAGAGTTTAGCAAATCAGCAAATGCGGCTGCAGACCAACTAGAAAGAGAGAAAGAAAGTGCAAGAACTTTAAAAGAGGTACTAGCACAATTTGGTATCGTAATAAGTGCAGCTGGTATAGCTAATTATTTTAAAGAGTTAGCAAAATCATCATTTGAATTCTATAAATCATTAGATTATGCGTTAAATCAAATTTATATTGTATCTGATTTATCTTCTAAGGCAGTAGACAGCTTAAAAACTAATTTTATTGGTATGGCTAGAGAAACAGGTATGGCGTTAGATGATATTACTACAGCAGCAGTATTATTCTATCAACAAGGTTTAAATACCGATGAAGTTATGGAAATGACTGAGGTTACTGCGCAATTTGCGAAAGTTGCCGGTATTGATGCAACAGATGCAGCAGATAAGTTAACAGCGGCTGTTAATGGTTATTGTTTAAGTGCCGAAGACGCAGCTAGCGTAGCCGATAAGTTTAATAAAGTAGCAGCTGCATCAGCAGCAGATATTAACGAATTATCTACAGCATTCAGTAAGGCTGCCGCACAGGCTAACCAAGCTGGTGTAAGTATGGATAATTATCTTGCTTATATCGCAACAATGGAAGAAGCAACACGTGAAGCGCCAGAAAACTTAGGTACTTCATTAAAGACAATATTCTCTCGTATGCAACAAATTAAGACAGGAGAGAATACAGAAGACAATACTGATGTCAATAATGTAGAAACTGCTTTAAAATCAGTAGGTATAGCTTTAAGAGATACTGAAGGACAATTAAGAGACCTAGAAGATATCTTCGATGAGTTAGGGCCTAAATGGCAATCATTAGACCGTAATACACAAGCATATTTAGGAACTATTATTGCTGGTACTCGTCAACAATCTCGTTTTATTACTTTAATGCAAAACTGGGATAGAGTATTAGAATTAAGCGAAGAAAGCGCTAATAGTGCTGGACAACAAGCGTTAATGCACGCTAAGGCAATGGAAAGTATCGAGTCTAAGGTACAACAATTACAAGTTGCATGGCAAGAATTTATTTCTAACTTAGCTGATAGTTCTATATTTAAAGGTATTATTACAACTCTAACTACCTTCTTAGACAAAGTTAATAGTGGTTCAAAACCTTTCTTCTTATTAGCAACAGCTATAACAGCAGTATTAAAACAAGTAACTAAATTACAAGGGCCTATTGGTAAATTATTTGCTAAATTAGGAAAAGGTGCTAAGAGCGTATTAAGTTTAAATAAAAACAATTTAAAATTAGCGAAAAGTTATATTAGTTCTGCAAAACAAGTAAAAACTTATACTAAAGCCATAGACCAAAATAAAGCTAAAATGATGAGTATCGGTCAAGAAAATGACGCCTTAATAGCAAAAATGAAGGTATATGAGGAAGCAATTCGCCAAACAGGAGATTCAGAGGAAGATGGAGGAAAATCTGTTGAAATTTTAAAGAAAGAATATGCAGATTTACAACAACAATTACAAGAAAATATAAACACATATAATCAATTAAATGGTGAAAATCAAGAGTTACAAGATAACGTAAATAAAGTAGCTCCAAATTTGGAAAACGAAAAGAAAGCTTTCCAAGAAGTTTCAGCAGGAGTCCAAAATTTAGCTGGTGGATTTGCTGGATTAGCAATGGTTACTGATGGAGGTATTAGTAGTATTGCTCAATTAGCATCAACATTTTTAGGGTTTGTCGGAATGGCTATACCGGCTATAGCAGAATTATCAGCTGCTGAAAATACTTCAATTATATTACTATTAGTTAAATTAGGTCCAGTTATCTTAGCAGGAGTCGTAGCTTTAATTAGTTTAGTTAAAACTTTAGGAGAAGCTTTAGGAAATACAGATGAAAAGATGTCTGAAGCTATTGATAAGATGTCGGATTCTGTTGAAGAATACTCTAATGCTGCTACAAAAGTAAAAGGAGCTAAATCTTTATTAAAGAATTATGAAGAGTTATCTGGTAAAATATATCGAACTGCACAAGAACAAGAAAAATTAAATGACTTAGCGCAACAATTGGGAGATTCTTTAGATGTTGAAGTAATAGAAGACCAATATGGTAATCTTTCAGTTTCTATTGACGAGGTTAGAGAAAAAATAAGCGCGTTAATAGAAGACCAAGAAGACGCTAGAAAAGAAATGATAAAAACCGAACATGAGTCAATAGAAGAATTTGACCATAGAGGCAAGGTAGACGAGTTTTACGATAGATATTTAAAATCTCATAGAACTGATGTTCGTAAGGCTATGTCAGATATAGAATTGGATATAGATTCATCTGAATTAAAGACAGATGCCAAAAATGTAGAGTCAATAATGGACGAATTAAAGAATAGCATTATTGATGATTCTAATGAAATGGCTGAAGCTTTTGGTGGAGCTGGTATTAAATGGAGTTTGACAGAAGATGTTGAATCAGCTATTAAAGTTTTCCAAGATGCCAATATAGATAATGAACAATGGAATAATTTATTTGGAACATTTAATAATTTACAAGAAAGACTTGATTCAATAAGTTATGATAAAGCTTTAGAAGTAGTAGAAAGTGCTGTTAAATCTTGGGGTGAAGCTGCAGGGTTAACAACTCAACAATTAAATGAAATGACTGACGCCATTATGAACAGTTTATATGCTGGAAGTAATTTAAACAAGACTATTTCTAAATATCAAAAAATTATTGATAAATATAGCGGAACCGATTTAGAAACTCGTAAGCAGGCTTATACAAAACAAAAGAATGATGCTTGGGATGCAGCAGATAATAACGGAGAATGGGATTTATACAATCCATTCTATAAGAGTGATGAAGAAGCTGAATATGAATCCGCTAAGAAAAAACTTAAATTATTAGAAAAAGAAGAAGAAGCTTATAGAAACATCAAATCCATGGATGAACAAATCAATAAAGGATTAGAATATGGATATGATATTAACGGAAATTATGTTAAACTTTTAGACAAGCGTAATGAGCTTGCAGAAAAATATAATATAGCAAGCTATGAAGAAGAACAACGTGCAGAAAGAATGCGTGAGTTGCTAGGACAAATGAACGACGTATCCGGCGAATGGATAGACAGATTTGGTTTATTTGAAGAAGATAGCGAAAAGATATTATTAGCATGGCAAGAAAGTGGAATGTGGTCTAAGATGATGGACGCATTCAAAGTAGATGAAAATCAAGCCACTCAATTATTGACTACTCAATTAGTTAACATTATCGAAAATACAGATGATGAAGAAATGAAAAGAGCAGCTCAAGAAAAGTTAGATAATGTATTTAAGGGAGTTACTGTTTCTGGAATTATGTCTTGGTCTGAACTTGGAGAAGGATTACAAAATGCTAGTGAAGACCTTAGAAAAATGAATAGCTTAATGCAAGAATTTAAAGAAACAGGAGCTTTTACATTAGATACTTTTATAGATTTATGTGATGTCTTAGACACTATAGATATTTCTCAGGTATTTGATGCGGGTCAAATGAATAAATATCTACACGCATTAGATACTTTACAATTAGGATTTGATGCTAGTACAGGAATGATTACAGCTAATAAAGACGCCTTAATAAGTTTACAAGAAATTCAAGAAATGGCGACACAAGCTAAATTAAAACAAATGTCTCAAAGTCTTGAAGCAGATAAGGCATCATTATTATCTCAGATATATTGCATTCAAGCGGAGATATCTGCTAATGAAGCATTGATAGAAGAGTTAAAGGCTAAAGGAGATACAAGTGTTAAAATTGATGAATTAGAACTTGACTCGATGACTAACTATACAGGTAAAATGCTTCAAGCATCACAATTATCTGCTAATATATACTATGATATGACACAACAATCTTCATCTTGGGCAAAAACAAGTATTGCGAATGCCGCACAAGTTGGGGAAGCGGTTAAAGCTGCTATGACAGGTAATTTAGGTCAAGCAAACTTAAATTCTTATTTAAAGAATATAGTTTCAACTTGGGATTATAAATCAACTGGTTCATATGCTCAATTAGATATATTAAAAGATAAAAATGGTTTTGTTAAGGTTCAAGACGCAATTGCAGCCTTAGAGAAATATAATCAAAAAGGTAGAAACACAATAGATGAATTATATGCTCAAATAAAAGGTATTGAGAGCATGCAAGGCCTATTAAATAAAATGGCAGATTCTGGTTTAGGAAAATTAGGTACTGACTTAGATGATGCTGGTGATTCAGCCGATAGATATCTTGGCAAGTTATGGGAAATCTTTAACATTATTAACAAAATTGAAGCGGCAGAAAAACGTTTAGCAATTTTAGAGAAAGCAAATGCTAATGCTAGAGGTAAAGCTTACTCGGATTTATATCAAAGACGTTTAGCTTTACAAAAGAAAGTTGCAGAATATACAGAACAAGAAATAAAAGAACAAAAGAATTTAGTTATCTCTGAACAAGAAGCTATTAAGAACAGCCCGGTCGGAGATGTATTCTCATTTAATGAGTATGGAACAATTATTATAGATTATGAAAAATATTTAAAATTACAAGACAAGTCTATTGATGGAGAACAAACATTGAAAGAACTTGCGGATAATTTATATGACGAGTATGAAGAATTATATGATAATTTATTAGACTATGCAGAAGGGTACGTTGATAAATTACAAGAAATCATTGATATGGAACAAGAACAAATTGATACCTATATTGATTTAGAGCATTCTGTTGCAGAAGCGGTTAAAGAAATTTATCAAGAAATGTTAGATACTAAATTAGAAGCAATAGACAGGGAAATTGAAGCTTTAGATAAACTTCAAGAAGCGCGAGAGAGAAATAACCAACAATTACAAAATTCTAGAGACCTATCTAAAATGCAAACAAGTTTAAATAGAAGTTTAATGGATACTTCAGGAGCTTCTAGTATTAAACAATTAGATTACAGAGACCAAATTCGTCAAAAATTAGAAGATATGGGTGAAGATGCTTATTCTCAAAGAATGGACGATATCAAAGACGCTCTATCAGACCAAAAAGATATGCTTCAAAGAGAATTTGACGAATTCTTTAAAGATTGGGAGCAATTATATACAATGGTCGAAGAGAGAATACTAGATGATGAAGACGCAGTATTACAAGTATTAAAAACAACTAGCGATTTTAAAGAAGCATCTAGCATACAACGTAGACAGTTATTAGATGAATGGTCTACTAAATATGCTGCAGCTATGAGTGGATTACAAGATGGTTATACAATAGGTGATTTATATGATGACCTTACTAATTTAAAAGACAATCTTTTAGACAAAGTTGATACTCTTTTATCAACAGATGTTAGACAAGATATGGCTAGCAGAGTCGGAAAAGAAGTAAGTGATGCTTTAAGAGGATATTATGATAGTATTACTAGTGCTATCAATTCTGCTGCAGGTAGAATTGCTTCTGCATCTTCAAGTGCTGGTAGTCCTACTAGCGGTGGTATTTCTAGAAGTAGCTTAGATGCCAGTGCTAATACAATAAATAATGCTAATACGGTTTTACCTACAAAAACATCTACTAATTCTATACCAGACTCTAAATTCTCTGTTGGGGATAAAGTTCGTTCTAATAGTGGGTCTACTTTAGCTCCTTGGAAAAACAATAATGGTTCATTTAGCCAAAAAACAGGATTATTAGATGCTTACCTTATGTTAGGTAGTTATAAGATTTTGGAAAAACAATATGATAAAAACAGAGGACTTTGGTTCTATAAATTGAATACTACTCCAGCAGCATGGTTCTCAGGACTTCAATTAAAATATAAACAAGGTGGTTTAGCAGACTTCACAGGACCTGCATGGTTAGATGGTACTAAGTCAGCTCCAGAAGCGGTATTAAACGCTGCACAGACAAAAGCGTTTATGAGTTTAGTTGATAATTATGATAAATTACAATCTGGATTAGCCGGAAGTACAGCAAATGTAGTTATAGAAAGTATAAGTTTTAATGTTGATAGTATGTCATCACCAGAAGATGGAGAAAGAGCATTTAATGTATTTGTAGAAAAATTCAACGATATTGGTAAAAGAACTGGTTTAAGTTTGACACCAACACGCAAGGTATAATATAGAACGTAGGAGAAATCCTGCGTTCTTTTATTTTTACCCATTTTAGACTACTTTATAATAGAGAGATAAACTAATCAAAGGAGGGAAAATATGGCGATGAGAGCAGTAAAACGTGGAGAATTATTCTCTACATTTATTTACGATGGTAAAGATTGTGCTGATATGGGCGTATATAATGTAACTTCTAGTTCTACATATACAATGAATATTGAGCCAAAGTTTAATGACCAAAGAAAAAATGTGCCAATGTATGACGGTTCATATTATTATGGGACACAGATTACTGGTCAACAATTTAAGATGAATTGCTTTGCTCATGATTTATCAGCTATAGAATATAATAGATTAAGAGCCTGGTTAAATCCAAGAAAAGTTGGGCGTTTAATTTTATCAGACCAACCATATAAATATTATGTAGTAAAACCAGTTTCTGTTTCAGATTTAGGGGCTATACCTTTAATGAGTATTCAAACACCACAAAATTCAGTGCTTGGAGATTTTATAGAAGGAGATGTAGTATATACAGGAAGTTTTTCGGTAACATTTGAAACAGTTGGTTCTGCGTATGGATATGGATTCTGTTATTATAGAGATGATTTAATTTATGATGCAAAAGAAAAATATGGTAGAGATTATTATTATAATGCCGGTTTATTATATAGGGATATGAGTCCAAGAACAAAATGGACAATCGAGGCTAATGCAGATGACCAAGAAATACCAATGTATAATCCTGGCAGCGCGGACGGATATCCTCAATATACCATTAAACACGAAGGCACATTTCCAGACAGGAGTTTTATTAAATTAACTAACAAAACTCTTGAAGAACAAAATAATATGTCGTATAATGTAGTTATAGATTTAAGTGGATGCGTTGGAGATGTTATCATTGACACACAATCACAATTATTACAAGATTCACAAAAGAATTACTTTTATGGTAGATTTTCAGGGTCTCCTGTTAAACTAAACCCTTATGAAGATGTAATAGAGTTGCCAGAGACATTCGTTCAAAATATTGAAGATACAGACCTTAAAGAATATGATAGTTTTTATATTGAAAATAATGTAGTATCAGTTAATCCACTTGTTATGACAGTAAGCGAGGATTTAATTGGCAGATATTTTTGCGTAATGGGAAATGGTGGTAGTAAGATTATAAGCGTTGACACAGGGAATAACAAATTAACTCTAGATAGTTCGGTTCAAACATATGATTTATTACCGGGCGAAATTGACCATGGTGTTGTAGTTAGACAAGCTGGTATGGGATTTAATTATGTAGAAGTAAATAACAGTATGCCGGTATCAGGAAACGACGGAGATGTATGTACTGTAGAAGGAAAATGGTATGTATATCTATATGATGAATGGCGTGAAACTAATATGTTTGACAGCAAAGAAGATTTTAAAAATGGTTATGGAAACTATATAACTATTTACAAATTGTTTGGTGCCACAATAGTAAAATTAGATATGATTACTATCACTACTGGTCCAACATTATATTTTAGACAAATGGGTTCACTTACTCCTCGACAAGGTGTTAATATGCCAGAGTTTGAGTTGGAAGCTGAATTATTACCAAGATATTTATAGGAGGGAAAAGAGATGCAAGATTTTATTAGAATTGGCGGAGAGGTAATATCTTCTCCATTAAACGAGAACTTTAGAAGATTATTAAATGCCATCAGTGTTGCTAATGTAAACTTAGTATTCCCAGAAGAAAACGGGGTTGTAAATACTATTGCAGATATGTATGCCATACCAAATCCGCAAAGCGCTCAAACTTGTTATGTAATTTCTAGTGGTGAATTGTATCGTTATGACAAATCTGGCGAAGGAAAATGGATTAGGATAGCTGATTTCGGTCAAACATTTAGACAAGGTTTCTTAAATTCAGGTGTGGTTGTAGCTGCAGGTCCTATGACAAAATCCGGAGCAAATAAGATTTCAATTCCAGACATTTTAGTTTATTACAAAAACAAAGAAGGAGACGGAAGATACTTAAAAGGAATGTATGCCGTAGGAGCTCAAGAAATAGATGCTAGCGCTCAAAATAGTCCTGGAGTATATTCTATATATGCGACTATGCAAAACCGCCAAGAACCAGGTTATATTGTGTCTGGCGGCATGCCTACAGAAGACGAAGTAGAAAAAATTTATATAGGGTCATTCTTAGTAGATATTTCTACTGAAATTATGGAAGATTTTATATTCACAATACCAGATATGGCTTATACAGCTGACCGTGGTATGTTTTATATAGATGGTGGACAAGCAAGTGGGTTAAATCTTATCGGTGCTGACACCCATGATGCGAAAGTTAATAGAAACGGTGGTTATTATTATGATGAAGGTGTCGGATATCCTCAAGGACCAATTGACCACTATCCAGCAGATGTAGATAATGGTTCAAATTATAATTTAAAAGAATACGCCGCTGAAAGTCCAGTAGATGTTTTATATTATATGGTTCCAGATAATGGACTAAGTAAACAAATTATACCTGCTAATGGTTTAATTGCAAATAAATACTGGGACCCAGATACTCAAGAGTTAAAAACAGTTGAAGAAGGATATTTTACAATTCAACAACACTTTGTAACACCAAATGGTCAAAATATTGTATTATATGGTACAAAGACTTACAACTCTATGGGTGATGCAATTTCAAATTTAAACAATGTATTCGGTACAGATATTAACTTCCCATATGTAGAAGCAACAAGAATGGTTGTAGGAAACTTAGCCAACTTCGATAGTGGTGATAGCGCTCATGTAGCTTATTATACATTAGGAAGATTGGCTCAAGTAGGTACAATAAGTCCTGAATTTGCAGATAATGTATTTAAGATTTATAGTGGAGATACAACAGATACAACACCATCTGCAATAAGATTTAATTTAAAAGAATTACAAGACGAAAATTATGATGTTAATACAAACGGTTTATTTAATTTATTTGTAGGTTCTTATGGAACTACAAGACAATTATTTAGTTTAGCTGACAAATATATTCAAGATGAGAGAATAGACCATCCAACACTAACACAACAAGATAATCGTAGATATGATAATAAACCTGGTTATCAATTAGTCGATAAAGCAGATTTAGAAGATGCTATAGACCGTATCGCTGCGATAGAAAGTGAGATATGGCATGTTTACGATAGCTCAAAGAATAGATATGAACAAAGTGTTCGTAAAAGATTATTTGATACTGAAGGAAGACTTGATGCTCATGATGTTACTTTAGCTGACCATGAAACAAGAATAACATCAAATGAACAAAATAAGGTAAATAAAACTACTACAATAAATGGTTATACTTTAGGAGATACAACAGGTGTTTCTGAAGCAAAAGTTATTACGTTAGTTACAGGAGATATCGCAGAGGGTACTGGTTCAGGTGGCACAGTAAATCAATGGTTTACTCAAGCAAGAGTTAGTGAAAATACAGACGTAGTAAGTGCGAAAGCTCATGCAGATACTCTTTCTGCTACCGACGACGCTGAAGACCATGTAAAAGTAAATCCACATAATTTATCAACAGACGATATAAATTATTTAATAGATACAACAAAAATATTTGTAACTCCAGAAGAAGAAAGAAGAATAAGAGCAGACAGATTACCAGAAAATACTATCCAAGCTTTAGCTGATTTAGATGCTAAGAATATGGATAATTTACCTATTTCTAAGTTAGGTGGAAATAGAGAAACTCCAACAGGAACAGAAACTTTATTAGGTAATTTTAAATCATTAAAGTTCTTTGAAGATGGAGTAGATTTCGATGTCTCATCTAATGGAGAGACTTTAACATTAAATATTAAAGGACAATTAGATGAAAACAGAGTAATGATGAAAAATCGTTATGCTACATTAGAAGCAGAATATCCTAGTTTATATGGTGGATACGTAGATAAAGCCGTAAATGCAGAATTTGCTTATAATGTTGCTGGAATTGAAGAAGCTAATGCTAATCAATATTATGGTACAGATAGTGTAGGAACTGTAGGAATACATGATTTGCCTATTTATGTAAGTACTGTAAATCAAGGTTCATTTGCATCTTTAGACCAAATAATATTCGTACCGGTAGATGGTTCGGTTGAAGAAAGACATTTAACTAGTACTTTAGCAGATAAAATAAATAACAACTATCATACAATTTATGATGGTGGTACTTTAAAAAGTGCCGAAATCAATACTTTTAAATTCGGTAATAATTTAACAGTAGACATAGATGGACATGCTGCAACAATTAACGCTACAGGCAGTGGTGGACAAAGTGTTACAGAATTTGCAAATCTAGATGATGTAGATGTAGTATATACAGGTAATGCAGGAAAAATGTTAGTGGTAAATTCTACAGAGAATGGTATAGTATTATCAAATGCTCCAGCATTAACAGACTTTATGCGTAAGAGTATATATGTAAGCTCAACAGATATTAGTAAAGTAAAGAAAGCTGAACAAGCTGATAACGCTACTTTAGCCGCTACAGCAACTAATGCGTTAGCAGTAAATAGTAAGGCGGTTGACGATACAGATACTTCTACAGCTTCTTTATGGACAGCTGCTAAGATTATATCTAATACAACTTCACAAATTAGTAATGAAGGAGTTAACACTTATAGTGGTACAACAGTGCCAGCAGCAAGTTTAGGAAAAAACGGCGATATATATGTGTTAATAGAAAGTTAGGAGGTGAAACTCTATGGCTTTAAGTAATATAGTTGGTGGTAAACATATTAGTACTCAAGGTGGTAGTGCAGTATTATGTTTAGTTGTAAGAGGATGGACAAGCGATGTTTCAGGAGGTAAAGGAAAAGTCCATGCCGACGGGTTCATGGGATGTACATGGACTTCTCCCCCTTACTATCAATGGTCTCATACAGGTACAACATATATAGATGGTACAAATAAAGGTACATTAAGTAATGAGCCAAACAGTTCTGGTGACTGGTCATCGGGTAATAGCTTTACATATTCTGGGAGAGCTTGTAAAATAGCTTGTCGTGTTTGTAACGAATACTCTACAGAATTTAATTATGGTTATGGGGCAACCAAGAGCGTTACTGTAAAGGTTACTTATACCGTTTCTGGTTCAGCAAGTTATCTGCCAACAAAGGGAACTCATGAAGCTAGTGGGACAGTTACTTTACCTTCTCAAACAGCTACGGCTCCAAGTTCGGTTACCGTAAATAGCGTAAGTACTGGAGTTGGTACAGCTACTGTGTCTGCATCTGTAACTGGAACTTATACAAATATAGAATACAGTAAAGACGGTTCTAACTGGCAAACAAGTAGTTCATTTTCAGGTTTGGCTCATAATACTTCATATACTTTTTATGCAAGAGCTAAGAATTCAAATTCAGCATGGACTACTTCTGCAGGTAAATCTGCTACAACAAGCGGTAATGCGCCAACAATTACCGCTGCTTCTGCTTCTCCAAGTAGAACGGGGGCAACCTTTAGTGCAACAGTAACATATGATACTAATGCGTCATATAGTTCAATGTCTTATAGTACATCAAGTGGCGGAACTTATACATCAGGAACAAGTGTATCTGGTTTAACACCAAATACATCTTATACTTATTATATTAAGGTTACAGATAATAAAGGGAAAACTTCTGCAGCCAAGTCTGTTAGTTTTAAAACTACTGGAAATGCGCCAAGTATTTCTAGTGTTAGTCACAATATATTTAGGGATAGTGCAGAGTTAACTCCAACCGTAACATATGATACGAACGCTAGTTTTAGTTCAGTGTCTATTCAATATGGAACTTCTACTAGTTATGGAAGCACAAGTACAAGCTATACATTAAGTAATTTAAGTCCTAATAAAACTTATTATTATAGTATGAAAGTTACTGATAACCAAGGTAGAACTTCAAGTGCTAAAACAGGTAATTTTAAGACAACTGCTTATTTACCTAGTGGGTTAGGAATAACAATTAGTAATGTATTACCTTTTACAGCTAGTGCAACGGTAACTGGTTCTGGAGATACCAATGCGGGTATTACTAATTATAAATATTATTATACACCAAAACCTAATGTAAATACATATGATATGCCTATCAAATCTTTTGATGGAGCAAGATGGGCTAGAATATTCTATCATAACAACAAAAAAGGGACTGTATTATTTACTTCTTTAGCAGAGTGTAAAAATACGCAAACCGCAGATAAATATTCTAGATTAGGATTATTGGATAGCGGAGATACTTATAAGATAAATGGTAAGTATGAATTCTTATTACAATATCCTATTGATGACCCATCTCATTACAACAGATGGAAACAAACAAATGCTCCACAGAACGAATTTATTACTAGAACTTCTAGCGGTGGACAAGTTACTGGATATGAAGCGGTACATATAGATTGGACTTCTAATTATTGGGGAGGTTTAGAACGTAATAACACAAGCACTACATCATATTCACCTACATGGTTAGATGGTTCTGCAGGACATGGTAATTGGTTTTACGCAATCGGTTCTGCAAGTACTCATGGTCGTGGTATACCATCATATAATTCTACAGCAGATGTAGTAGAATTATGGATAAGAATACCAGATGCTGCGGTAACAGAAGGTAATATGGGAACTTCAACAACAGCAAACGTAACAGGTCTTGCAGAAGAAACAACATATTTATTTAATATGTCAGCAACTAACGCTGCGGGAACGAATTATAGTTCTACAGTAGAAGTTACAACTCCTGCCGACCAAGCAAAAATTCGTATCAAAGACGGAGGAACTTGGAAGAAAGGAAAGACGTGGTATAAAAGAAATGGAGAATGGGTAAAAGCAAAAAAGATATATATAAAAGTAAATGGACAATGGGTCATAGGTTATAACTACGAAAATTAAGGAGGGATGAGAGATGGCGATATATCCTATTAAAATGTTGAAGGATGAACAGGGTCAACCTTTCGTCCCTTTAACTCATATATCAGCTGTGGCCGGTGAGGAGTATACAACAACAGTTTTAACTGCTGTTAAACAAAGTGCCGGTCATTATAAAATAACAAATACTGATTTAACTTTATCTTTAATAAATAATAAAGTTATAGCAGTTAAATTTAATGACGTAAGTGGAGCAACAATGCCTAGTTATTTAAGATTAAATTCAGAGACAGAAAAGGTTATGTATCAATCTGATGGGACAAATTACTTGGATTTAACTGGGTTCGATACCGCCGTTGCATTTTTTACATATACTGGAGGTAAATTCCAATTATTAGAGGTTGGGGCTACTGCTTCAAATGCAGGTCATACTATTACTGATACAAATGGTAATGTTATGACAAATCGTTCAGTATTAAACTTTAAATATTTTGATGTAAGTGACCAACCAAGTTTAGGTGCTACTCAAGTTAGTAATCCTAATTACATGTTGGTTAGAACTGGTTTGTCGAGTGCTACGGTTACGGGGGCAACATGGACTTCTGCTTTAGCAACTGGGCAAACAATTACCACAGATGTTGCGGGATATTATAGAATTACGGTAGCGGTTGAATTAAATAACATTGGCGATGTAAGTAGAGAAATAGGCCTTAGGGTAGGCAATAAAGAAGTCTGGGATTATCAATTTAAGCGTTTTAAGAAAAATATGAGCATAATAATTCAAGCTAATGCAAATACAACTTTAACTCCTGAAATATATGTAGATAAAATAACAAGTACTGATACAATTACAGCGACAACAACAGTATATGTTGAAAGATTGTATCAAAAGGTATAGGAGGTAGATAAGAATGGCAACATATCCAATAAAGATGTTAAAAGATGAAAACAATAATCCTTTCGTGCCTTTGGTATCTACTGAATGCGTTAAAGACCCGGGAGGACAAAGTCTAGACCAAAAATTAGCAAATAAATTAGAAAGTAATAATATTCAAGCTGGAGATAATACAATAAACATTTCAACTAGTGGTAATAATGTTTCTATAACTGCAAATTTACCTGCTGGTAGTACTTTAATAGACAATTTAACAACAACTACAGCTGGCCAAGGAGCATTAGACGCCCGTCAAGGTAAAGTATTAAAAGATTTAATACCGGCGATAGTAGATGACCTTACATCTACCGATGCTACAAAAGCATTAAGCGCAAAACAGGGGTATACATTAAATCAAAAGTTTAATGATTATACTTTAACAAGTGCTTTAGAAGCTTTGATAAAACAATATATATTAGCTTCCCATCCAATAGGAAGTATAGAAATAAATATATCTGGAGCAAACCCTTCTACTTATTTAGGAGGAACTTGGGTTGCTTGGGGTACTGGTAAAGTACCGGTCGGTGTTAATACAAGTGATACAGATTTCAATACGGTTGAGAAAACGGGTGGTAGTAAAACTCATAAGCATACTATTTCACATACTCATGGTGTCCCAGGAGTGGCACATCAACATAATTTAAGTGATGCTGGTTGGGCAAAAATGTCAATGCACGGAACTGGTAAGATATGCTATCACGAATTATCTATCGGTAGTGCGAATGCTTATACCTCTACTTTTTATGTACAAGGAAGTAGTGGTGGTAGTGAAAGTGAAACAGACCAATGGGGCGCTGGTTTAGGAGGTAAGACAGATTCTGCTACTCCAGGAGCAACTACAACCAATTCTCAGTCTACTACAGATTCAGGTGATGGGTCTACCGTACAACCATATATTACATGCTATATGTGGAAGCGTACAGCATAAAAGGAGGAATAGAATATGGCACGATATCCAATTAAAATGTTAAAAGATGAGAGTGGAACGCCTTTCGTTCCTCTTGTAGCTCCTGAGGCAGTTAAAGATAGCCAAGGAACTGACTGGCAAACATTATTAAATTCAAAACTAGAAAAAACAAATATTATAGCGGGAGATAATATCACATTAAGTGTAAGTGGAAATAATATAACAATTAACTCACAAGCTGGCGGTGCAACAACAAATGTTATTGATAACTTAAATCAACAAACTGCTGGTGTAGGAGTTTTAGACGCGCATCAAGGTTATGTTCTTAAAGGGATGATACCTGGGGTGCAAAATAGTTTAACAAGCACAAGCACAACAGATGCTTTAAGTGCATATCAAGGTTATCTATTAAGTAATAGAAGTGTACCTAGCGGAGGAACTACCGGACAAGTACTAAAGAAAAAATCTAATACCGATAATGATGTTGAATGGGGTAGTTTACCAACATTGGCGACTGTGGCAACAACTGGAGCTTATTCAGATTTATCTGGTAAGCCTACAATCCCTACAGTTATAAATAATGTTACAAGTACTAGTACAACAAGTGCGCTAAGTGCGAATCAAGGTAAATTATTAAATGATAAGTTTAGTAACTATTTATTAACAAGTAGTGTAGTAAATAATTTGACAAGTACAAGTACAACAGCGCCTTTGAGCGCGGCTCAAGGTAAAGCTTTAAATGACAAAGTAACTAAAAAGGGAAGTTTTATTTTATTAGGAAAAGAGGCAGAGCCCATTTCTTGGACAGCCACTGAAACATGGAGTAAGATGCCTTTCACAGTTGAATTAGAAAAAGAGGGTTCAACTATTGTGTCATCGACAACTAATGGTGATTTAACGATAAGTAGTGGTATAAGTAGTATATATATATCTACCTGTATAACATATGATATAACAATTAGTGAAGACACCTATCTATTTGTCCGTATTACTAAAAACGGAACCCCTATAACTAAAACAATTACTAAAATATTGCGTTGGGGTCAAATGAAATTAGATGCGGTAACTTCGGTAACAACAGGAGATATAATTCGTGTTGAAGTTTATAAAGATGTGGCTGGTACTCTATCATTCTTTGACTATACTCGAAACTTTGGGGCTGGTAGAGGAAACTATGTATTATTAGAAGTACTTAAATAATATGGGGGGCTTAAATAGTCTCCCTCTTTTTATTTTAGGGATACAAAACCTACTATAATAATAGAGAAAAACTAAAAGGGAGGTGCGCAAGCATGGGAGTTTTTAAAGAAATAGAAAAAGCCGATGGCAGTGGTGTAACTACTTTCTATCGTTTAAGCGACGTACATGATACAGTAGAAACAGATGATAGCGAAGGAACTGCTACAGTTATAGATTATAATGCGGCACAAAACAAACCAAGTGTTAACGGCGTAGCTCTTGTGGGAAATAAGACAAGTGAAGATTTGGGATTACAACCTGCGGGAGATTATATCACAAATGATGAAGCCGATGCGAAGTTCATAGATGAAGATGAACTAGAAGCAAAAAATTATGTAAATGAAACTCGCTTACAAGAAGCGATTGCGAATATAGACCATTTCCATAGAGAGATTGTAAACGCTCTTCCAGTTACGGGGCAAGACAATGTTTTATATATGGTCCGTAAACAAGGTAGTGGAGAAGATATATTTAATGAATATATTTGGGTAGGTAAAACAGCTAGTGAGACAGGATACGAATTTATAGGAACTACTGCTACTGATTTAACCGACTATTACCAAAAAGATGAAGTTGATAATTTATTAAGTAATAAAGTTGATAAAGTTAATGGCAAGGGCTTAAGTGAGCAAAATTACACATTAGCTGAAAAGACAAAATTGGCAGGTTTAGAGAATTATGACGACACTGAAATACAAGCAGAAGTTTCGGGATTAAATACCGATGTAGATAATTTAAAAAGTTCAAACACTAATATTACTAATACTCTTACCGAGTTAGAACCAAACGTAGAAAACAATACTGCTGCTGTATCAACTATTTATGATTTATTAGATAATAAAATGACTGCAATTAGATTAGTTGAACAAGGAGACGGATGGGTTTGGATGAACCTTGAAGGAAGTAGATTAACTTATGCTCAAGCATCTGCTGCTCTAGGACATGAAAATTGTATGTTATTTATAGAACAATTAGAAAATGATGGTAAGGTAATTCCTGCTGAATACAAGAGTGAAGGAGACCATATCAATGTTATATTTAAAGACTTAGATAGTTTAGTGCATGTAATGACTTGTGGTGAAGATGATGCTATTGTAACAGAAGATATTACCACAACAAATGGGCAAGCCAATTTTACAGTAGAAGATGAAGCGGTTGATTATACGACAAAGATAACTGCTTTGTACGGAGATATTAAACAATCAAATTATAGTGGTAATAACGCTTATATGAAATATCCATTGGAGCGTTATACTTCGTCGGGAACTGGTACTTGGAAATATATAAATAATTATAATGGTTTTGATAGGGTAATACAATTAACAGGTAATATAGATTATATGACTTTTGTGCCTCATGGAGGTGTTGGAGGATTAGACCCTACTTTAGAAAGTCAATTAAGCCCTAATTCTAAAATAACTTTACAGGTATTACTTAAGAAAGCTTTTGATAAAGTATCGGTTTATTATAACTCAAATGCGGATAGCGGTGACTATAAAAATCTTACTTATTATGCAGATGATGAAGACCATGTAGGATGGGCTTGGTATTATACTACTTATACTTTTGGGAACAAAAATAATTATAAACCGCAGATTCATATAAAACACAGTTCATCTGCTGGAGATGTATTTTTGGCGCGTTTCCAAATTGTAGAGGGAAATACTCCTAAAGTTGGAGAACCCTATGTTGGATATAAAGCATCCCCTAACCCAGACTATCCTCAGGAGGTCCATGGAGTTAAAGGTAATAATTATATACATATTAGAAAGAAAAATCATTTCAGTAGTATTATGGAGTATGGTTCAATAGATAATACTACAGGAGCTGCTTCTGGAGCCAGTACTCAATGTATTAGAACAAAAGACTATATTCGTATTTCTCCTAATACACAATATACTGTTAGTAATGATAAGAATTATGCAAATTATACATATGAATATGATAAAAATTATAGTATAGTCAACGCTTATCTATCTGGAGAACAAACTCCTGGAGTTTTTACTTTTACTACAACCCCTAATACATGTTACGTAAAATTTCGTACAGTTGCGGGTAATGTAGAAAATGATTTAACATCTAAATGGCAACTAGAATTGGGAAGTACAAATACAACTTGGGAGGAATACGTTGGGCAAGATTTACCTTTGTCTTTAGGTAATATTGAATTATACAAAATGGGTACTTATCAAGATAAAATTTATAAACAAAATGATACCTGGTATTTACACAAAGATTTTAATAATGTTATTTTAAATGGTACTACATATGCAGTAGCAGGATATTCTGACCATAGTGGTACTACTTTTATGACTGTTAACTATAGAGGTGAAAGCGTTAAGAAATTGACTCGCGATGAGCCTAGTTGTTTTAGTAATAAATTAAGACCAGGAACCATAGCAGATACTTGGAATGGACGAAAACTATATAGTTGTTCACAAGCTACCAATGGCAAGTATATTCAATTATGTCTGCCTTATTCAATTGGGGCAAATGCTGAAGAAGTTAATACATGGTTGCACTCTAATAATATAGCTATTACTTATGTTTTAGATACTCCTACTGATACAGAAATAGAAGACCCTACTTTATTAGCACAATTAAATGCTTTAGAGCAAATAACTCAATATAAAAATACTTATATAATAATTACTGGAGCTGATTTAACTCCAGAAGCAGATTTTACATACATAGATAATGTAGTAATAAATAATACAGATTTGGTACTTGGTAAAGATACATATTGGAACGATGAGGTTCCTACAAGTGCTGATTTGCCTTCTAATGCTGAAGAAGGCGAAATCCGCATAGTTCAAGATACACAAAATGTTTATATTTATGACGGATATGAATGGATACCATTTGATAAGGGCGGAGAAATAGATTTATCTAATTATTTAGCAAAAGATAACACAACTGCTTGGATACCTACCGGAGCGTTTAATCCAGCTACAAAGAAATACGTAGACGATAGCGTTGGAGGAGTATTCGTACCAACAAAAACTTCACAATTAACCAACGACAGTAATTTCATCGGTAAGAATTCAAACGATTTAACTTATTATTATACTAAATCTCAAACATATACTAAGAGTGAAGTCGACGCTCTAATTGGTGGCGGTGGTGGTGGAGGCAATGTCTCAATCACAGTAAGCGGCGACACTTTAGTAATAACTACGGAATAGGGGGTGAATAGAGTATGTCAACATTAAGAAAAATTAGTTTAAATGGGGTAGCTTATGATATTGGGGGAGAAACTTACCCCCTTTATCAAGTTTATGATAATCATTCAGACCCTAGAGATTTTTTAAATACAGAAGAGTTTACTACATTAGCAAAAAATGTATTTGATGATATATCACAAAATATATCTCCAATAATTTTTGTTAAACAAGATTTAAGTGAATATTATAGAGGAACTTATATATTAGGAAGTGTTTTTTATAATGATGGGAAAATTTGGTCTGTTTATTTCAATAAAATAAGTACTGATTTAAGTACTAGTATAAGCAGTGATGGTAATGCACCTTCTATTAGTACAACTCAAATTTCAATAAGTTATGACACTAATCTCAATGACGGTACTGTATCAAATAAAACTTGGTATAGAACTTCTGGCCAATCTACTTATCATTATCTTCCAACTAATACAAATGCGACCACTGCTGGATATATTACATTTACTCCAACCCAAAATAGCCATCCGGCAACTAAAAAATATGTAGATGATAGTGTAGCAAATTTCATACCATTCTATGATAGCGGTTATTATATGAAACCAACTAATTGGACGGTTGTAGGAGAGCTTCCTGAATATCCAAATAGTACGACATTATATTTTGTAAGCCCTGATTATTATGAGCAATATATAAATACATCAGTTAGCTCAACAGGGTTTAATTCGGGCGTAAGTTTCAGTCATATAACCAATTATTTCTTAAACCCAAACGACTTAGATGATATAAAAGAGACTTGGCAAAACACTGCTCCAAGCGGAGCAAGTTCAGGTTCTGAGAGTACTAGATGGCTAGTTCATGCTCCTAAATATGAAGTAGCGGTTGGAGCTACTCCAGTATTTACTAATACTAATAGTGAAGATTTACATATGTATGGGGTGTTAGAACAAAGAAATCCTCAAACAACTGCTCTAATATATTCTGCTTATTTAGATGTAAACGAAAATTTAAGAAGTGGAACAATGTATTATTATAACAGAGATGACTGGGATGGACAATCTACTGACCCAATCCCTATTTATATACCAGGGTCAACAAGTTTTTATTATACAATAGGAACAAATGGAGGGCTTGCATGTTTAAAAGGAGATACTTCGATTAAGACTAGCGGCTCAAAAACTAAACAAATTAAAAATATACAAGTTGGCGATACGGTAATTGACGCCGAAGGAAACAAAACTAAAGTTGTTAAAGTATTTAGTCATACAGTTAATACAACATTTAACATTACTCTTTCTAACGAAGATGTTTTAGTTGCAAGTTACGGACATAAGTTTAGTATCAATAATCATTTTAGAAGGGCTTGTCAAGTGTTAAAAGACCATAAGTTGGATAGACAAGACGGTTCAAAATTTGATGTCGTTGCAACAGAAATTAAACAAGAAGAAATGGAAGTATACGAAATTTTAACTGAAAGTGGTACATATACTTTAGGTAATGGAATAATATGTGAATGTGAGGCGATTTAATATGGAACGCCTAAAATTAGACATACAAAGATTTGCTAGCGGTGGAGACCCTTATCTAGGGTACTTCACGGTTAGAGGGAATTATTATAGTGATGTATGGAATTATGACGACACCATAGGAAGATATAGATTAGGATATATTCCTACCATTGACGATGAGGATTTAGAATATTATGGTTATACTGGGTATACTAATCCTCATTTTAAAGGTTGGACCATCAATGGAACAAACTACACAGTTTACGAGATGCAAAATTTAACGCCAACCTATTCGCAAGTCGAATCTATGACTGATGCGTGGGCCTGGGTTGAAGAAGCTGCTGCCCCTATTACATCAAACGCAAAGATTAGTTTTGGAAATAATGAAATTGATAGCGTTTGCTTAGGGTGGAATGAAGTGGATGCCGTTGTTTTTAATAATGAATTATTATGGAGCAAGGGTAAAATTTTATTCCGAATAAGAGATAATAGTGCTTCCGCTGGGATATATTATTTTTTAGCAGATGAGGGTACTACTTGGTCTGAATGGCTAGGTAGCTCTTATAATACTAAAGGATTCTATGCTGGGAGTATAGGTCAATATTCAGGAGTTATAACCAATTACTTAGGTGGAGACGGATATGTTATTTCAGTGAATACAAGCGATGTTATTACTAGTCAAATGTATTATTCAACATTTAGGCAAGGGAGCGAGAAATAATCGCTCTCTCTTTTTTATTTTAGGGCTTTTGTCCCTACTATTTAAGTAGGAAGAAACAAGTCCAAAGGAGGTAAATAGATGGAGTGGTTAGAAATTACTAAAGCCATAGGCGAGCTTGGGATTCTAATTGTCATAGCAGGTCTTTTCTTATTTTTCTATTATAAAGACAAGACAGCAAGAGACGCAGAATTCAAACAATTATTCGATGCAATTTTAGGTAAAGAAACCCACGTGTTAACAGAAGAAGAAGACAGACTAGCGAAACATATTGAAAAATCTATCACTGCAGAATTGCAGGAGATTACCAATACACTTCAACCTACGAGAACGCTATTAGTGCGTTACCATAATGGTGGTAAGGATATGAATGGTATATCTTTCTTAAAACTTTCTGTTACCAATGAATGCACTAACAGAGGCGTAGCTCCTGTTATGAAAGAATATCAAAATCAATTCCGTTCTTCAATTAACGAAGTTTGTTTTGAAATTGATAAAAATGGTTTTATGAACATACCTAGTAAAGAATCAATTAAGGAAAAAGATAGAGGGACTTATGACCTAATGGTTGCAAAACATGTGCGTAGTACTTATAATTATGCTCTTAGAAATGCAACTGGATACATAATTGGGTTTATAAGTATAATTTATTATGAAGATAATGCTATAATTGAAGATATAGATACAATTAAACAAGTAATGTCAGACAAGGCAACTGAAATATCAACTCTTTTAAGTGTAAAGGAGGGATAATATGGAATTAAAAATAAATAGCGAATTAAAACAACAAGTAGATTGTTTGGTTAATGGAGAAAATGATGGTAATTTTAAGTTAAGGGGTAATACAAAAAGTATAATAATAAACGAGCATGAGATACTTAAACATTGGAATCAAGATACCGCATTAGCTAGTAGCAACAATGACGGTAACGGTAGTAATATATTTTTAAGACCTTATGGTGCAGACTCAACCACAAATCAGGCTAAATTAACTCCCGCGGGAACTTTAGAAGTAGGAGGGTTAATTACAGAAAGAGACCAAGATATAAGAAGAACCGATATAGATGCTTCTAAAGCGAATAATAATGTGTCTACTATTGTGTATCCTACATCATTTAATATCTTAGATTCTAGTAGTAGAATACTTGCCCGTCAAGAAGCTTGTGTAACTCCTACGGGACCAATAGAGAGTTATTGGTATGTAAGGAATTATAATACTAATGGAGACATGGTAGCACAAAAAGGTATAAGGATGAGTATGGCCAAAAATGGCAACTTGACTTACAACGTAGCTGATGCTGCTAATTTTAGAAATGCAATAGATGTTGCACAAAAAGGAAATTATGCTTTTTATAAGTTCCCTCATCCGCAACCTATTGATACCGACCATTCAATAGATAAATCTTTAACAATAACAACTTATGGTAGGCCAGTATTTGTATCAGTTTGTGGAGATTTAAACCCATTAGAAGACAGTTGTTGGATACAAATACAATTTTATAGAGATGGAACAGAGCTATCTTACATGATTTGCGAAAGCCACGGTAGTAGTAATAACAATCCTTTTTGTTTAAATTATTTAGACACCGTTGGTGCTGGTAGTCACACTTATAGATTAAGAATATATATAGGTGGAGGAAGCGGCACTCTTACAGAAAATGGAGCGCATGAGGCACCTAATTTTATGGTGTATGAAATATAGAGAGCGATTAAGAGCTCTCTCTTTTATTTTTACCTGTAACCAGATACTATAAAATAGAGGGAGGTTTATAATATGTATGTATTAAGAACTAGACAAAAATTTATAGACCTAAAGAGAGGAAATAAAACCTCGCCAGTTGGAGAGGTCTTCAGAATAGAAGATGAACAAAGAGTAAGAGAGCTTTTAGGGAACAATCCTGGAGGTCGTAAATATGTAGACCTTATAGGAATTGAGCATCTAGAAAAGAAAGCAAAAGGGCCAAAGATAATTATATATCAAGGGCATCTATTTTATATTGGTGGAATAGAAACTTTCCTTTATAATTTTACAAAACATTATAGAGATAGAGATATTACAATTATTTGTAATGATGTTGATGAGAACCAAATGATGCACCTAGGAAAATATGCTAACATAAGAGAAATAGATGGTAATGAAAAACTTGATTGTGATGTATTGATTTTAGGTAATTATGATTGTGCCGGTATATTAAGACAAATTAGAGCAAAAAAAGTTTATCAAATGATACATGGCGACTTAAGAGGTTTAGCTAAATCATTGCATTGGGGAGAAAATTATCGTTGGAGAAAAGATAGCCACATTGATAAAATTATAGCGGTTAGTGATACAGCTGCTGATGGAGTTAGAGAATGTGGTGGAGAAGAAAGTGAAGTAATTTATAATATTTTAGATAATGATTATAAGAATGACGACGGTTTAGCATTTATTACGTTATCTAGGGCAACAGCTGAAAAAGGAATAAATAGAATTGTGCAAATGGCCAAGGAATTTAAAAGAGCAGGAAAACACTTTATATGGTTTTTGTGCTGTTCATTAACCCAAGCTGACCCTAGAGCGGTAAGAGATATTAAATCAATGCCCGAATTTGTTATTGTGCCACCAACTCAAGACAATAGATTATTAGTTAAGAGTTGTGATTATTTGGTGCAATTAAGTGACACAGAGTCATTCTGTTACAGCGCTTATGAAGCACTACAAAGAGGGGTACCAGTTATATTAACTGATTTCCCAGAGGCTCAAAAAATAGTCGAGCCTGGTAAAAATGGCTATCTCGTTTCAATGGACTTGAGCGATTTAGATATAGATAAAATCTTTGACCACAAACCTACAGAAGTATCATATGTGGACAGATGTGATTATGATAAGTGGGAAAAAGTGTTCAAAGGAGAATTATAGGAGGGATAAAATGTATTTAGTAAAAACAATTAAAACCTTCTGCGATTCACAAGCGCCTGTAGAGGAGTCATTAAGACAAATTGGGACAACATTTAAAGTTGCTTCTAAAGAAAGACTTAATGTATTATTAAAGGCAGGAGTAGTTGAAATCGTTGAAGAACCAGTGAAAGAAGAGATAAGTGAACCAAAAGAAGAAGAAACGGCGGTTGTAAAACCAACAAAATCTTATAATGGAGGTAAGAAAAATGGAAGAAAATAAGACTTTAACTTGGGAAGAGAAAATTGCCAGAATTGAGCAGGCGCCTATTGAAGCTCAAATAATGGTTGCTAAAGCGTTTATCAGAGACGATATACCTGATGAAAATGTCCAATACAAATTTAATACAGATAGTATTGAAGAATTAAATGAAAACGGTATGGAGGGAGTAGAAAACATTAACGCAGAACCTACTGACGAAGGTGTCGGAGCCGGTTCATTTAAAATGAGAACTTCTAAGCCATACGATAATAAAAACTTTATAAGAACAGGAAGTGGTGGATGGAACACTTGTATTAAAGGTAACCCAACAGATGCTCATGCTGATGTATTAGCAAACTGCGTTGGGTACGCTTCAGGTCGTTTCAATGAAATCATAAATGATGCTAGAGAAAAAACAGGATGTACTTATACAAACTTAAACTGTAACGCAGAAAACTTTGCAGACAGAGCTGCAGCAGACGGACTAGAAATGGGTAGCACTCCTCGTGTAGGAGCTATCGGATGTATGTGGGGAGCTGGAGATAAAGCTGGACACGTATTCATCGTTGAAAGAGTTGACAGTAACTCAAGAATATATACATCAGAATCTGGTTGGGGTTCAAGCACAGCATTCTGGAACCAAATAAGAGATAATTCAAACGGAAGATGGGGAATGAGTGGCAGCTATTCATTTAGATGTTTTATTTATTTACCAGCTGATGTTCAAAAGATTGTTGATGGCGGGCAACCTACACCACCAGCACCTACGCCTAGTGATAAATTCAATATAGGTGACCACGTAATTATTAACGGACCTCTATATGTTAGTTCAAATGCTTCAAGTCCAGCAGGAAGAACAGGAGATAGAGAAACTTATATTACAAGAAAAAATCCAGGAAGCGCACATCCTTATAATACAACAGGAGATTTAGGATGGATGGATGAAAGTTCTATCAGAGCTTATAATCCAGCACCTGCACCAGAACCACCAAAACCAACAGGATTACAAGTAGGAGATAAAGTAAAAATAGTTGGAACAGGAAACGGTTCAAGTTATGGAGGAAGTAATACAGCTTACGGAATTGGTTGGACAAGACAAGTCCTAAGAATTTGGGACGGAAGACCTTATCCATATCAAGTAGGTAATAGTACAGGTACTACTGGATTTTATAAAGCAGATGCTTTACAAAAGATATAGGAGGTATAAAATATGTTAGAAGCTATTATGTCTACATTAAAAACAATGGGATGGCTAGGAGTTGTTCTAGGCATGTTAGTAATCGTTAACACAGTCTGTGGAGTTATTCATAACACTAGCAAAGGAGAAGCATTCTCTTGGGCTAAGTTATTTAAGGGTTTAGGAAAAGCTGCTATATTCTATGTAAGTTCAGCACTTACTGGAGTAGCATTTACAATGTTACCTTTCATAAACGATATGATTACTAATAGCTTTGGAGTAATTTTACTTTCACCTGAAATATTAAATACTTTATCAAGCGTTGCTGTTTTAGGTATCGTTGTTGCTACTGTAGTAGTTCAAGCCAAAAAAGCAATTAAGGGTATTGTAGAGTTAGCTAATGTTAGCGTAACTAAAGATGAAGTCATTACTTGGGAAGTTAAAGACCCAGAAACAGATAAGCCAATGATTGAGGAGAAATAATCTCCTCTTCTTTTTTTTTACTTAAAAACATAGAACCCTACTATATTATAGAGATTAAAAACGACAAGGAGGGAAAGTATGTATAAGATATTAACTAAATTACATACAGTGGCCGATAATGTTTGGCGTTTCGAAATGGTTACTAATGACAATGACGAAATAGTAGAATACGCTAGCATGAGTAATGCAGAGGCTGCTGAAAAAGCGCTAGAGCTATTAGGAAGAGTTGGTTATGAAGATTTAAGAATTATTGATGACCAATCTTACTATTTAGATTTAATCTATGGAAAGAAACCCATTCCTGAACCTAATCTATATGTTTTAACTTATGAGAACATTAGTGGCTATGAACCTGACTTAGAAGTTATTGAAAACATAGAAGAAGGAGCTACAGTTGTTTCGACATTAACTTTTGACAAAGCAACTTATCAATTCCATTTAATCGTTGATGGAAAAGAATACAAAACAGGAAATCCTGCATGGATAAATTATGAAGTTATTAGCGATACTGAAGTTAAAATAACTTATAGTGGTATTACAAGAGACCACACAGTTGAAGTTGTAATTGACAAAACTGAAGAAGAAGACGAACCTACGTCTATTTAATACAAGGGAGGAGGCAGGAATAAGGCCTCCTCTTTTATTTATTTATAGGAGGGAAATAGATGGAAGCATATATTAAAGAGAGTATTTATGTATTAGACTATCAAGACAATGTGGTAGATGCGATTTATGTATCTGATGACCATAGAACTCCAGGATACGCTTATAGTATAAATGTTGAAGAAGCGAATACTGGCTATAGTAATTTAACTTTTACAATGCCTAATTACATAAATGATGAGGACGGTAACGCAATATTAAACCCTAAAATGAAATTATTAACTCCTCTAGTCAAATTAAGATACAGAAGAGAAGTATACTATACGGGTATCGGGGATAAAGCAGAGATAAATGTTAATGAACCAATTAACTTAGGAGAATATGGTATATTCCAACAAACTACTTATCCAAGACCTGGAGAACCAGATGGGTTAATAGAAGACTATGTAATGGATTATATTGTGCAACCTACACAAAAGAATAGAAATAATTTAGAAATCAGTACGCAATTTACTGCAATAGATTACCCTAGATTTAATTTAAGCAAAAAACATTTCGGCTTAACCTTTGCTGATGAAAGTGTTACTCGCTCAGATTGGTCTATTTATGATAAGACACCAATGAGCATCCCTGGGACACTACAATATATTAAATGGGATGCTAGCAAATATGGAAGATTTAGTACTGTTGATGTTTGGGACCCAGCAAATGCTTCTGGTTATCCATTAAACGAAGACCAATTAAATGATTTATTAGAAGATACAGGAGTATGGAGCTATGGTGTTGCAGCTACGGCTTTTTACTGGCCTATTGTATCTACTGCAAGATATGATGGAATTTTATATACAGAAAATGATTATTTAGTTTTACATATTTATCCAAAAATGCTTGCTGAGAATATTACTAACCCAGACATAGTAGAAACTACTTTAGATAGATACACTTACACTTGGAATCAACTTATTCAAAATAAATGGTTCTTAACACCAAACAATGCTTGTAATTATTTATTACATATTTTAGATACAACTAATTGGACTATTAAAAGTAGTTATGATAGATATGACGGAACTTACTTTACAGCAACTCAATATCAAGATGAAAATGCCAGAATCGCTGGTATTAGAGCGTTGATAGCCTCTGCGCCTCATACAGCAGAACATTATGTAATTGTTAAAGAGTTTAAGAATGCAGATGGTCAATATAGAGGAACTGTGAATAGTGTAAGTAATTTACCTTCATCTGCAAATAAAGATGACCGCTATTTCGTTTTAACATTTGAAAACGGTAAAATAGTTAATACCGTTATGTATGTATGGGACGGAAGTAAATGGTATCAAGATTTAGATGACAAAGATTATTGCCGCACTTCATTCTGGACTTGGGATACAACAACAAATAGATTTGAGGAAGCGACAGATAGAGCTTGGACAAGTTCAATAGATAAAAAAACAGGGGTATTATATGATGTAGACCCTGTTGAAACTGAAATAGCTACTCCAGATGGTGCTGTAGAACACTATGAAATAACAGAATATAGAGCAAGTTTAAGTTTAAATGACAGCAACTGCTATAATGCAATCACAGCTCTTTGCAAGGAATTTCAATTATATCCTATTTTTGATTGTATCAACAGAACAGTTTCATTAAAACAATTTGCTGGTAAAAATTATGGTTTAACTTATAGACTAGGAAGCAATATAACATCTACTGGTGTAAAAGCAGATGGAGAGAAAGTTATAACTAAATTAAGATGTTACGGTGGTGTAAGACCAGATGGTTCAGAACAAATTAACTTAGGTATAGCTGAAAGAAGATATAGACAATTATTTACAGGAAGTTTCGATACGCCTGGAGATTTACCAACAGAAAGCGTTGGAGGATATTGGGCTTTAGTTACCAATGGCGAATCACCTGTTTACAAATACAATGGAGACGGAGGTAATCCTTTATGGTCTCCTGTTGAACCAAATGATAAAGGAGAATATTGGGTAACTGTAGGAACAGAAAGTTATAATGTTGATTTAGAGACAGGTTTAACTTTACCTTGGAACCCAAATGACCCAGCATACATTCAAGATAGAAGCCCTTATGGTACAGAATATGTTTATAATTTTAAGTGGATGTATGATAATGGTTGGATGACTAAACAACAAATATTAGATTTCTATGGCTTAAACAAACAAATTAACGACAAGAATAAAGATTTCTTAGCAGATTATGCAGAGAACTTTACAACTGCTAATGATGCTTATGTTCAAGCCACTGTAACTTATGATGCAAATAATGAAGAATTCCAAGCTTGTCTAAACTCAATGGCGAATACTTATTATATTCAACCATCAGACCCAAGCAAAGGAAGATTCACAGCATTCCCTTATGCTCCATTAGGAACTGAATTAAGAAGTGATGGACACGGAGGACAAAAATATTATGCTCCAATGTATCATTGTTATGCTTGTGGATACACTCATAAAGGCACTATGCCAGGCACTTGTCCAAATTGTGGGAAGACTGGATATATGGAACAAAAATATTTATATATACCAGTATTTGATGACTTCACTACTACATCAGATAGACTTAGACCTCAAAGCAAAGGTTTCTATCAAGCAATTTTAGAGCAATGGTCAACAGCCAGAAATGAAATTAGCATAGTTGACCCTATTCCTACTCAAAGAATTGATGGCTTAACTGATGAGACAAAATTCTATATAGGCGGAAAATGGGATTATGATAAAAGTGGTAATTTATATAATTGGAATGATTATGTAGATAAATGGCAAGAATATTATGGATATATGTTAGATAATCTTCGTGATATGGAAGATTGGCTACAAAGATGCGAAGATTTAGAAACTCAATATAATGTATATGCAGATGAAATCCAAAAGATAGAAGATGAAATCCAAGACAGATTTGGTGATTACATTATAGAGGGTAAATATAAAGATGAAGAAATAGCTTACGAAGCAATTTTAATGAATAAGTCATTAGAAGCCTCTGATAAATACGCTATTCCTGAAATAACTTATGACTTAAATGTTATAGATACAACAGGTATGATAGAATATAGATGGGGAGTACCAGACGAGTGTAATGATGTTGTAAGATTATTACATAATGCTGGTCAAATAGTACCTCATCCAGGAGACTATTGTTCTATTTATGATGAACATATGGGCCTTGTTGGAGTACCTGGCTTAATTACAAATATTAAAAGAGTTTTAGATGACCCTAAATCTAATTCTATAACATTAGATACCGCATATCATGATGCGGATGAATTAGTTGGTAATATTATAAATGCAACTAATACGGTGTTAAATCACAGCGATGTTTATGCAAGAACTGCTATTCTTAATACAGACGGTACTATTGCTGGTTCAGCATTATCAGACTCACTTGAGAAATCTTCCAGTGAGAATGTCTCTTTAATTGGAGTTAAAGGTTCTTCTTTATTGGACAGTACTGGTTTGGTTGTAAGCGACCCTAAAGACGCTAACCGTAAATTAAAATATGCAGGAGCTGGAGTATACAGCACTGTTGATAACGGGGTGACTTGGTTATCAATGATGACACCAGATGGTGTTAACGCCAATTATATTAACGCTGGTTCTATTGATACAAAAAATGTCCAAATTATGTCTGGACGTTATGGTAAAGTAGTATTAGATAATTTAGGTTTAAGTGTCAAAGATAATGCAATGCAAACTTATTCTTTACCTACAACAAAAGATTCAGATAATTTCTGGGACTGGAGCACAACAAACCTTAATGCTTTTATAGGTGTTAATAGAGAAAATGAAGGTCTATTATACTTAAAAGGACAAATGCAAGTTACTGGTGGAAGTAAAATCGGTAATTGGGTTGTTGGAACAAATGACCTCTATAATGTTGGCAAAACAATTTATTTAAGTCCTGGTGGAGTTCAAAAGACTATATTGAATAATACAGACCCTAAGACTTTTGTAGCTGGTAATAATTTTGCTGTTACAACTGGTGGTAAATTATTGGCGACTGGAGCAGATTTAACTGGTAGGATTGTTATTACCGATACATCTTCTGAAATGAATAAAGGTACTATTGGTGGATGGACATCTACTAGTAATGGGTTAAAGAACGCCGCTTCAGGAACTACATTAGTTTTAAGCCCTGCCGGAGGAGCTATCACAGGTACTGTTCATGATAGCGGGTCTAGAAGTGATTGGGGTATTTTTATGAACAGTAAATTTGGTGTTACAACTAATGGAGATACTTATATGACCAATGCTCATGTTAAAGGAGACATTTACGCAGATAGTGGTACGTTTAATGGTACTGTATATGCAAATGCTGGTACAATAGGTGGATGTGTTATAGAAAATGGTACTCTAAAGGTTAAAAACGCTAATATTGAGACTTTATCTGTAAGCAAGGTTACTGCAGGAACAAATAACGCAACCATGACTTTTAATGGTAGTATTACTTGTAATAATTTAACAGCTAAAAATTCTGGTAATATTGCTGGATGGACAATACACTCTGATAAACTTTCAGCCGGTTCTCGAACTAGTGAACTAAGAGGAGACGGAAGTGCGTATTTCTATCCAGAAGCTGGAGGAACTTTAATTATCAATAATGGATTTAGAGTTAACGCTCCTGGTGGAGTTTTAATAGCTTCCACTGGAGATTATACAACAATGCCAGGAGAAGGAAATTTACGACTTCAATCTCCATATAATATAAATATTCATGCAGGGCAATATGCAAGATTATCAGCAGCAAACGGTGTCAGATTAAGAGGAGCTGGATTGAGTATAGGAAATGAAGATGATACCAATACTTGGAATGGAGCTAGTGGTTACATGAAAGTAGATACCAAATTAGACGGTACAGATTTATGGATAGCCTGCGAAAAAGGTATCATAACTTATATGGGTACAAGCGAGTCCAGTGCTTCTTCGCACACGAGCGGTTCTAGAAAAGATTAAAAAAAGAGAAGACTTTATGTCTTCTCTCTTATTTTTTTGTCTTAAAAAACTTGATTGCTCCAATCTTGCCTTCTTCTTTTGCTTTTTTATCTTCCGGGGTTCCTTCCTCAAATAGAGTATATACAGGTTCATTACCTGGGTAGTCTGAAACCCAAATACATTTTTTCTTTCCATTTATAAAAGTAATAAGTTTAGTTTTTTCAATTTTATTGGTTAAGAAATCTTGTATATCACTTATACATTTTTCACAATAAATTCTAGGAGCACACGCATTTTGGTTTATATTAAAACTTGCCGCCTCTGCTGTAATACCTGGCCCATTAGACCCCGCTCCTAAGTGTACTCTGTATTCAGTGTCTCCTTTTATTTCTCTTTCACATCTGTCGCAATATTTTTTAATCATCCCAGTTCACCTTTATATCATAGCAACCGCTTAAAAATAATTTTTCAGCGTTATGTGCTGTTCTTAATTCTTTTTCATTTGGTTTAGTATCTCCCAACAACATATCATTAAGGCAATACTCTTTATCTTCACTTTTTACTATAACCCTATACCCTCTATAAGTATAGAAAATGTCTATAGCTGTCGTAAGAGGGGTAACGATGTGAGGGCAGTTATTTTTGGCCATAAGTTGTAGTTCTTTATAAGAAATACAGTTGTATTGATTTGGCTCACCATCTAAAAGGATAATAAGTTTCCCTACCGGGCTTTTATTTAATAAATCTCTATCTTGTACATCTACCATATTATTTAACCTCCGCCTTCCTTGCGTAGCATATTGCTCAGGTATTTCAATAAAATTCCCCATTGCAAATGCTACGCAGTTTGCTAATTCATTATTCATCTTTATCGTCTTCTTCTGCTATAAGCAAATCTTCGATGAATGCAACTATCCCAACGCCCAATAATACTAAATAATAAGGCCATGCTACTGCTATTGATTTTACTAATATAACTATCATAGCGGCTAAGGCTATTCCACCAATTATTCCATCAAAAATATTTTTAACTATTTTCATAAAAACCTCCTAATAATGTGCATCTATGACACAGAGATAAAAATCCTGAGCAAGGCGCTTGTTCTGTGCGACCCCGGTTACTAAATGCCAGGCTTCATAAACCATATCGGTATCTTCTTCGCAAATAATATCTCTTATCTCCTCAGCTATTCTGACTTGACCGTCAATGGTTATATGGTCTACATCTGTTATCATTTCGGCGAAATCAGCTATGGTATTCCATCCGTGAGCCGCAACTATATGTTGGATAACATCTAGCCTTAATTGGCTTACTTTACAAACATCAACAAAATCTATATTATCCATAACGCCGTGGTGACAATGTAAATCTGCATAGGTTTGATATTCAGGTTCTTGAGCATGTATCATTTCTCTACGAGTGATTACTTTTTTTGAATTTTTAGATACCGGTATCATATGAGAGTATCTTCCTCCCAACATATACCAATCCCAATATAGGTCTCCAGTTTCTATCATATTATTTAAAATATAATCTAAGCGGCTTATTCTATCTTTGTGCATAAGCACTAAAACTCTTCTGTGCATATTCCCTCCTAGTCATGAATATATTTTTGGCAATGCTCGCCAGTGTAACCATCTATCCAACAATTATGGTCGTCTACCATATTAAGATAAGCGATAACCATGAAAACGATAAAGCCTATTACAACTATAGCACAAATTATAGCCAAAATGTGTAATGTTTTCTCTTTCATATTAAAACCCACTTTCTTTTTTATAATTATATTATATCAAAAAAAATAAGAGCCTGTAAAGTTTTTTACTCTTTACAAGCTCTTCTTATTTTTTTGTCCTTCTTGCCAGGTTAGTCCGCCTACTCGCCCACCATTATAAATATATAATACACTTTCTATATTTATCTTTTTACCTTTACGAACAGCATAATTAAATACTGCGTCTTCGGCAAATTTAAGTTCGGGGTTAAATCTAGTGTCGCCTATTATATTTCTATGGTATATACAATTCCAAATAGATTGGTTCCATTCTGGCGGATTGTCTGTTATAATAACAGGAGAAAAATTTGGTTCTTTATAATCCCAGCTAAATAAGCAATAATCAAAAGTTTGAGTATGTATCTTATTTAATAATTTTTCTATATAATTTTTAGAAACAGAGTCATCACTATCTATGAAACCTATGTATAATCCTTCTGCATTATCTAAACCAACATTACGGGGGATACTTGCTCCGCCGCTATTAGTTTCTAAATGAATAATCTTAGCAGGAAGATTGTCTAATTCAGTTTCGTTGCACCCGTCATCTATAATTATCCATTCAACTTCTTCTGTTAGTTGAGGTTCCAAAACTTTGGCTAATTCTTTCGTTTCTTTTAAAGTTTTATAATAAGGTGTTATAAGACTTAATTTAACTGGTCTAAAGAAGTCTTTTATCTCGTCTGAATATAAATCTTCATATTCTAAAAATCTTTTAAATTCGGGTGTTAAACGACCTCTTGAAACTCCCCAGTTTAAATCATTTGTCCTACCAATGTCTATGATATCGGCATCTTTGTTGATTAAATAAGTCCAACTGTTATTAACCCAAGTCATTTCCCAGGCCCAAGCATCTTCATCTCTTTTTAAATTATCTATTAGCGCAGCTCTTCTCCATAAACTTGGTTGGCAACTATGAAGATACATTTGATTATCTTTTTGTTTTAACCAATTTTCAGAGAAGGGTAGAGCCTCTCTATAATTCTTTTCAAAATTAACTACCGCAACATCTGGGTTATTTTCTAATACTCTTAAGGCATCCTCTATTAACTCTTCATTAACGGGTTGTCTTATTAGCATATCATCAAGCATTACTAAAACATAATCGTCTATAATATATTCTAGCCCTTCTCTTAATCTTTTACTCCAAATATCTTCTCCAAAGATATGATGGATTGAGGGGTGGTTAGGATAATATCTATCCATACACGTATCAAAAGCAGGGGCTAAACATTTATATTTGTCGCATGACATCATTACAACACTATACATTAGCACTTCTCCAGTCCTCTATCATTTGTTTTATTTCATCTTGCGTTAATCTTTGAGCAGTATCGCTGGTTAGAGGTTTGGTATATTTTACATCACTTTGGTAATCTTTGCGGATAACAAAATAATCTTTGTATTTTTTACTATGATTTAATTCACTTACTGTAATAAGTGCTTCATCATTTTTTTCTATACTTTCAGTCCCTGTTACGATTTGGTTATCGCTAAATGCGTCAGCTAAATCTTTTATAGAACAAGATTTACTTTCATAAACCCATAATTCACCATTCTCTCCATGCTCTAGAGCGTCCATAACAATATTAACGCATTTTTCTACTGGCATAAAGAAACGAGTCATTTCTCCGTTGCGAACAGTTAATGGTTCACCTTGTTTAACTAAATTATCAAAGATAGGAACAACACTTCCAGTTGAACCAAATACATTACCATATCTTGTGCTAATAATTGCTGTATCACTTTCATTAGCGTATCCCATACATTCCATTAGGAATTTTGTACTACCGTAGCAAGTTGTGGCGGATGTTGCTTTATCGGTCGAAATAAGAATAAGTTTTTTAACACCGTTAGCTATACAGGCATTGATTACATTCATACTACCTATAACATTAGTTTTAATTGCTTCCATAGGTTGTTTTTCCGCTACCTCAATTCTTTTTATAGCGCCGGTATGAATACAATAATCTACATCTTTCATAGCATCGTTTATTGCTAAAGCGTCTCTAACGTCTCCAATGATTAACTCAATACGCTTATCTTTAAACTTCTTAGTTAATTCCCATTGGCCTTTTTCTGCTCTAGAAAATACTTTTATTTTTTCAACCTCGTTTGACTTTAATAATTCTCTTATTAAATGTGTTGCAAGGTATCCGCTTCCAGTTATTAAGTATTTCATTGCTTTCCTCCTTAAACACCATTTTAAGGTCATTTTAAGCGTTATTTTGGCTTTTTAATATAAATATATTATAAATATATTTTCAGCGCAATACGGTTGATTAAAACGCTTTAAATGAGGTGTTTTATCTTTTAAATAATTTTAAAATTAAAAAGGAGAGATTTTTACCTATTCCAGGCTTTATCTCTCCATTCATTATACTTATCATATCTCTTTTTTAATACTCTTTGAGTTTCTACAGGTTCGTCTTTCATAAGATTATCATAGAAACCGCAATTGGTATATTCTGGACATCCTCCACATCTTACACATTGAGGTACACATGCCCAAAAGATATTTTCGTCATATTCTCGAATTGCTTCTAGCACAGCTCTCCAATATTGTCTAGTAGTTGGGTCTGCGCTTGAGCACAATCTTTTATAAGAAATATTTATAATAGCCTGTATATTCGCATCCATTTCCATTGGAACTGGGTTCATTTGCGAACGAGTGCTTCTATCTACACCAGTCCTATCCGCTCTTTCTGTTCCTACGAATTTTTCGCATCCTTCGTGATGTCTAGCGAAATGAGTTGAAATAGCATAAGGGATAGCAGGCCACTTCCAACTAATGCTACCTCGTCTTATAGGACTATGTTCACATAATAATAATCTTCTTTTCCATTCGTCTGATGGTTCTTTATCTCCTGCTTCTTTTGAGATAGTTGTCATGCAGGCAGATTTAATCTTTTTCCAATTTATATCAAAATCGGTAATTTTTACTTCTACTTTATCCATGATGTCTCCTTAGTCTTAAATAGCATTCTCCACAAACGCTATCGTAAGTTACATTTGCTGTGCCATCTATAGCGACTTGAGAGCCTTCAAAAGTTGGTTCCCCATCTACTAGACGGATATTCTGTGTTGCTTTACGACCGCAACGGCAAATTGTTTTTAATTCTTCTATATCATCTGCTAATTCTAATAGTCTAGCGGCTCCTGGGAATCCATTCATTTGGAAATCGCATCTTAGCCCATAAGCTAAAACAGGGACGCCGTATATTTTTGTTATAGCATAAAGTTCATCTACTTGGTCAGGTGTGAGGAATTGTGCTTCATCAACGATGATAGCATCTGGTTTGTCTGGAATCATATGTTCCATAATTCCCTCGTCTGGTGCTAGCATTACATCCACCGTTCTTTCGATACCTAATCGACTGGTTACTTTATTGTCGCCTTTAGTATCAATAGAAGATTTTATTACAACCACTTTCATTCCTTTTTCTTCATAATTATGAGCCACTTGTAATAGCGCTGCTGTTTTCCCGCTGTTCATAGCCCCGTATCTAAAATAAAGTTTACTCATATTACTCCTTATATTGAAAGATATTCTTCTTCCTTTTTAGCATGCTTAGGTTTATATTCTTTCTCTTCTTTGGCATGCTTTGGCTTATACTCTTTATCTTCCTCTTTTTTAGATTGAGATGAAACAGGATGATTCCTATTCATCGCCATTTGTTGTTGAGTTAATAAATGAGTTGTATTATTTAAAGCCATTATAATAGGTAGCATATTCATATTATTTACCTGTGCTACCGAACCCACCGTCTCCGCGTTCTGTATCGCTTAAATCGTCAACTACGACAACTTCTCCAGTAATATATGGTAAGAATACTAATTGAGCAATTCTATCCCCATTTTGGATATATCTAGTTTCTTCGCTGTCATTATGAAGGGCTACTATATATTCGCCTCTATAATCCCAGTCACATACTCCTACGCAGTTAGCGGGTCTTAAGCCCTGTTTAGTTGCCAAACCGCTACGAGCAAATACAGCACCAAAATATCCTACTGGCGGTTCTACTGCAATACCAGTTCCTACTTTTGCTGTTTCGTGAGGTAGAATAGCTAATGCTTCATTATCTCCTAGATGAGCATATAAATCCATACCTGCAGATAAAGCGCTACCATAAGTTGGTACCTCTGCATCACTGAACAGTTTCTTCACTTTGATTTCCATTTTTCTTTTCCTCCTCGTGTTTTTTAATGCACTCCTCGCATAATACCTTGCCTTCATAGCCATGGCATATAGCCCAAGTTTTGCATTCTTCACATTGGTCTTTAAACTTAGACATATAAATACTCCTTTCTTTTATTTATATTATATCAAAAAAAGGGAGAGAAAGTCAACTTTTTATTTGTTTACTTTCTCTTTCTCAATGATAGTTTTTTATCTCCAAAAGTTTCTAGTTCAGGGGTTATACCATAAATATTTCCTCGGCCATCAAAGTAGGCATCCACCCACCATACAGATTTGTCATTAGCCAACCCTTTTCCTCTGGTATAGGGTGTTTGGTCCTCAAGACAACTTGTTTGGAAACAATGTGTGTTATCTTGTTTCATGTAGAAACTTTGATGTATATGCCCTGTTTGTAAAATATCTGGTCTTTCTTCCATAGGTATTGCGTCTAAATATTTTTGTAATTTATAAGACTTAGCATAGGCTCCCCCACCGGAACCATGAAATAATCTGATTTTTAGTTTACCTATTTTAAGGTCTGCAACATCAGGTCCTAAGTAAACTATATCATCTCTTTTGTCGGCAATTGATTTAACAATTTCACTACCATTACTCTTATACCACCAATCGTCATGATTGCCTTGTATAACATAAGTGTGTCCATCAAATTTAGGATAATTTTCTACGCAATAGTCTACTTGTCCTTCATAGGACGGTTCTCTTAGTTCATAAATATGTTCAGGTCTATTTGAACGACCATCTGTAAAATCTCCAGAATGTAAAATATGTTTTACTCCTTTGTCTTGTGCTTTGTCATATAAGTATCTTAATATATCCAAGCGGTCATATTTACTGGCTAAATGCGTATCGCTTATAAGTAATAGTTTTAGGTGTTCTAAATCATATGGTATTTGATATACATCTTGGTGTTTTTGTGGTGCTTTTGATACTACAACTTCTCCATTGATATATTCTATATTATACCCTTCATTATTCATTAAAGTTATTAACCCCGCTACTTCGTAGTCTTGTAGACCCAGGTCCTCGCAGATTTTACTGAAAGGTTTTTTCTTCTTTGCCATATAATATATTTTATCACATAATTGTTTTCTTTTTATTCTATCTTCTTTATTCATACCGACAGGCCTCCTGGCTACTATTTATTTCTAAATAATAAAGCCGTATATAAAAGAGCAGCCCCTAACCATTGTAGAGATACTGGCCAATCCTGTTTATTGGCTATTAGATTAACTATTAAACTACCAGTTGCTCCAGTAACCATTAACGCAGGGAACACTATCTTTAAAATATTGATTAAGTTGTTGTTATCCATAAAGTCTTGTTCCTCCTTCACGCAAACTACGTTGCACATCAATAATTCGTTGATTAGTAGAACCTCTAAATGGTAATGTGATATCGCGTTGTTCTAAAATAAATGGGCCGTCTACTAAAACATCTATATATTTCATTTCGGGCTTATCTTTTACCTCCTCAAAAACATGACCAGTGTAAGCCCATATTCTAATATCTGGTCTTATCTCTTTTACCTTTTGACATAATGGTAAAATGATTTGAGGAGAATATAGTGGGTCGCCACCAGACAATGTAAGTCTGGTAGCATAGGAGTTGTTCGTAAAATAATCTATTATTTCATTGTAAACTTCTTCGGTGTATTCTTTACCCCCGTTAAAACTCCAGGTCTCTGGATTTTGACAACCTTTACAATGATGTGGACAACCTTGTGTAAATAATGTAAGACCAACTCCTAATCCATTATTTACGTCATCCTTTATTAAACCAGCGTATCTCATTATTTCCAGTCCTTAAGAAGACCGCTGTGTTTAAATCTATCCTCGGTTTCTTTTTGTTTACCATAGTTAAATGCTGTTTTATAATCACCTGTTAAATATCCAGTAACTCTTCTTAGTTGTTGAATATTATGACTACCGCACATTGGGCACTCATCATTGAATTCATCTGTGTAACCGCAATCTAAACAAGTGTCATTAGGAACATTGATAGCAAAATAAGGGATATCTTTATCCATAGCATAATTTACTATTGTTTCTAACGCTTCTAGATTATTTTTTGCTCCGCTATCCAATTCAACATAAGTAATACATCCAGCGTTACTGTAACCAGTTAATTGGCTTTCAATATCAATTTTTTCAAAAGGACTAACCTTTTTCCAAACTGGAACATGAATTGAATTGGTGAAATAATCTCTGTCGCTTACATTAGGTATTACGCCATATTTTTGTTTAAACTTTTTCATCGCTGTGTAACATAAATTTTCTGCAGGCGTATAATATACTCCTATATTTAGGTGTAATTCTTTTTTGAACTGAGCGCATCTGTCTTTGAATAATTGTTCTATTTGTTTTGCTAAGTTCATACCTTCTTCAGTTGTATGGTCTTTACCGATTAAGATTTGTAATGTTTCTGCTAACCCTAGTTGACCAATAACAAGTGTTCCGTGTTTCATAGCACTTTCTACTGTCTTGCCATCGTATCCAAGCATTAAACCATTCTCATACATAAATTTTGCTGAGCCTGGGTCTTGGCTAATAATATGTTTGTATCTTTCTACTAAACCATCTCTAGCTTCGTGGATTTTTTGGTCTAATAATTGCATAAAAATACTGATAAGAGTTGTGCCTTCTGTTAAGACGCCTTTTTCTTGTCTATATTCATATTCTTTCTTAGCCTCCATTGCTAAAGTTGGCATAATAATTGTTGTAGGAGCTATATTTCCACGACCATCTTTTGTTTGTGGGTTAACTCCTGGGTCAGCATTTATATCAGAACCGTTATAAGTTCTACAACCCATTGTTGATACATAAGTCTTAGGGTCGTTTTTATCGTAACCTGCATTTACTGACCAATCCACATTTACATAATTAGGATATAATCTTTGTGCAGTGCTACGAAGTGCTAGTTTAAATAAATCATAATTAGGTTCTCCTTCTTTACGGTTAACACCTTTCATACATTGGAAAATACCGCAAGGGAATATAGGAGTTTTTCTAACCTTACCTACTCCTTCAATAGAACCTTCTAATATCGCTTTAGTTACCATTCTACCTTCTGGTAAAGTACAAGTTCCATAGTTAATACTTGTAAAAGGTAATTGGTTACCAGAGCGGCTTTGTAAAGTGTTTAAATTATGATACATACCTTGAACGGCTTGCATCAATTCTCTTTCTGTTTTATCCATGGCATATTTATAAACTCTTGGATATTTTTTATACTTCTCGTCATCTATAGACATTGTTTCTTCATAATCTTCTGATAGTTCCATTTCTTCTATGTAATTCATACCATCTTTATAATGTTTAAAGAATGATAATCTTACATAAGGAACCATAGTCCAATCTAAGTGTGAAGCACTAACTCCTCCAAATTGTTGCAAACTTTGTAATTGGAATATTACAGCAACTAATTGGAACGCCGTATTGATTGAGCGTGCTGGTCTAACATCTGTTTGACGAGTATTAAATCCGTTAGCTAATAAATCATCAAAAGGAATTGTTAAGCAATTGTGTTCTCCAACGGCATAACTATCTAAATCGTGAATATAGATTTCATTGTTAATATGGTTTTCTCTAACCTTTTTGCTGATAATATAATTAAGTGCATAGTCCTTCATCAGCTCGTTACGAGCTTCGCCCATACGACCTCCGAAAGAATGCTCATCCATATTCGCATTTTGGTTTTGCACATCGGACGCATCTATTTTCTTACCTATAAGTTTCATAAGAGCAGTTTTACCTTGGCGCACTTTGTTACGCTCTTCTCTATATAATATATAGGCTTTGGCAACATCTTTATGTTTTAAACTCATTAACCCTTGTTCTACTAGGTCTTGAATTTCTTCTACTGAATAAGATGTGTCTCTTTCATTGACTTTATCTTCAATATAAGATGCAATGTTTTCTGCTTTTGTTTCGGCATATTCGTCTACCGCGCTCACAGCTCCAAAAGCCTTTAAAATAGCTGCTACAATTTTCTCTCTGTTAAATGGAACTAAACGTCCATCTCTTTTTATAATTGTTTTCATTTTAAATCCTCCTAGTTAGTTAAATTATGTTAAGGTAGATTTAATCTTCCTCCTGCTGTTGTTGTTGGTTATACACATAAATCCCGTAATAACCTAGGAATATACTTTCGCTTTCATCCTCACTAATATCTTCATCAAATATTAACTTAGCCTTATATATGGCAGCAGTTTTTTGTTCAGTTCTTTTGTTGCCTTCTATATGACTATATGCTCTCCATTCCGTTGGAAGGGCTGATATTAGGCAGATGTCCAAGTCGTTGATGACTGTATTGCGAATTACTCCTTGTAACATAGCCAATTTTTTGAATAGTAAAGGATTTTGTTGATATTGTATGTCTTCCAATATTACGCACTTTATATTATCCTGCTTTACTATTCTGACAATTTCGTCCCTTAATTCTTTGACTCTAGTAAAAAAGTCTTTTTTCTTTTCTATTACAAAAGCTTTGTGTCCTAATAATTGTCCGTCCCTATTAAAAATTGACATTCCTGTTGTGTAGCTGGCAGCATCCAGCGCCAAAAAATACGGAGTTCTATCCTTAACGTGCTGAGCGTCATATTTGAAACACTCAAAGCATTGGAAATTGCTTCGCATCATATCTGTAACGGTGTCTTCAAAGATGTGTCCTAAGGCGTTACATTTACATTTTATAATGCTATCTCTATTTTTATATTCCTCTGCGTTAAGAATAGTTACTCCGTTCTCTTGGGCAAGGCGTACTAACGCTTCTTGCTTACTGTTCATCTTTTTCTTCTTCTAGGGACTTAATATACTTTTCTATTTGTTTTACTTCTTCTATAATATCATTATGATATATAGCATTTTGAGCAAGTTTCACTAGTAACTCGGCTAGGCGAGATTTAGCTTCCTCTAATGTTAAAGTATTTCCTTCTTTGTTCTTCATAGTGTGAACTACCTCCTATAAATACATATTCTTTACAATCGGGATTCTTATCTATCCATTCTTCCAGCTTTATTAACAAACGAGGTGGAGCATAATGTGAACATATATACTCATACTGTTCTTCTCTAGTATGGATAATAGTTTTGGGTACGCCCTGTGCCAAATAGGCAATATTGAAGACATACTCATAATAGGACATCAAGTGCGGCTTCTTTAATAGATAATTAAAGGCGCAGAGAACAAGTTCGTTTGTTTTATAATATTCTCTTCCCCACGAAGGGATTAGTCTTACCTTACGGTTTGTTTTGGCATTCCAATAGCCCATCAATAATAAAGTTCGTAAGACTTTTGCGGCGTCCAACCCTGGGGGGATATTTACTTTGATGTGTACCTGGGATTTAATCTCTTCTCTAATAACTTGGCTTATAAGCCACTCAACATTAACATATAAATCGCTGGCCATCAAATCCTTCATAATAGAAGCATATCGTTTATCATAAACTACTCGCTCTAATATATTAGTATCGTTTAACAGACTAATATCTAACGGCTGCGCGAACAGAATTTTATGCCCAGAGTCCAGTAAATCGTTGTATAAATCCCACATTTCTTTGTTGTTCAATATATCTGCGGGGTTGTCATATATGCAAATATTTTTTTGATTAGGAATATCTCTACGGAGCATTTCCCCATCAAATTTTTCGTATAATCGAATTGGTTGATATTTGCCGCCTTTTGCTCGTTTATCTATTTTCCAGCTCAATCTGCTATAGATATGGTCTCTAGAATATAATATCATATTATTATAGCAGGAGAAGTCTGGTCTAGTGAAACGAGTTTCCATTAAAAGAGGGCGCAGAGGTTTATCAATAAACCCATCACCATACTCTTCTATTGGATATTTATAATAATCCTCTATCACAGTAGAAGGATGAGGTAATAACTTTGACCTCTTGAACACATAGATTTTATCATATTGTTCAATATTGCTTTTATTATACGACGACATGAGGCGTATGTTAACTTCTCTGTCGTTTTTGTAATAGGCGTATATTACGCCCAAATCATAGTTGGGGGCTTTGTAATATCTTTGAGATAAAACATCGTAGTCTAATAGTCCGATACTAATCATCAGCTCTATACCTACTTATTTCTAATAGCCCCGTATCTCCCATTCCTAAAATATGGTAGAATGGGTATATGTTATCACTTTGTTTACTACGCACTACGAATGTGTCGCCCCTTCTATACCCGCTTACTATCAATTTAGTTCCTCTCTTGAACCAAGATTTTTCTATGACTTGTTTTTTGCCAGTCTCTTTATTTAATTGAGAGATTTGTTTGTCATATTTACTAAATTGTTCAGCCATACATTTCACATTAACAACTCCATCTGGTGTTAATAATACAACTGTATGCTTATAAGCGTTCTTATCTAAAACCGTACCTATAATATGCTCGATATCAAATACTGGAATCTTGCGTCCTTTATATTCGTTAATCTTTGAAGGCACTGGTGTTTCAGGTAAATCAAAGAAGTTCTTAAACTTAAATTCTGGGTGGAAAGCTCCCTTTAATGGATGCTCGTGATAATAGAAACCTAAAGTATCCATTTCCCAATCTGCTAATGTATCTAATCCAACATCGGCCCATTGTTCTTGAACTTCAGCTTCATGTAATTTATCTATAAGTTTATCTTGATTTTTAGAGAAATACTCTTTAATACCTTCCATACCGTCTTTATATAATTTTTCCCAAACATTCACACGGATATAAGTTTTACCTTTTTCATTTTCTAAAATGTCTGTATCAAAATTCTTAGAGAAGTATTGGTAAGCTCTATCATCAAGATAATATCTATCCTCTTTCTTACTTAATTTTAAATACTTGTTAAAGTTAAATAGATAAACATATTTACTTTGTGTTTTAGGTAAAACTTTATAGTTAATTAAACCATTCATATTAGCCAATGTAATTTTACTTTTTCTATCTACAAGTTTATCTATATAATCATATAATAGTTCTTTTCTTCCGTTTGTCATTTTGTCAAAGCATCCCGCCTTAATCAAAGCAATAGCTTCTGACCTAGTTGGTTCTATTTTTGCCATAAAATCTTCAAATGATGTATAAGGTCTATTATCAATAATTTTGGTAATTAAATCATTGCCAACTCCTGACAAACCTTTTAAACCATATAAGATTGTGTTATCTTCTCTGTTTGGAGAGAAACTCAATCTTGCTTTATTGATATCTGGTAGTTCAACATCTATGCCCTCATTTTTAATCCTACCTATAGCGGAACTAACTTTACCATAGTTTGTTGTACCACCCTCTTCAGCTGCAGCTCCTGAGTTGACAGTTAAACATGCAGTTGCCCAATAAATATATGGATATAACAAATTCAAATTCATTTCTTGAAGAGCAATTAGAGAATAAGCAATGGTATGGATATCACTAAATGAATATCCTAACTGACGCTTAATCTGTTTATCCCATTCAAAAGATAAGATGTCTTTACTAACGCCTTTCTCAGCTCCTCTAGCAAAGAAGATTTCTCTAAACTCGTTAATCTTATCCATTTGCTTTTTAGAAATCAATTTTCTTAATTTATTAGCCATACCAAATGTAAAGTCTGTCAATTCTGGTATCATTGATAAATACATAACAGACTCTTGACTTGATGGTACTCCGTTATATTCTTGTAAGAAATCTAATAAGATTTTCTTTTGCTCTTCTGAACCCTCTAAACTTTCTATTTCTTGTCTTAACTTGTCGGGGTTCTTTTTATATTCTACATATTCTTCTACAGGTGTCGCTTCACCTTTATCTGGCATTAGTCTCATTAGAGAGTTAACCGCAGCAAGTTCTGGAACACTTGTAGGTTTAATTGCTTTTAAAGATTGTTTAGCAACAGTTGTGTCCATTTGGAATAAGTCAATAATCTTATTTTTGGCAATTAAATCCCACATATGACTATCAGTATATTCCAGAACATTTGGATGTAGATATTTTAAATAAGTTGAACGCAAATCTCCTTGCCATTCCATTAAACCATCTGCAACTAAAAGGTCAATACAATTATGTATCTTATCCGCAGCTTCAACCGATAATAAATCAAACTTTAATGAACCTGCATATTCTGCATCATGTAAATCCCATTGAGTTATTTCCATTCCGTTTGGTGCTTTCATACTGCAAGAATAATCCCATATATCAGTATTATATAAACATACACCAGACGCGTGTATTCCTACTTGGCAAACCAATCCTTCTAATGCAAGACAAGCCTCTAAGAAGTTGGGATATTTGTTCATCTCATCAATTAACTCTTTAACAGGTCTACGACCTTTTTCTTCATTACCATATACACAATCTTTTATTGAATATGAGAAACCTCTTTCTTGACCAATCATAGAGGCCATGTATTGTGCTTCATCATTATCTATACCCATTCCTCTTGCTACTGTTAAAATAGCAGAACGAGCACCTAAAGTACCGAAAGTGGCAACATTTAATGAACGACCATTTTGACTTCGCATAACATCGTCTAATGTTTTAATAATTAAGTTTCTACGACAACCTTCTGAGTCAACATCTATATCTGATAACTCTGGTTTTTCTCTATGAACAAATCTACGATAGTCTAGGAATAGCCCACAAGTTAAAGGGTTCATATCTATTACGCCTATTAAATAGTTAAATAATAAACTTCCCGCTGAACCACGAGATACTCCTACTATTGAGTTTGTGTCATACCATATTAAGTGGACAATATTACGAACCGTTAATAAGTATGCGCTTAAAGGTTGTTTGATTTGCTCGGATACCAGCCATAGCTCGGCTGCTTCTCCTTCAAGTCTATCTAAATATTTCTCTTTATCTTCAGGAGTTAAATTTAACTCTAATAACCTATGAAGAGCTAAGTATAAGAAATATCTGTCGTCTTCATAATCAGAAGTTAAATATTTATTTAGATATTCATATTTATCTTGTATTTTAACTCTAGCTAACCATGATTTCCAATCTACTTTGTCTCTATCGTCAATAATCTTTGGAACTATTTGAGGCATAGCTAAATCATAGTCTTCTATTTTATTTTGAACTTCTATTGTGTTGTCAAAGATTTCATATATTTTATCTTTGCTAATATAATCTTCGGTTAATTCTTTTACCTCTTCAGGAGCCATAACATAGGTATACTGATAAAAGTCGGCAGTTTCCCTATCTCCTTCTTTACTATTTAAAAAGGCTGAATGAACTTCTCTCAAATCTTTATTAAGATAATGCGCATCTGTTGTAACTACAACTTTAATACCAAGCTCTTCTCCTTTTTGAATTAACCATTTGTTATAAGTTATTTGTTCTTCATAACGGGCGGGTTGGATTTCTAAATAATAATCTTCTCCAAATATATCCCTGCACCATTTTATGAATTTATCTGCATCTTCTAAATTGCCTTCTTGTAAATCTATTCCAAGTTGGCTACCGATACAAGCACTTGAGGCAATTATATGCCCTGGATTTTTCCCTATTACTTCTTCTATATCTTTATAATATGTTGGTACCCTTGTCATAAACCAATTAAAACTATGGGACCAAGCACGAGTAGATAACTCCCTCAATTGTTTGTGTCCTTCGGGGTCTTTTGCGATAAGGATAAAGTGAGGAAACCTGTCCACTCTTGGGACAAAGTTATCCCCATTCATATCATTCCTACATAAATATATTTCATTACCTAAAGCTAACTTAAAGTTTTTCCATTCAGGGTCTTTTTCACATTTCCCCTTATAAAACTTTAATGCCCTAATGTGGGCAGATAAGGTTTCATGGTCTGTTATTGCAATTCCAGATAAACCTATATCATGAGCATATTCTATTAAATCTTCAACTTTGTTAATAGCATCTAATAATCGAGCATTACTATACTCTGTGTGATTGTGCATTCCGAAGTAAGTCTTTTCCATTATATCTGCCCTCCTAATGATATTTTAATTTTTATAATTTTTAAAAATTATAATCGGCTCATTTTACTATTTAAAATACCGATTTCCGCTTATTTTTTTATTTTATAATATATTTATATTATTTAGACCTTTTTATCGTTATATGCTAGCTTATTCAGCTTTTTCGCTTTCTTCAGCTACAGCTTCTTCTGTTGTTTTTTCTTCAGGTTTTTCTGCTAAGATTTCTGCTGCGGCATCTTCGTCTAAGATTTTTTCTAAATCATCTACAAATCTGCTTATATCATCAATAAACTTAACAGTGTCTATCCCTTTAGAATAAGGATTTAATTCAACAGATTTGATGTTCATTAAGAAATTTCTTAAGATGTTAAAATTTTCTCTTAACTTTTCTTTCATACTTTTTCCTCCTCAATCAATCTTTTTAAATCAGACTTGATTTTTACATTATCAGTTTCGGCCCCAAATTCTATTTCTATCATAATTGCAACTTTACCTTTTTCTATTTTAGTTGCTCTTTTAGGACTGTAATTATATTCTATCACTTTTATATCCACCTGTCCAGTATTATTTATCATAATATTTTCTTCATTGATATATAAGCGAAGCGTCCCGTATTCTCCTGATATGTGGGCTTTACTTTCTTTTAAGTCTCCCGAGTCTTTCCAATCTTCCATTAGGTTTTTAATATCCTGCTCGTTTCTAAAAAAATTGATTTGAACCGTCTTGCCTTTTTCAAGAATATGCGGTTCTACAAAAAATTCAAAATTACCCCTTACATTCTTTGAATAAAGAGGCTGGTGATGAACATAGTCTTCTATTCCTATGTTCTTAATAGTTAATTCCATAAATCATCATATTCCTCGTCGCCTTCATAGTCATAATCACCGTCTAGTAATCTGTCGACGATATCTACTAGCGGTTCATTACTTCGGTAGCTTGAGTTAAGAACCTTACTGATTAACTCCTCGATGTCTTTGTCATTTAAGTTAAATGACCTTTCATCTCCAATTATTAGACTATATATGTATAAATCGGTAACCGACACATTACTGTCGGTAACTGCATTATACGCTTCTTCCAAATTACTCGTGTGTCTCATTCGCTAGAACCTCCATTGTTGCTAATATTTCTTGATTTATTTCTTGAGGTTTTAATAGTATTTCTATTGGACTTTGTGCTAAATAGTCTATAAGCAATTTTGCATATCCGATTTGAGTGCTTGAAATATTTGTTAAGCCGGGTAATGATTCAACTAACCCAGGTATTTGTTTCATACGCTCATAATCGTTAATCACACATTTTATAGTAGCTAAGTATCTATGAAATGAAGATATTGGGTCGTTCATATCAAATAGAACACCATTAACGACTGGGCGAGTTTTTAAACTAATCTTTGTCCCTTTTTCTTCAAAAGTACCGGGACGATAAAACTTCTTTTGGTTCGCCATCTTATATTCCTCCTTATAATCTTTTTATATAATAATTATATCATAATTCGCTTTATTTTACAAGTCTTTTGTTAAAGAAAAAAGTCCGAGAGAAAACTAAGCGACTACTCGTTTCATCTCGAACTTTTCATACAATGCAGCTGCCATTTCTTCTTTGGAAGCTGTAGATTTAATTTGAATTTCGCTCTCTTTTATTTCTTGTTTCAATTCCGCTATTGTTAAATGGGCATAGAAATCTTTTAGTAAATCATTATATGCTTGAACTAAAACACCCATATCTTCTTCCACTTGAATTTTGTATCCGCATAATTGGGCATATTCTCTTTGCCAACTAATAGGGACTGCTACTAAATTATCTTTTTTTAGTAAAAGTGAAAGAAACCAATTTCTAAGATTTTGCATAAGCTAAATTCCTCCTATTAAAATACAAGGTCCAACATAGGATTCCTTGGGGTGAACTCTGATAATTCATAATCATTTGCTATACATTGTAGTCGCCCAATATTATAAGACTTATCTATATCAAATTCACCGATTATATTTATATCATACTTTTCACCATTTTGCAACTTCTCTGTTAATTCTGGAACATTAAATAATACTATGTCATATTTACCACAATCAATTTTTAAATGCTCTAGTGATTTTCCCATTAACTCATATTTATCTATTGGGGCATTATTGATAACTACTTGAGGTTTATCTACGCCATGTCCCCAAATATCATCTCTTCCCATAATACGAGCGTTCTCTATATTAACTTTATCATAATCTGCTATTAAATCAACAAGATATAAATTACTATTAAAGTCTAGTTCGTCTAGTATTGAATATAGATGTTGCTTAAACTCAACAAGTGCTTCTTGGTTAATACCAATACCAGCCGCATTATCGTGTCCTGCAACAAAGTCTACTCCAGTAATGCCTTCTAAAGCATCTTTAAAACTAGGCATACCTTCAACAGGTTTACTTCTTATACTACCCCTATATTCTTTAATTTTATCGGTAGTGTAATTCCTTAAAAGAATTGTTGGTTTATTATATTTACTTAATAATTTATTGGCAATTAAACCTGATAATTCAAAAGTTAATTCTTGGTTTTCATCAACATATATAATTGCACTATGGTCTTCACAGTCTACTTCTTGTTCTATAATCTTCATAGAACTATTAACCGCTGTGGTTTGTCTTTTCTTTGCGTTCTCGCATAATCTTAATGCTTCTTCAAATAATTGAACTTCAGTTTCTTCTTCGCCCTTTTTAGTGCTTAATACCATTTTTGTTGGATTGACTAGGGCTTGGAATACTGCGTGTTTTTGTGGCATTGTCCCTAACCTAATAATAGAGTTAATATTAGGACCGATAACCCAACCTATATCTTTTAAAGATGGTTCTGGTTCTTCCACATTATAATGAGCTTTTTTTATCATAGCTCCTAAGAACGCATGCTCATTTATATATTGCAATCCTTTGTCTACAATATATTTGTTTTCTAATGAAGTCATATCCATTACATCCGCTACTATCCCACAAGCAGCAAGTCCATATAATCTCATAGGATATTGTAGACCATAAGTTGCACAATAGCCTTGAACTAATTTTAATGCTACTCCAGCTCCCGATAAATCAGGATTAGGATAATCTATATGACTATTTATAATTGCAATATCATTTTGATAATCTCCATAATCTAAATCATCTGGAATTGTATGGTGGTCTGCAATTATAATCTTAATGCCTTTTTCGAGCAATTTCATATGCTCTTCTCTTTGTGAAGTACCGGCATCTGGTACTATCAATAGGTCCGTATCATCCGGTATGTCTTTTAAATCTATACCGTGCTCCTTACCAGGATGTAATACATAATCTATATTATGTCTAAAACATATTTGACCTAATAAAGTAAATATTATAGCTCCAGATGTATAACCGTCTGTATCACTATCGACAACAACTAAAATATTTGCTTCTTGTTTTTTTAAGGTCTCGTGTATTATATCCACAGCTTTCTTCATGTCGTGCATTAAGAAAGGGGAGTACTCATAATCTTTAGAAGGATGCAGCCATTTAGCAGGGTCTTCTATCCCTCTATCTCTTAATAAATTATCTAGCACTAGTTCGGAGGGTTGTTCATTATAATTCTTGGACTTCAACTGGTATTTCATTTACCGTTTCCTCCTTCACATTATCTTGTGCTCCAAACTCCGATATATTTTTTCTTTCTCTATATAACTTTGAATATACTTGACGCCCTTTATCTACTGGTGCGTCTTTGTCCCCTAAATATTCTTGGTTCCAATCATAAATAATATCTACATCAAAACCCATTTCTTGTATCTTACGACCTTCTTTGATTGCTTTTTCAAGCCCATACATTTTATTGCCATCGTCAGACCAATCGTTGTCCATTGCTAATATAATTTTTTGAACCCCAATGTTTTTTAAAATCTGAGCGTGGTATTGGCTAAATGAACTTCCACCCATACTTACTGATTTATTATTAGTAAAGTAGGAGTCAAAAAGCATTACTGATTTTTCAGCCTCAAAAACGATACACTCTTTTGCTCTTTTAATTGTGCTTTTATTTTGATAGAAACCATATAACACCATCATCTTTGGATAAGAATATAATTCCTTATTTAACCAAAGGGGCATATATTTTCTGTGCTCGTCTAAATCTTCTTTATTAAAGTTACGCACTTTTATTCCCACCAATCTACCAAGGTGGTCTATTACTGGGAACATTATACGGTTTCTTACCATATCAAACCTAACACCATATTTTATTAAAACATCATAATCTATGCCTTCTTCAATCCACGGTGCAAGATATTTGGGTTGTTGAGTAAAACATTCCAAAACATGCTCGTTGTATACCGTTAACTCGTCTTCCCAATTTTCTTTAAATTGCCCACTAGATACTTCTGTTGGTTCTTGTATAATTGCAAACCCGTGTTTAAGCCTATCTGCTACTATACTGTCTAAAAGTGTATATGCACCAGAATAAGTAATCTTCATATTGCGGGCTGCGTATACATTTATAATAAACTCGTATACGGACATAGCATGGCAATGTGTATAACAATAAAATCTTTTACTATCCTCATAATAATATAATTTATGAGACCCTTGCCCGATAAGTTCATTATGACATACGGTTGGAAATATAAGAGCATTATTTCCATATCTTACTTCTGTTTCGGGGACTCCTAATTTTTCCATCAATCTCAAGATGTCGGAAGTATTTAGTTTGTTAATTAACCATTTTCCTGCATCCATATTATTCACTTGGTCTAGTGTCAACTACAAATCCGGTCTTTGGTGCTTGTTGCACTTGAATTTGCATTGTGCTAAAATCTAGAACTTCATTTTTCCTATTAGTAATAAAACAATCTACTACACGACAAGTTCCTAAATCTACATATCTCCATATACGAATATTTGTCCATTTACCACGACGGTTTTTATATATATCAGTGATAAAATTCGGAGTAGGTACTCCTAGCTTAAATGCTAGCTGACTTCCCAACTCTTCTTCTGCTTGAGTTAATCGTAATGTTATTCCTGCAACATCGGCTTTATCTATAATAGAACGAGCACCACGAATTAAACTTTCGTTTCTTGCCTCTCCATCATCACCGGTTCCATTTAATTGTGTTGCAGATGATATATGTATATTCAATTCATTTGCTAAATTCTTCAAAGTATCTGATAATAACATTAAGATAATATCATCTCTCGTTTGTTTATCTCTACCTTGAGTTAAACCTGTTGATATATGTATATAATCATAAAAAACAAACTTAACATCATCTTGTAAGCAATGTTTTCTTATAATCGTTTGTATTGATGCAAAACTAGGATTTGGCAAGAATTCTATAATAAGGTTATCATAATTTTCAATATATTTTATTGCTAACTCTACTCTTTCTTGCTCATCATCTTTATATCTATGATTTAATATCTTATCTTCATCTACGCCGGAAACATAAGCTATTACCATCGTTTGAACTTCTGCGTGTTCCAACTCAGTTGTAATATATAAAACTTTATTTTCAATTCCTGTATTTACCCATTCCTTTTTCTTTGTGTCATATCTTAAAGGGAAAGCTAGTTTGCAAGCATTACCAACCATTCGTCTAGACTTACCACCTCCAGTAGAGGCTGAGTCTATATACAACTTTTTAAGTCGTGCTCCTCTTGCAACTGTATTATAAATATCTCCCTCTAATGGTAATCCCACTTCAGGTGCTGTAGCTAATTGTTTATACAGCTCTTCTAAGCCGTCAGCTACTGTTATACAAGTTTTTTCTAAAAAGGTTTCATATTTACTTTGGACATTACTAATCTTACCTTCATAAAACTTGAAGATATCTTCAACATCCATCGCATTAAATAAAGCCATTTGTTTTTCAAACTTATCTGGGGGTAGAGATTTATCATATAAGTCAGTTGTGTCTATCCCCGCTTTATTTAAGTCATTTAATAAACTATGTTTCTTAACTAAACTATAATTGTATTCAAAGTTTAAAGGGGTTTCATCATAATATATTTGATATAACATATCCATGCCACCATCGGCTACGAATTTTTGATACAGCTCTTTTTGTTCTTTAAAATAACCTTCTATATCGTGTATATCAATATGACTATTTCCCAATGTATATAAATTATATAAAGCCATATAAATAGCCTTATATTTACTTTCACTAAAATCTTCTAATCGTAAAGGATAATTACCGGATACAATTAAATCATTATCCTGGCAAAGGCCAGCCAATACTTTTTCTATTGCGTGTGTATTATACATGACCACTATCCTCCTTTCTAGTCGTAATCAAAACTTATCAATTTTTTATCTTTCTTTAATGGTTCGATTACCACTATATCTTTTTTGGTTTCCGTTTTTATTCCTTTGGTCTTAACTTCCATCGCTTGACCATATATATTACCTTCTCGTTCGTAATATCTTTTTGCCTCATCATAAACATAAGGAACTATACCAACACTTTTATACTTATTCTTTTTTATAATATGAAAGTAATAAAGTGTATAATATATACCATCATAAGTCATTCCATTATTAAGAAACCTTTTTATTTGAGACCCAACTCGAGCCCAATCGATTTCTCCTTTATCTAGAGTGACAATAAGGTCTGTTATTTTTCTATACTTTTCTTCTTCTAATGCTGCAGCCTGTTGCCCTTTTGCATAGCATTCGGAGTGTGCATATCTCGTATTGATTTTTACACACTCCTCTACATCTCGGTCAAATGTTAAGCCACAGTATTTACATTTAACCTTATGAGCCATATTATGCTAATTCCTTTAATTCTTTAAGTGCAGCTTCAACTAAATCCTGTTGAGCAGGGGTAGCTTCAGTAATTTTCTTACCAGCTCCTAAATAACTTTCTACAATTCCGGTAACTTTACCTTGTAATTCATTATCTCCTGCAACAATTTTAGTTTTAATTATTTCTAGTGTAGCTGTTACATCTGAATATACTTCAGAGAAAGTTCTCTTAGTTTTCTTTGAGTCAGCTTCTTGTTTTTCTTCTAAGATAGTTTTATTTTTAGCAGAAATTTCTACTCCAGAAGCAACCATTGCTTCATCAGCACCTTGAACTGCTTTAATTAAATTATCATAAGACCAATCTATTTTAATTGGTAAACCTTCACCATAACGGCTACCTGCTTCAATTTCTACTTTTGTATTTTCTCCATAAGTTCCACCACGGAAATATGCTACTGATTTGTTTCCACCATTTCCATCGCTTTCTTCATTGATAAATGCCATAACATCAACTAAACCAGTGATGATTTCTTTTGGTCTTTTATCTAATGTTGGAGTAATACCACTATGAGTTACACCTAATACATCGGTATAATCTTTTTTCTCTGCGTGAGAAATGAAGATTAAAGTATAACCCATTTGTCCTAATCCGTTGATTACATCTTGGAATTCATCTCTTACTTTTCTATACCCTTTACCAAAGGCCATATCAGTTAAGTCTTCAACATCTGCTTGAACTTTAACGAATTTTTCAGTTAAGCCCCACATGATATCTACTGTATCTAAAATGATTGTATTATACATTTCCCTAACTTCTGGTTTCTTTAATTGTTTAACATAATTTTTTAAATCTAACCATGAAGAGATAGGAACTGCATGTATTCCGTCAATTAAATTATATCCACTTTCAAATGCTAAAAGTAGGGGTTTATCAAATTGGCAGGCTACTGTTGTTTTACCAACTTTAGCTCCACCATAAAACATAAACATTTTACCTTGAACTCCCGCTTTTACTTTATGTGGTTCTACTTTTAATAAATCTAATGCCATTTAAGTTTCCTCCTAGAATAATAAGTCTGCGCCGCTCACTTTGCTTGTTGTTGCTGTAGCTTGAGCTCTTGCATTATATTTTTCAGTTATATTATTATTTTGTTGTGCGACTGCTGTTTGTAAATCTTTTAATTTATATCCAGCTTCTTCGCCATCTTTAGCCTCTTTACCTGCTGTAACTCTTAATAATCTTGTTGTATTAGTATAAGTTGTTTTAATTGGTTCTCCAAATCCAGTATCTTCTTGAACTACTCTTTCTTTTTGTTCATAGAAAATTTCTCCGTATAGAGTAACTAAATTACCAACTTCGTAATTTGCGTTGATATAGTCAGCAGCTTTTTTGTCATCTATTCTTAAAGTGATTTCATTAACTCTTCCGCCAAATCCTACATTTAATAATTTAATATCATAATCTCCAGTAGTTTCGCCTTCTTTATCGACAACTTCTTTAATTGAAGATACAATACCTTGGATTTGGAATTGGTTAATAGGGGCAGCATCTGATGCTACTGTTCTTACAAAAGTCCCATTAACTCTCCAAGTGTTAACTACTCTATTATCTCTTTCAGAATAGAAGTTATTATTTTCAATTCTTGCTTTACTTATCACAATTTTTGGAGCTTTTTGTACACCAACTGTTCTTGCTGATGGATAATCTACATATGCAGATAATCTTTCAAACATTGGATTTTTTTCTCCACTATTTTTTAATTCATAAGTAAATACTGAAACAGGAACTGTGCAATCGTTTTCTGTCATAATTTCAAGTTCTCCTGATAAATATCTACGATTGTTTTTATCAGTTCTAATAGCGACAGTGTTATTTAATAATGTTCCTTGTATTGTCGCTTCATTAACCATTTCTTTTAATGTATTCTTTTCAGCCATAATTTTTCCTCCTTAAAACTAATTACATTATAATACTACTCTTCGTTCTTGTCAACTATTTCTTCTAAAGTTTGTTCTTCGCCATCAATTTCAACTCTAGCTGTTACTGATTTAGCAAAAGCATCTAAGTCAACAAATCCTAGTCTTCCTTCTTGGTAGAATAAAGCCCAGTTCATTTTTACTAGTTCGGGATATTTTGCTAAAACATTGTCTACATCTGTAACAAAGTTTCTGACACCTTCTGATGCCCAGGCACCTTGTTGCGCATCTGCTATCGCATTAGTATCAACTTCTATTGGTACTTCTACTTCAAATGTCTTTTGTTCTTCCATATTATTTTCCTCCTTAATAAACTATGATACGATTATATCATACTTATTTAGTTTTGTAAATAGTTTTGTTAAATTATTTTTTTAATTTTTTTAAAAACTTAAATCGGCTAAATTTGCTTATTTTTAACTAGTATATTTCGTTAAAAATATTTTATAAATATAAATATATTAAAAATAGATATTTATCGTTATACGGTGGCTTATTTTGTTTTTTAACCAAAAACCGCTTAACGAAAAAAAGAGGATGTCATTACTGACACCCTATTAAATTAAAACAAAAGAATGGAGCGATGGGGGTATTTATTACCCCATCAAACTAATAGCCTCCTTTTTGTCCTTTATTTATACTTTTGAAGTCAGTATTTGCGTAATTTCCAATGATTATTTTCGCTCCAAAAGTTTTAATGTGTGGGGGGAGGAAAACCTCCCCTTGTTATGACTATTAGTTACCTTTAATCATTTTTGCACAAGTGATGTTTTCACCATTTCTTGGTACATAGTTAGCATCTCTTGTAACTCCACCAACTTGGATTTGATATCCGTTAATGCTTTCTCCGTTGAAAGCAGCAGCGAATAATTCTGCAACTGTTTCAGTTCCGTGACTGATAACTGGGTTAGCTCCTCCTGGTACTTTTGTAATTATTACTGAATAAATGTTTTCCATAAATTTTTTCCTCAACTTTCTATCAATTATATTTCTTTTTTAATTGACAATATAATTATATCATTTTATATTGCCTTTTGTGAAGTATTTCTAAGTTTCTGTTAGATTAAAACAAATCGTCTTGGCTAACAGCTGGAACTACATTTTCTACAACTTCACTAGTTCCAAAACTTTCTTCATACTTATTATAAGTATTATCAAAGATAGTTTTGAAATTATAAGTTCCAACACGCTCCATAACTAAGTTGATAAATTGAACAACCATCAATGAAGCAGTTTGTAAAACTACTGGTAATACAGTTATAGATGTACCACATGCTGATACTTCTGCTTCTGCATCATCATAGAAGTCTTGTTCATATTTACTAAAATCTTTTTCACTCATATCAAGTGAATAAACTCTAGCTTGGTCTGAGCCTAATCTACTCTCCCAACAATGAACTATCTCTTTATTCTTTTTAATTGCTTCCCATAATTCTTTACGAACTTTCATACTGTCTACTAACATAAACACATAACCTGACATTTTGTCAATACCTTTGTGTTCATCATCTTCAACTGCTGCTACTGGGACATTATATTTATTTATGACAATATTAGGGTTTATTAGTTTTAGTTTTTCTTCAAGTGCATCTACTTTAAGTTTACCTAAATCACCATTATCATAATATTGATTAGGAATATTATGAGCCTCAACATCATCAAAATCATAAATATTTAATACTGGACAACCCATTCTTGCTAACATCATAGCAACGAATGAACCAGTTGCTCCTACTCCTATAATATGAATTGGATATTTCACATTATCAGGAGAGAAGATTTCTATATGTCTTGATAAGTCCATATATTATTCTCCTTCCCTTGTAATAATATTTCTTTTCTTTATTTATTACATTATTATTATAATATAAATAATAACATAATTTCAACTATTTATGATAAACAGAACTACTATTTTGCAAATGCTTGCCAATAATTAGGGTCGTTTAATACTTCATCTAAATTTCCTACGACTTTTACTTCTACATCTGTTAATAAGGGAAGGTCGTACTTTTTTAGTCCTTTTCCTCTGTTTGAGTAGACAGTTCTTCCACTATATCCACCACTGTAAGAAGATTTTGCTGGTAAACTAGATGTAGTTTTCTTTTCAGTTACTTTTTCCTTAATTTCGTCTTCTATTGCTTTCTTTAATTCGTTTGCTTTAGGATTATAAGTTACTAAATCACTTTGGTCCATATGAACTTGGATACCATTAGCATAGTCATAAATATCAATATGATATTCTCTTTTCTTATTAGTTATAAGTCTAATAAACCAAGGGTTACCATCTTTAAAATATTCCATTTGACTATTATCTTGTCCTGAAGGACTAACACCCATATTAACATGAGAGTGTCCCCATAATTTAATCTTTAATTGATTTTCTGGAGCTGTTTTAGCCCAGAATTCTAATAATCCCTCTGGTGTAATTTCAGTTGTTGTCGCATGAACTTCTTGTTTTAATAAAGCAACATCTTCTATTAAGAAACCATTATCTCCTAAATCTCTTACAAAACCTAACCATCCTATTTCGCCTTCAGACAAGTCGCAATAAATTTCCATTTTTTGTCTTGCTTCTGGCAAAATATATAGGTCATATTTGTGGTTTAAAAATATTACTGTCTTTGCCATATTATCTACTTCCTTTCATTATTGTTTTAAATAGTTCTGGTTCTCTTTTCTCTAACACAGCTAAGAACGCATCTTTTCCTGTGCTTTGGGTTGCTTGTCCCCCGCCTTTTAGATTATTTGGATATCTTACATCATGGAAGTTAATTCCATGTTGTTTCTTCCAATTTAAGAACTCTTGTATTGTCATATTTTTTACTTGTTCTTTTACATCACTTGGCCATGTAGTTTGTTCTAATAATAAGTTTCTTAATATATCTAATCCAGCACAATAAATTAAATTATCTTCATCATCATATATTGGATACCACCAAACTTTAACTCCGGCTATATCTCTCATATTCGCTGTTGTGATATATTGTCTTAGTGCTAAGAAATAATATTCAAGACCATATTCTCCTGCATGAGCCATTACATCATTAAACTCTCCACCACATAAATGTCCTTTTCCAAAATGTAAATATCCTACATTAGACCAGTTATTTACTTCAAACATATCATCAAAGTCATGGACTTTAGTATCTATGAATTCAGGTCTAAAATCAGGGTTAACTCTAATTTTAGTTGCTGGCATTTTAAAGTGGCATCCTTGATATAAATATTTTGCAGTGTTGTATAAATAAGGGTTGTTTTCAAACTCTTTCTCTGTATAAACTTTTCCCAAGATTTCTGAAGGATTGATATATAAAGGATATATCTCTAACATCAATTGGTTACCTAATAATGAAGCCTTTTCAATTAAGTGAAGAGGTTCTAATTCTTTTAATGTAACCTTTCTACCTTCTGCCTTAGTTTGTTTTTTCATAGCTCTTATACTATCTTCCACTGTTTTTATCTCACTTGGAATATTTTTATAACGAGTTGCCATTTCTTTATATTCGTCTAGTTCTCCTAAATGAGAAAGAATACTTGTTTTATCTAATTTCCAAGCATCCACAATACTCCAAGCCATTTTATATTCTCGACTTGCTAAATCTTCTTTAGTTATTTTTATGAACTTTAATTTAACATTAGGTAATAGATTTAACAATATTCTAATATATTCAGGGTTTATCTCTTTATAAAAGATTACTTCAACAGCAGTAAGTTTAGCTTCTCTTATGGCTTGAGCATAATCTCTAAAATAATCTTCTGCGCATCCCATTCTCATATTAGGATTTGCTTGATGTCTTGGGTCAAATCCAAGGAGAGTTTTACCGTGATTATTATATCTACTCATTACATAACAAATGAATGATTGAGATAAACCATCTTTATTAGTTGTTATTAAATAATTATCCCCTATTTTTAACTTTATCATGGATTAGCTCCCCTTTCATTTTATTATAATTAAACTCAAGGGTATTAGATGTAGGATTATAATATTTTATCAAAGGATAACTTCCTTTAATAATTGCTTCATTACTATTTACATACATTAAATCTACCATTGCTTGAGTTTTATTTATTTCTTTAATTTTTTTATTGTTTACATTATTTATTTTAATATTTTTTGCTAGTATATGTAAACTCTTATAATAGTTTTCTTTTGTTTTTTTATCTAAAATTATCTTAGGAACTGGAGTTACTCTTGAAAAATCATAACTTCCCATATAATCTTCTAATGCTTTATATTCTCTTAATAAGTTTAACTTCATCATACGATATGCTCTTAATACATTATCGTCATTATGTTTTTTAGTTTTAACACAAGAAGTAAACCATGCTGTTAAAATATCTTCTTCATCTCTAGCTGCTGGAATATCTATTAACGCATCTACATAATTTGAGAAGTTATCTCGTCCTCTAGTTTTAATTAAGGCATCTATAGCTTCAATTACTTGAGCAGCTTTTTCTCCGAAAGGAACAATACCTTCAAAAGCAGGATTATAACTTTCTCCACTTCTAAAATCAAATCTTATACTAAAATGTTGTGCTTTACGATGACTCCATACTCTACCACTAATTTCTCCAACATCTGTTCCATTCATACACATATTTTGTCTATCAAAAGTATAATCTTTTGGATTAAGGAAACGAATAATTACTTTTTGTCTATTTGCTCCATTATCTAAAAATGGTGCGTATTCTAATCCGTGATATTGCATTAGAACAACTATTTGTATTCTTTCGTCCCATTCACCAATTTTATCTTTAAAACTGTCAAACGCTCTAGCTCCATCATAATATACTAATTTATTTCCTATCTTAGCAGCTCTATATTTAGAACCGTAAGGTTTATATACATATTTATTTGTATTACTTAATCTTGTTCTTCTATTCTTTAATTCATATCTACCATAATATATAGGGCCTGGTGTTCCCCCTAATAATGATAATGATAAAGCTCCTGGTTCATGAGTGTTAATACTGTCTAGTACATCATCATATATCTTATAAATGACTTTAACAATACTGTTGTGAGTATATTCTTTCTTATAATTTCCAATTAACTTAATAGCTGGACCATAAACTATTTTATCTAATACTTTTAATTGGTCTCTAACTTGACCCATATATGCGGCGTCATCAGCTATTTGTTCTGGTATATTTGTTAATATAGTAGCAGCAGTTATTCTTAATAGTCTATCATAACTCATAAACTCTATTGTCATATCTTGGATATTTCTAGAAGCAACAAATTGAATTCTTCCATTTCCTTTATAATAACCAGACATTGTTAACATCCTTGCTTCTCTATCCAAATCGCTACTTGTGAATAAATTAGATAAAGAACTACCGAAACTTCTAAAATTAAAGTAATCGTATATAACAGTTGTTATTATATAATCATTTTCAACTTCTTGTTCTTTTACATACACTGGAGAATTATCTATTAACCAAGATATTACTTTATATTTTGAAGTATCAGGGTTCATTTCACTTTTACGCCCTTTTAAATAAGACATAAAACGCTCAAATCCCTTTTTCTTCTTACTTAATATTCTGAATATACACATATTATCTTGGTTCATACCCTCAAACAATATATTATAAGGTATTTTTGCTGTTATAATAGTATCCTTCATTTTATTCACTCTCTCTTTCTTCTATTCGTCCTATTCTTCTTATTAAATTATAGTCAGATACGCTAACTATATCTTTTGATAAATAACTTTTTCTATTTAGTTTAGGATGACGAAATTCTTTACACCCTTTCTTACATTTTGTTGTTAATTTTTGAACTACTGTCTTGTCGTCGCCATCGAACGCTCTTATTATAGCAGGTCTCACCTTCTCCATATTACCAGGGGTAATATAGGGAAAGTGGACTAGCCATATATCTCCTATTCTAGGAGTTTTAGTAGTTCGCGTGGTCATATACGAATATCTTCTCTTCATCTATACAAATTATACCCGTATTAGGCAATACCGAAGTTTGGTCTAATGCCTTTATAATTTCGTCTTGGTTTTGCAATTCTAATTCTTGCGCACCTATAAATTCTAAATAATCTTCAATGTTATCTATCAAATATAAACTTGTAAGCCCTTTTTCATTGCTCACTACCAATCTATATAAATTTGGTTTGAATTGATACAACATAAATATTGTTGTTTTACCAAATATATCTTTTGACCATGAACCATAAACTCTATTTGAGTTTTCCATGTTCCATATAATTGTTTGAGGATTTAATTTGTCCTCTGTATCAGGAATAGATTTTAAAAGTTTTTTAGTTATTTTTTTGTTAAATCTTAAATTGGGTGTCAATTACATAACTCCTATCGTCCATTTTTTTGTGAACTTTGTTTTTACCATTTCTTTTAAATCTATATCCTTATTATCTATTGTAACTTTATCTAAATTAAATATTTTATTTAAAGTTTGCATACTTTTTAATTCTTCTTTATTTTTAATAATAGTTGTTATAGTTCCTTCTTTACCTTCTCCAATTGGTTCTTCAAATTCTAACTTTTCAGCTTCTGCCAAATTTAAGATTTGACTTTTTTCAAATGGAGTTAGCATTTTTTCTACTAATTCAATACTAGCATCATCTTCATCTTCTTCTTGACACATTCTCGCTAAAGTTGTTTTTAATCCTTTACCACCCTTGAAGATTAAAAATGAACTAAATTCTTCTCTAAATGCCATTATAGGTAAATTTGCTAATTGCTTTTTAGTTATTGGTGTTGCTGAGTGGTCTTCTAATTGCATAATATAATAATGTATTGCAATTTTTTTGCAGAACACTATACGAAGTTCTGGACACTCTTTTTTTAATCTCTCTAAGAAGTTCTTTTGAGACCCACCGTGAACTAAAACAACATAACTTATAAATGCGGGTGCTTTATCCATATTTATTCCCTTCTTTCTTATTTATATATAAATTATAATATATTTTACTTGGTCTTTTCAAGTTTTTCAAAACTTAAAATTCCGATATGATACTCAAAATCGGTTAGGCCTTCCATGATATCGTATTCTTCTATTGAACCAGTTTCATCATCTAAAATATCTACACACGATTCTCCATCAAATAAGAATGTAGAGCTATCTGTTAGCTTTAAAGAATAATATGCACCTGATTTGTAGTTATAATACCATACTCTGAAATCCAGCTTATCTTCTAGTCCTTGTATCATTAAAGCGTGATATCTTTCTTCTATACTCATCATATCATAAAAGAAATAATCTTTTGTAGTTTTGTCATATAAATCTAATAGACTAGACTTAAAATCTTGCTTATCTTTGATAAATATATAGGTACTCTTGCTTTGATGTAGGGCTATGAAATCAAATTGTCTAAGGACAAACCTGAATAATTCGGCAGGTCCTCTTTCGTCAAGGACTAGTAACTCTACAAAGTAATAATCTTTTTGTTTATAAGTCGCCACTATTTCAGCAATATCTTTCCATCGTTCTACTTCTGCTTTTAATGGCAATATATCATCTGCTTTAATAAATAAAACAAAAGAGCTAAACATTATAGTATTCCTTTCTTGTGATACCACTTGTCAAGATACCAATAATCTTCATCGTCCATATAATCTCCCCAATAGTCGTCTTCTTTTTCCATATCTCTACGATACAAATCCATTGCTTCTTCATAATCTGGGTCGTCTTCTAAATCATATTCTTCTTCTTTATCATAATCTAAGATTATAATAAATAGTCCGCAGTCTGGAACTATATTCGCCCACCAGCCTTGGATTTCTGCAGGGGCACCGTCTTTTGGAACAAATCTAAACCAAGTTACATTATCACCGAATAATTCTTTGACATTCCCTATAATAGGTCTATAAACTCTTTCTTTATCTTTTTGAGTGCTTGTAGATATTTCTAGTTCTTTAATAAGAGGCTTTTGTCCTGTCATTAAATCAAACTGCATAGTTAATATATGAATTTTTTCTCCCTCGGTCAACATATCTCCTATTAAAGTCCAAGCGCTACCGTCCCAGCTATAATAGTCTGATAGTTTTTCTATACTAGCTTCGTCTGTAAAAAATCCACTGGTGTATTCTTCGTGAGCCATAAGGGCATCTGTTAAATCAAATACATCTTCAACAGTATATTGTCCGTTTTCTACTTTGGGAGTAATTTTTAAACAAACCAAATCATCTCCGTACCAAATGTCTGATTGACCTAAGATTGTAAAATCAGGTACATCTTGTTCCCAAGTGTCTACTAATTTCTTATTAACTATAACCGTATATCTTTCAGGATACTTGTTTTCCATAATCATATCCCCTTTCTTTATTTATCATAATTATTATATAATATTCTGCTTCATAAATTCAAGATTTTTAAAGCAAAAAAGGTGCCTATTTTATAGACACCTTAATTTTCCCAACTGATGATTGAGAACCACTTACAAACAAATCTATTATATTATTCTTCATACAGGCTCCACAACTATCCCAAATTGTTCCGGGGTAGTCTACGCCATTGATAGTTACCGTTACGTTCTCTCCATATTTAAAATATCTCTTACCCTCTATTCGAGAGTATCCATATTTTAATAAATAAGTTGTAGCTCCTGCAAGAACTAGTCTGCCATTATAAGTGTACCAGCCTTTGTCATTTACTTGAAAATCTTTTACACATTTACCAGACCCGGTACATGTACTACTTTCATAACCATCTCCGGTCCAATAGGCTGTTAAATAATATTGGGCTTGTTTAGTTGCTAATTTTTTTTTAACTTAGCAACTTCTTCTTCTAGTTCTTTAACTCTTGTTTGTAAATTTTCCTTTTCGGCATCTAATACCATGATTGATTCTTCATGGATAACTTCTTCTTCTCCTCTTTTCATTTCACACATTTCGTTTTGGTATTGTAGGTCTTCTATTTTTTGATTTAGTTTACCAACTTTTGTGTCCATTCTAGTTATTTGGAATAAGAAGAGTCCAGCAAATACATATCCTAATAATATTAGAATAATTTTACTTACCTTTTTTATCATTCCTGATTATCTCCTTTATTTTTTCTATTCTATTATTTAGGTCATCAGCTTTTTCAGCTTCCAGGTCCTTAGAGATATATTTAGTCAAGTCTTTGTAGTTTTTATGATAACATCTTTCTGCGACATTATCAATTTCTCCAAATTCAGGTTTCTTATCTAATAAACCATATTCTACGATTTTATCATAGAACAATTTTATTTCATATAATAAGTTCATATTACACCTCTTTTATTTTTTTATTATTTCTTTTATAAAAATAACCTTTTTAAGCCTGTTTAAATACCGATTTCCGTTTCAAAATATTTAAAATAATATAAATATATTAAAAAACCTTTTTATCGTTATAAACGGGCTTAAAAAGCGTAAAAAGAAAAAGAGGGGTTATTGCTATAATAACCCCATACCCATGAAAAAGAAATAAAATAAACAACCAAGGAAATTATTCCTTGGAATAAGGGTTCTATAAGGAAAGGTTAAGTAATAGAGCCCTTATTTCAGGGAATAAAATTCCCATAATTTACTATTCAGTAACTGCTGATTTATTATCTTTTCCTTTTACTGGAGCAAAAGGGTTAGTTCCGTTATTGAACATAGACATCATAGCTAATGTAGATAAAGTATTATCTCCTTTACCGTCCTTTAATAACATAGCAAGTGCCATTGGATTTGAACCTAGGTCACCTTTTGATAAAGAACTAAATAACATTAGTTGACTTAAATCACTATTCTTTCCTTCCATTAAAGCCATTAGCATCATTGGGTTACTAAATAAGTCTTTAGTTGCGGCGAAATTATCACCAAACATTGAGAATACTTTAGTAAAGTATTTGATACCAAACATTGTTGATTTTGGAATTAAAACTGTTTGAGTGCAGTCTTCATAAGATACAGCTTTGATACCATCTCTAGTATCAACTACATAATATGCTTTATCTTCGTGTAAAATTGTATCTCCTGCAGCAACTTCAACAGCTGGTAATAAGAATAGAGCATCTTTGATGTCAAATAATAAATCATTTACATCTACGAATTCGTTGTTATCTTTGTTGTAAACGATATATTTTCCACTTGATGGTTGATATACTGCAATACCATTCATAGATAGTTTAAAGCGTTCGTTTCTTAATTTTCCGAAACTTCCATTAAATATGTTTTCCATAACACTTTTTTCCTCACTTTCATAATCTTTAGTTTCTTCTTCACACTTATTGCCTATTACATCTTCTAATAAACTTTTTAAAAGTTCTTCAAAGCCTTCATTGTCATTGTTAGTAGTAGGGCCATCATAACGGACAGTTTTCATATAATCTTTAAGTTCTATAACTCCAAGATATACAACAACTACATTATCTTGATGTCCAACTACGACACCATGGTCAAATCCGAAATCTTTTAGTTGATGTGAATTAAGCATTACATAAGTATCAGTAGAATGTGGAGCGATACCAGCATTAACTAAAGATTGTAGATAATATCCGATAGTATCTATATCACATAAGTAATTAGATATTTCTCCGACATACGCTCTCTTATTATCTCTTACAACAACAGCTATGCTGTCATCATCAAATTCAATAAGTTCATCTTTAAATACTGGAACATATCCTTCGTCCATATTAACGATACAGAAAGCATCTCTTAGTCTTTCATTTGACATAATATTTAACTCTCCTTCCATTCTATATTTATATAAATATAAAAAAGAACTTTTCTTTTTCATATTACGATATAATTATAATATAAAAAAGAAGCTCATGAGAACAATTTTGTTAATTTTGTTCCCTGAAAAATGAGAATATTCGGAGGGATTCTTGCATACCCCCAAGTCTCTTTCAAGTTAACCACGCATTCAGTCACAAGATAGGGACCAATACCCTATAAGCTCGGCATGAACTGGAGTAATGTACTAAATCTTTTTCGCCAAAGATTTGTTAATCCATAATTCCTTTAAAACGGCTTTCTTATATGCCCACGAGCACGACTGTTATACACGCTTTAACACGCTTCAACCGTTATCCTTCACTTTCTTTCGTATTCCCGGCTTGGTAATACTAAGACATGGACCAGTCGCCCGTTGACTTTCCCTACACTCATTATGCTTTCGCCTGCTCACTTCGGTTCAACGACCTTTTGACCTTTTTTCATAGGTTATGACCACAGCATCCTACAGCGTTCACCGTTATTAGATTACAACTTAAGTTGGATATACATCTTCCAGCGTATATCAATAACATAATGAATAGGTATAAAGCTACTATACGATTCCACTCTGGCCGGAGTTTCATCATAGTGTATAGGAGGGGTTGATTACCCTCAACATATAAGGTTCTTCCTTACATTGTCATAATACGGATTTATGCCTGCTACTCACCGCTTCCTTATTTCAACCGCACGAGGAATTGCCTCAGTTTGTTTGCGACGCCAACTCGCACATAACATTCTCCTCCGGAATCGGTGATACCTTACGCTTGTTAACTCGACAACAACTCTCCCTTGCCCTTCCGGGCTCGTGACGTAGCTTTTGGCATCGTGTGAGAGCCTACTCTTAGGACGAAACCTATCCTTGTTCGAGTAACAAATATTCTCATTTTTCAAAGAACAAATTACTTTATTTAATTTTCATAAATAAATTATATCATATTTTTCACCAAAATTCAAGTTTTTGTGAAAATAATTTTAAATGGAGCCATGGGTTGGATTTGAACCAACGCATGCTGGTGTTGCAGACCAGTCCCTTAACCCCTTGGGTACCATGGCATATTTAGGAGCTATGCTTGCTCCCTGAAATATTCTAATACTTTTTCTAATTCTATTGGTGTGTAGTTGATTTGTTCTACACATACGCAGAAATGTTTTTTATCATTGATGTTCATATCATGGACATGACCGCATACATTATTGTAGTCAGTATCATATACGGGCGCATGTGATAATAGTAATTCGGAATTTCCGAATTTGAACACCGTAGGCTTTTTATATACTTCTTCAAAGCCAGCATCTATAAATGCTGTTTTAGTTACTCTATCATGGTTACCCATAATAAGTATTTTATGACCATTTAATTGTTTCCCTAGTTCAATTACAGTTTGTCTATTACCTAGACAAAAATCTCCTAGGAAATAAACCGTATCGTCATCTTTAACCACGGAATTCCATTGTTTAATAAGATACTTATTCATTTCTTCTGTGTCTGCAAAAGGTCTGTTACAATATTTTATCACATTGGTATGGTTAAAATGAGTATCACTAATTAAATATTGCATCGTCAATTACCCCTTTTGGTAAGTTTTCTTTGTCTTTGCAAGTACCGGCCATATAAAAATCTATATAAGTATATATATCTTCGCCTTTTATAATATTTCTAGCTGCTGCCATAAGACCTCCCCAAGTTCTCATTGATACAAATATATATCCATCATCGAATACTGGAATACAATTATGTTTCTCTGATTGGTGAGTATCGCCACAGATTATATAATTGTTATTAACCAATTCAGTTATAATGGCGTTCTCATGTTCAGCATCGTAAGGGGCTTCGTGATATACCAGCTTATCTTTAAGAGCAGGTATCTCTGCTAATGATGTAAACATCTCGTCTATATCTTTATAAGAAAACCAACCAATAAATTTAGGTTTTTTCTTTCTCATAATTATTTCCCCTTTCTAAATATTACAATATAATTATATAATATAATACTACATTTTGTCAATTATTTCAGCGTACTCTGCTTGTAATTCTTTTAATTTAGCTCCAGCATTATATTGTTGTTGTTGTAATTCAACACAATATTCTTGCCAGAATTTAGAAAGGTCTAAAGCACAATCTAAATCTTGACCTAAAAGTTTACCTAATTTTGTGTAATATTTAATCCAGGCCCTGGTATTAGCTAATTTGATACCAAGGTCTTTATCATATTCGTCATCTGCATGACACTTAGATATTCCTTTTACACTAAAATTAAAGGCTTCGTTAGTTAGAATTACAATGTTTAATTTTTGTTCATCATTACTGATTACTTGTTTTTTCATATTAGCCTCCTAAAAGTTCTAGGGGTCCTGGGCCGCCCGTTCCAGGATACAACACATCGGCTAAATGGGGAGAAGAAATTATCCGTCTGCCCCAATGGATTTCTCCAGCCTACCCTTAAGCATTACTGCCGGTAACTGAAGCGGATTTTCAGTTTTACCCCTGAATAAGTTCTTGATAACGCTTTTCTACTGCATCATTATCAAAATGACCTTCTTCATCCATACATTGAGATATGGCTTTTAATTTTAATTGCCAATCTGCTAGCTTTACAGGTCCTGAAGGTTTTGTTGTATAAACAACAACATCTTCTTTACTTTCTTCCTTTTTCTTATCATAAAACTTTTTCTTAAAAGGTTTTTTATTGTTTCTTTCCATAGCTTGACCTCCTGATTATATTCTTTCTCCACCGTCTATATCTGTTTCTGCTAACCCTGCGGTAAACCATTGTGGTTCAGGATAATTTACATAGTTTGCCATATTTATTGTATATACACCAGGATTCCATTCAGCAGTAGTTGTTATAATACCATCTGCACGAACACCTTCAACGGTTGTTACGAATCCTGTCGCGTCATCTCTACTTATTTTTATTGTTGATATATTATCGGTTGGCTGTTCGGGAGTAGGTTCTCCTTCATCTGGTGTTGTAATAGTATCTTCAAATACTAATACATTTACTTTATGTGTTAAATTAGTGCACCCATCTATAGCAATCTTTCGAGCATTAGGTAAATATGTAGCACTAAACTCGTCTTCATTACCATAATTTCTAACAGTAATATTAGTACGACCAGTGCTAACCATTGTGGTAGCAGAATTTAGTTTATAAACTTTATTCTCTCCTTCTCTTCTCGCTTGCTCTGCAACTTGGTCTGCATGATAATGACCAAATATTATTAGTTTATCACAAGACGGAACTCTTTTATGAGCATCTGCTATATCCCATAAAGCATAATGCTCATCTGTCTGTCTCCAATCAAATAATTCGGGATTTAGACCAGCGTGCACAAATACAGTATGGTCAGTCTCGAACCAAAGGGGCATATCTTTGATAAACTTTTTCAAGCCAGGATATTCCCTTTGTATATATGAATGACAATCATCTAGGATAGATATAGAAGCACCTAAGTTCTCCATATCTAAGCAACCGAAACTATTTATAGTTGCTCCTAAACCATTATGTAATATATTAAATAAGACAAATTCTCCGTCCATGCCTTTTTCAAGATATTCTTGAAACATTAAGTCATGGTTGCCTTTTACGAATTTACTTCTTTGTGAAGGAAGGTCTCTAAAAAATCTATATATATCTCTGCTTCTAGGGCCTCTATCAAACGAGTCTCCTATAGCAACAAAAAAATGTTCTTCATTGTCAGGGCTGTATCCAGCTTCTTGTAGTGTTCTCATTAAAGCATCATACTCTCCGTGAATATCACTTACAACAAAAAACTTATATTTTTTCTTCATAAAATTCACCTTCTTTATTTTGCTGGGAAATAAAATGGTTAAGGTCTAGGCTATGTTTTATCGTAATCCCAGCCTGATAAAATCAGATTAAAAGCTTTCCATTTAAACAGAACAGCGTGATTTATCTGTACCCAGACCTTAATAAAGTGTCCCTATGGGTTCCGCCCCCATTCAACTCTAAAACTGCTCAGGACATATGGTGGAGATGACGAGAATCGAACTCGTGTCCAAAAACCAATCTACTAGTCATTACTTTCTTACAAGTTTAGTTAATTTCGTTCTATCTACTTACCCTACATAATTAACAAATCTTGGGGGTAGCCTGAAACATTAAAGTAAGTCAATATAATAACCGAATCAGGTAGTTATTATATTGGTGAGCCTTGATAAGTTAATACATTCATATTTTTGTCTGCCCACTTCCTGACTACTCATATGAAAGTCGCTACCGCTCTAGACTAGGCTAAAGCTACTGCATTAGCAGTGAATAGAGATTTAACTCTGTTAGCGATTTTAGAAAAAATGTTTCCGTTTATTTTTTGGTTGCTATTTGACGCATAACTACGACTTGTTTCGTGAGTGTTCATCAGTTCCTGTCGAAACCAAAACATCCCCATAAAAATTTGGTAGCAATTACTGGAGTCGAACCAGTGACCTGCGGGGTATGAATCCGCTGCTCTAGCCATCTGAGCTAAATTGCTATAATTAAAGGCGGCCGCGAAGCCGCCCCATTTATTTTAGTAATCATTTAGAACAGGATGGAGTCGAACCATCATCTTAATGTTTTTCCTATTAAACTACTAAACATATAAAGTTTACCGATATCATCCTCGATGATATTTTAACCTAACAAAAAACCGGGCGATATACCTATACATGCTGTCTGTCTCCTCATACCGTCAGGCCGACCATGAGACTAACATACTTCTAAATGTGTGATATTTTTTATAGATGTTTCTTTCACCTGTTGGTTTATTCTAATTAAATAAACTTATTTTATTGCATAAGAACTTAAGCCCTATACAGCCGACAAATCTTCGCCGTTCGTTTTGGTTTATTTTTTTTATGGTCAAACCGCTAACCTTGTAATAGAAGTTGATTAGGCTTCATCCAAGATAATCCTTAAAACCTAAATGTTTTATAAATATATTCTTTATTATTACCTCAATGACCACTTAAGTATCATCGGCGCCTCCGCAGAGTCCTCCTCTCAGTATCTTCATTTTGATAACTTTTATTATAATATACTCTTTTGTCATTTATAAAACGGTACATAAGCATTTCCTCAAATATATCGTCTTTTTCAATTTACAATAAAATTATAATATATTTTATAACCTTATTTCAAGTTTTATTTTATAAAATAACCTCTCAAATTGTGTCTTTGTCCGTTTATCTTCATTGATGTAGGTTCAGTCTTTGACACAATTCCTTGGCGACACATAGATGCTATTAAAGTATTGATACTTTTTAAACTTAATTCCATAATTATATCTACGAAATCTTGCTCAGGGATATCCTTTAATAACTCGTGTTCTTGTAATTCTTCATTTTCTTCTATATAATCTTGAACTGCATATGAAGTAACCTTAGTTTCTTCACTTTTTGCACCTAAGGAATCAAGTGCCGCATAAACTATTTTTGCTTTCATTGATAAATCTTCCATACGGGGCACTCTCCTTTCTAAAAAGTTTTAGAAGCAATCTCAAAACGACCAACTTCTTTTCCTTCTTTAAAAAACTTTTTGCTTTTTGTATCACATACTAATTTCTTTTCAGTAGCGAATTGTTTAACTAAATCAACTAATTCTTGTTTCTTAGTTCCAACTTCGCAAGAAATGCTATATTTCATTTCATCAAAATCTAATGTGATGTCAGCATAATATTTCTTATTCATAAACACACGACCTTTCCATTTATGTATTTTTTCTTTTTTCTATAATAATTATATTAAATTTTCGTGCCAATTTTCAAGTATTTTAAATTAAATTTTTGTTAATTAAGTCGTAATAAAAATCATATACTTGCTTAAACATCTTATCTGCTTCTTCTTGAGCCACAGCTCTAACCATTTTATCTAAAACTTTTTCTGCTTTTCTAAGTTTTCTTCTGTTCCAAAATGTATTTGGAAGTTTTTTTAGGTCGTTAATTTCTCTCATTTGGCTCATAAAACTTTTAATATTCATAAGTTTCCTCCTTAATATGCTCTTAAACACCATTTAAAGCGTTTCTGACGCACGAAAATATATTTCTAGTATAATTTATCATTCTAAGACAAAAGTGTCTTAAAACGCCTTTAAACAAAGAAATGAGAGGTGTATGTTTTAAGGTAACTGTGAGTATAGAACTGAGTCTATATCTTCGCCAGACATACACCTGCGTCTCCAGGCATCTAGATTGCCCCAAGTCCGCTTCGACTCTCCCACCTACTGACCCAACCCATCCCGGGCCTCTGAAGAATGTCCTTATTTGGTTAAGACTACAGGTTTTATAGTAAAAGCCTTAAGTCAGTTACTACCAGGCATCACTTAAGTAACACTCAAATCTACTCATATATGCTTTCAACCAAGTTTCAGAACTCGCAAGCCCTTTCAGTCCCTGCCTTCCACATATACAATATCAATGAGTGGATTTCATATATAGCACTGTTACTGCATCCGCCAAGCGCTGGCATTCTTCCCAAATAATTTTACAATTATTTCAAATTGATAAATCAATTATATCAAATAATTTTCCAAAATACAACTCTATTTAATAATTTTTATCTTGTTCTGTTCTTGTAATGGCAAATATCTAATGTGCATTTGCCTTTACCTGTATTATAATTACAGTTTTTATTTGGACATTTTCTCTTGCGTTTAAATATCTTCTTAAAAAACTCTTTCATATTATACCTCTCTTTTGAATATTACATATAAATTATATAATGAATAATGACCTCCTGTGAAGTCTAAATTTATTTTCCAGCTCCTGGATGGGTTTCTTCTTTTTATAAGGGTGCTTTTCTTTCTAATCTCTTTCTTTTCTTCATTATTTTTTCTTCTTGACATATATGTAATAAACAATATATTATATATATAACATAAATATTATATATACAAAT